ATGAAACGACACATTAGACAAAACGAAGGGCGTCCTAGCCCATTGGTTGCGAGTAACTAGCAACCTGCCCATGTCCCCTAACAAAGGAGAAGCAAATGCGAAACCCTTTATTTCGCCATGCCGAAACCACAGTGTTTGGTGTGATAGCAGCAGTGCTAGCAGGAGCAGTCGTGTGGAGCGCGGCAGCAAGTGCAGAAACTAATCGAGTAGATGCAGTAGAAGCAGCAGCCCCCGTTGTTGTTGTTAATGAAGAAGTGCGGCTATTCAAAGTAGTTGCGGCGAAGATTGACAGAGCTGCGACAGAAGAGAAGAAGCTGCAAGAGGTAAAAAATCTGAAAGCCGAGATACAGCTTGAGCTGTTTGAGGAACGAAAAGTCCCTCTAGCTGAGATAGAACTAAAGAACTTACTGAAGTTGGTAGGTTTTGAAGGTCAATCCCTCAAGGCAGCTTGGGCTATCGTGATGACTGAATCCAATGGTCGTCCAAAAGCACATAATGGGAACGCCTCAACAGGCGATAACTCATACGGACTATTCCAAATAAACATGATTGGTTCTCTTGGAGAGGCTCGTAGAGCCAAGTATGAACTCAAGTCCAATGATGATTTGTTTGACCCAGTAACTAACGCAACCATCGCATACAAGATGAGTGCGGGTGGAACTGACTTCTCAGCGTGGAAGGTTAGAGGGTATAATCAAGGTAGTGAGAGATTTAGAACATTTCTCGCTGAATACCCATCAGATAAATAAAGGATAACCATGAGCGATGAGAAAAACCTAAACGAGGGCACTCATCACCCTGACATTTTGGACCAGGGTGGCGTCAATGTCCCACAAGGTTTCAACCCAGATGCAACCGATGGTGATGGTGATGGGTTCGTGCAAGATGGTACCGAGTGGGAGCGTCCCGTTGATGGGTTCAATCCAGATGCCAAAGATGGCGATGGAGATGGATTTGTTCAAGACGCAACCAAATGGGAACGCCCTGCGGAGCCTGTTGCTGTTGCGGTAGAGCCAGAAACTATTCCAGTAGTGATGGCAGCAGCTGTTGAAGAAGCAGCTCCAGTTGTAGAAGCAGCTCCAGCTGCACCTGCAAAGAGAAACAAGGGTAAAAAATCCAGCACATCAGCTGTGATCCCAACGGAAATCGAAGAAGGATCTGTTGTTCTTCTTTCTAAACTCGTATTTCAGTCAAACACTGAGCAGAACAGCAACTCCGTTCGTGTACTTCAGGCTCGTTTGATGGAGCATGGCTACATCACTGCTGGTGATGACAAGCCAGGCTGGGTAAGTACGGGAACTGTTGAAGCCCTAGAAGACTACAAGAAAGATAATGGAATCGAAGCAGATAGTATTTACGCCGAGGACGTCATCAAGTCCTTGTTTGTAGGCACATCAGTTCAAGTTCTTCCATAGTTTTACAAGTATCAACGCCCAGTATCTCTGAGAAAATCGGAGTGCTGGGCGTTGGTGTTTTAACGCCAACGCATGGGTACGGACTATGGAAGGGCGGTTCTCATGTCAGCATACAAAATGAGTAAGAAAACCTCTGGGATTATGAAAAGAATCCTTGCGGTGTTCTCTGCATCTGGGTTGTCTGTGATTGGTGCTGGTGCTATTGCTGGTGTCGAACTATGGCAAGCAGTCTTGATGGCAGGTATTGGTGGTGTAGCAACAGTGGTTGAAGCCCTGAGTCGCGCATACCTTACCGATGGCAAGCTCACTGAAGATGAAATTAATGACATCTTCGTTGAGGCTGAAGCAAAAACATCTAAGAAAGCAAAGTAATTCAGATGTTGGAGGGCCTGGTGATCGGAATTTTTACCCTCCCAGGCCCTCTACTCCCATAGCAAAAGAAAAACCCCGCCGAAGCGGGGTTCTCTTTTTTAGGTTCTATTCGACATTTCTTTCAATGTCGCGGGTTGCCCCACAAGTTGGACAAGCCCACTCGTAATACTCCATGTCGTGATACAACTCAATGTCTACATCTGCCTCGACATCTTCAACCTCGAACATCTTACACTCTTCGTTGTAGCAAGCCTCTGCACGGACATCACTCCACTCCCTCTGAGCCCCTGCGATTTGGTATTCGTTTCCTGTAACACCTGCTGGGTAGTAGCCTGACATTTGTTTTCCTTTCGTCGTTTGCCTCTATACGGATAACTGTAGCACCTTCCTGCACTTTTGCAAGTAGACACGCCGTTTATTACATCACATTTAGGTAACAAAAAACCCTCCCCAAGAAGGGAGGGAGGGTCTTTCGTTTGAGTTATTTAGGAGGCAACTAATAACTCACGGACTCGTTGTGCGGTGTCTGTAGCCAGAGCAAGGGTCTGACCCTCATCATCTGTGCCACCCGTTAGGACGACATCACCAACGACGAAATCTGAACCCACCCAGAAAGTCTTATCCCAGAGTTTCTGTGCGGCTTGGTTGTGCGGTAGCCCTATGAGTTTGCCCTCTTCATTGAGCCACATTGTCAAGTCTGGTGCTAGGTCTACGGCTTGCACCCACCCACCAACTGCGGTCTGTAATTCTTGAAGCCCCACTTTATCTAGGGTTTCCATTGTGCCGTCTGCCTTGAGAACTAGTGCGGTAGTCATTAGGAAGCTCTCCCCCAGATAATGTCTTGCACTTCTTCTGCGGGCATCTCCCTGTGAGCGACACACCCGTCATTGGTGCGGGACTCTTCAGTCACCTGAAAGTCAGTCACATACCGTGACCCCGAGAACAACTCTCGAACATCTTTGATACGGTCTACATGGAAGTGATACTTTGTTCCACCTGCGGTGATTGCTACACCATAAGTTTTCATCTTTGCCTCTTTCGTCATTTATGCGGTGAGCCTCTCACCACTCCTCTAATCTAGCACCTTCCTGCATAATGTCAAGCCCAACCTCAGTGAATTAGATAACAGTTTGGTAACAAGTTTTTAGCACTCTAAGCCTAGAGTGCTAATCCCAACATCACAATAACTCAGCCCCAGCCAGTAGCCCAGCCAGACTTAGCCAGGCACACATGTACCAGGTCAGACATTTGTAAGTTGTTTGTATCTGTCAGCACAACATTTGCTACTCGTCAGTAGCCACCACCTGACCCACCACCTGACCCACCACCTCCACCTGTCTAGTCATTGACCTAAGCACAAGTCTTGACCACTAGCACTAGACATTAGACATCAAGCCCACCTTGACAAGACATTGACTAGAAACTTTAGACAAGAACTAGTCATTGACTAGACACATTGACAACAAAAGAACAACCTCCAGATTTACAACCTGCACAAAAAATAAAAAACATCTTTATTTGACACCCCCCCTCCCCCCTGCAGAATAAAAACAACATGCATTGACAAGCAGCAGCACATTTTTTGATTGACAGAAAAAAGCTCGACGACATCAAAAAAAGCCCGGAACGATTTGGAGAAAGGCTCCTAGCATGCAGAGCCGTCTCACAGGCCAAAACAAAAAAACGTTAAGGTTCATAAAAACGCTGCTGCCGTACAAAGATTTAGCTCCGTACGGCTCCTCTAAAAGCCTGTACACTAAGTAAGTGGATATCCCAACCTTGCCTGCAGATGAAGTAACCTTCATCAAATCTTTGCCACGCCCACAAGCTGAGGCCCGTATGCGAGCCCTCTGGGAGGTTGGCTGGTCCCTACAATCAATCGGGTCCTCTCTCGTTCCTCAACGCCCTAAAACCACAATCCACTTCTGGGTCAAGCGAGCCACCCCTGAGGAGCAACATAGGCAGGTACCTTCACCGCCTCCACGCTCTCTGACAACCAGCGTTCCGACAAGGACTGCTCCTCGAGTTAGAACGATTTCTCCGGGCGTCCCCGAGCATCTAAAAAGCGAGATTAAGCAGTTATCTCTACAAGCAAGACTCTACCGAGCAAAAACGCCGATGGGTCATCCTGTAGCCCTTGCTAACGATCAATTAACTACAATGGTTAAAACCCTCTACACAATGGGCGTTCCTGCACAAGCATTAGCCGATGCCGCTGGAGTTTCTTACAGAGCAATGATTCGAAGGATAACAAAATGACCCGTCTTAGATTCACTCGCTACAACAACAGTGGCAGCTTGGGCAACACCTACGTCTTCGGGTTTAATATCTACAGAGATGACCGACGTTTATTTACCATTGACCTAATTATCGGCAAACGAGTCTTTGTTTTCTACCTTGAGCGGAGAGACTCGTGAACACCGTCTTTAAGAACAAGACTGGTTCCTACGCCCCCACCGAGCTGTCCATTGTTGTGTGGTCTAACCAAAAAGGCAGGGGTAGAGCCCTTGAGACTATGACTACCGACGATTCCACTATGCCAATCGTTTTCCCCACTGCCTATCTTAAGAAAAGGCGCGAGTGGGGCCTTGCCACATTTGTGTCCACACAGCAAGAGGTTTTTGACCTTCTACCTAAGAGCACCAAAAGAAGTCCTCTAATAATCCCAATGCCGATTGCCAAATCAGCCTTGGGCTGGGACAACTTCTATATCCCAACTGAATACGTAGAGGAATAATGAGAAAACAACTAGATGTCTTTCCAGCAATCGTAAAAGTCATTTCTCCGGGCTCCCTTTCCGACCTAAGCCTCGCTAACGTCAAAGGGGATATGCCACAAGGGACAAGGAAGTTGGACCGTTGTAGGGTTGTGGTGCTTGGCGACACGATTGTGATTGCCGTTGACTCTCCTGAGGGGCCTCAGCTAGTCTTCCGCGAGCGGGTTGTTGAAATGCTCAATGAGAAGGGCTTAGACAGGGTAAAAACCGAATCAGGCAAAATGCTGGCTTTTATCAAGGACAATAACTGCGGGTGTGGGTCTCGGCTTCGTAGTTGGAACCCTTTTGGAAACATCGTCTCATCTACGGAGGACCCAAGTGGAATTATTTGAGTTTGTAATACTCGCCCTTGCAACCTTTCGTATCACCAGACTAATAACGCGAGACGTTATTACCGAACCAATAAGGAGTAGAGTCTGGAAAAAGCTACCCCCAGAGTCTTCCAAGATTGGCTACCTATTCACTTGCGAGTGGTGTATGTCGATTTGGGTAGCATCACTTGTCTACGTATGCTTTATCATTACATCAGTAACTGTTATCCTTTTAGTGCCATTCGCACTATCAGCCGTAGCAGGACTGTTGACTGCGTATGAGGACAAATAGCTCATGCTCCGTAACAAAGTGAAGGGTTAACAATGGCGGTATTCAAAAAAGAAGAGCCAGTACAAGAGCCAGTTGTTTCTGAAACCAAGAAACCACGTCCTCGTCGCCGTACTCGTACTAACCGCTCTACTCAAATTATTGAGAGAACAGTAGCTCCTCAGCCTTCTGGCATTCTTTCAGTTTTCACTTCACCAAACTCACCAGCTCCGCTTTCTTACAACACTCCTCGTTCTATGACTGCAGCAGCAGTTCAAGTCAAAGTAAATGACAAAGGCGAGTTCGAACAGTTTAAGCAACGTCGTAGCGCATCCTCATCTGCATGGCAGGCCGAAGCTTGGGAGTATTACGACGCAATTGGTGAAATTAAATACGCATTTAATCTTGTTGCATCTGTTGTCTCACGTATTCGTATATACGCAGCTGCAATTGATGACCCATCACAGGCTCCAGTTTCAGTACACGAGTCTCGAGTAATTGACCAACGTCTTGCATCAGCAGCAGAGCGTGCTCTTGACCGTCTTAACTCTGCATATGGAGGCCAAGCAGGTCTTCTTAAAGATGCAGCTCTTAATCTTTCAGTTGCTGGTGAATGTTATCTAGTACAAATGCCAGCTCGTCCAGGTTCAGGAATTCCTGAATCTTGGGACGTCCGTTCCGTTGACGAAGTTGTAACAGATGCACGTGGTGGATTTAATGTTATTGGTCGCCGTGAGCAGGGTGCAGGTCAAGGTGGCGGTGCATCAATGGGAGTTAACAAACTTAATAAAGGTTCCTTTGTAGGACGTATCTGGCGTTCACATCCACGTTTCTCTGATGAAGCAGATTCTTCTCTACGCGGTCTTCTAGATCTTTGCGCAGAACTACTTCTCCTCAACAGAACATTCCGTGCAACTGCACGCTCTCGCCTCAACGCAGGAGCACTTTATCTTCCAGACGGACTTTCTGTTGCTGCACAAGCAGACCCTAACTATCCATACGATTCTGAAGACGGAATGGGAGCGGGCTTTACTGCAGAAGAAGCAGAAGACGAATTTGAAGAGCAACTCATCGATGCGATGACAACTCCGATTCGTGATGAAGAATCTGCGAGCGCTGTTGTTCCTCTTATCATTCGCGGTCCTGCAGAACTTGGTGACCGCATCAAGCAATTTAAGTTTGAGCGTTCTTTCGACCCAGCACTTGCTGAGCGTTCAGACCGTGTACTAGAGCGCATTCTTCAAGGTCTTGATGTTCCAAAGGACATCGTCACAGGTCTTGCAAATGTTAAGTACTCCAACGCGATGCAAATCGACGAGTCTCTGTACAAGGCACACATCGAACCATTGATGCTTCTCATCTCAGACGCTCTTACAGTTGTCTACCTACGCCCATATCTAATGGCAAATGGTTTCACCGAGTCTGAAGTAAATAGAATTGTTGTTTGGTACGACCCATCAGCAGTCTCAACACGTAACGACCGTGCTGCAGATGCAGATGCAGGTTACGACCGCATGGCAGTTTCTGCTGACACATGGCGTCGTGCTCACGGCTTCTCAGACCAAGATGCTCCTACTCCAACAGAAGTTGCTCTACGACTTCTACAAGAGCGTGGCGCAATCACACCAGAACTTACAGAGGCAATGCTTAAAGCTGTTGCACCAGATGTGATGCAAGCAGTTCAGCAAGTAAGCCAAGAAAGTTCTGTTGCTCCAATGTCACCAGAGTTGCAAACTCTTCTTGACGGTGCAATTGGCGAAGCTCCAGCAGAGACTCCAACCGAGGAACCAGCAACACCTGCACCAACTGAGGAGGCTCAGCAGTAAATGGCTGAAGAGACTTGCCCTCCAGCAACTCAAGATGTTGCTTTGAATCTAAAAAATCGCAAGAACGCGATTGACACTGCAATGTATGGACCACTCAATCCTGCAGAGCCAAACGAAGAGTATTGGACTGCACTTGGAAGCGAGTGGGGCGTAGATGCAGAAACTGCTAAAAAGCAGACTTGTGGCAATTGCGCTGTCTTTATTAAAACACCAGAGATGCTTTCATGCATTGAAAGCGGTTTGACCGACAACTCAGATGAGTTCGATTCAATTGATGCAGCTGGTGAACTAGGATATTGCGAAGCGTTTGATTTCAAATGTGCATCTGCACGTACATGTCGCGCTTGGGTTGCAGGTGGTCCTGTGACAGCTGCTGCTAAAAAGAAGATTGCACAAACCCCTGCCCCTAAAAAAGATCGCGTCAAAGGCTCTGACAAAAATACAAAGGGCTCAGCTGCAGGCGGTAAGAAAATCACTTTTACTCCTGCGATTGAAGCTTCTCTTCGAAAGAAGGCACAGGAGCACAACGAGAAGGCACCTAAGGGTCGCAAGACTTCCGTCTCAACGCTCAAGGCGGTCTACCGCCGTGGTGCAGGAGCCTATTCAGTATCTCATCGACCTGGGATGACTCGTAACCAGTGGGCTATGGGTCGCGTTAACGCTTTCCTTCGTCTACTTAAGTCTGGTAAGCCAAAGAACTCTGCGTACAAAGCAGATAATGACCTTCTACCAGCATCACACCCTAAGTCTTCAAAAAAGAACGCATCTTCAAAAGCAATTACAGCTTCTGCGTTGATTCCTGAAGAGCAGGCACTAGCAGACGCTCTTGTTTCAATCACAGAGAAATATGGCAAGTTTGACCAAGACGGTGATGGAGTTTGGGCTGGCTACACACCTGCTTCTGAGAACGAAGTAAAAGATATCGGCGTTAAGTGCTCCAACTGCGTCTTCTACCAAGCAGGAGATGTATGTCGAATTATTTCTCTTCCAATTGAAGATGATGGTAAGTGCCGTTTTGCTGTAATTCCAGAAGGCGTTGTAGATGTTTCGCAGGTTCCAGTTCGTGATGAAGAAGACCTAGAACTTCTTCTTGCATCTGCAGAGGCAGAAGCAGACCTAACCGTGGAGTTGAAGTCTGAAGAAGAGTACGAAACTCCAGAGTACGCAATTTTTGCCATGACAGAATATTCTGGACTTGGCTACGAAGCAGAGCCAGCTTTCCGTGCTGCTTGGCTTCGTGCAGTTCGCAACAATGAAAACCCATTTAAGCGAGCAGCAGTTCTTGCAGTAATGACATACGACAGCATGGATTCAGACCTTCTGCCGAAAAGGAAGAACAAGTAATGGCTGCCAAGAGCAAAATACAAGTACCAGTTATTTCTTATGAAGCGCAGAACCAGCGAATTATTGATGCTGGTCTTGAGCTAGTTAAAGAAGCAAACTCTAAGTTTTCTGGTTCTCGCATTGTTACTCGTAGAGCTGCTCTTGCTGTTCTAAACCGTTCTTTGACAAAGTATGAAGGTGAGTCTTACTCTCTTCGTCGTATTCGCTCCATCAAAGAGTTAAACAACTACATCCAACTTGCTCAATACAACAAAGTTTTCTTTGGAACTGTAGATAACACAGACCTACTTCCAATCTCCCACCCACGTTCTACTCGCAAGCATGAGTTGAGCACTGCTGACCTTATGCGCCACCGCGCTCGCTGGATTGTTGACGACCCAAAGATTCAAGACGATGAGATTCGCTCTGTTCTAGCTTCTGCTCTAACTGCACACCCAGCTACCGCTGAGTACGAGTATTCAATCGCTCGCTTGCAGTCACTGCCACAGGGCACAGTCCCTTCTTACGCACTTCTAGCAGCTCTAGGTGATGGAAACTCATCTGCTGCACGTCGCGCTCGTGCTTTGCTACAGCGTCGTGACCGTAAGGGTCGCTTTGCGTTCATGGGCGGTTCACTTCGTGCTTTGATTCGTAAAGCAAATGGTGTTGTTCAATCTCTAACTGGTAAGACTGTTGCTGCCGATGAGAACAGCGATACTTTTGACATTGAGTTGCCAAATGGTGACCTTGTTCGTGTCCCAGCCAAGTCTGCAGAAGGTGTCAAGGCAGTTCTTAAGTCTGCTCAAAATCCAGATGGATATAGCAAGACTCCTGCAAAGGTAAAAACTGGTGACCCAGTTGTTGATGAAAAAGATTTAATTAAGCTCGATGCTCCTGCAGGATTTAGCAAGGATGAAAGCTGGTCTCCAAGCGAAGACGACCAGAAGTACTACGGAACCAAGATTGACCTTGGAACCAAGTACACAGATGATGCATACGACGTTATTAAAGTTTCTAGCCCTAACGCATTTGCTAAAGACCAATTCGAAGCAGCACAACAGCGCGAAGGAGAAGGTCAGAACGTTGTTACAGAAGGACTTGGAAAGAATGGCTCACTAGACCCAAATCTTCCTGTCTACTTTGTATCTCGCCGTGGAGAGAACGAGAAGTTCCCGTTTGCTGCTGTACAGCGTTGGTCTGATGTTCAGGACTACATTGCACAGGATGAACCAAAGTTTGAGAAGAACGAACTACCAGACCCATCAAAGATGCTTGATGAAGGTCAAGAAGCTTCTGAGCCACAAGCCCCAGAGGCAACACCTGCTGAAGGTCTTGAAGGCAAGTTAGTTCCTAAATCTTCAAAGAAGAATTTGAAGAAAGACCAGAAGAAGTATCAAAAGGCTCTTAAGGATTATGAGAAGAGTGGTGGAACATTCCCACTCGACCCGACCAAAGACCACATGCTTCTTCCAGATGGCACAGTTGTTGACGCTGAGACTGGTGAGGTTGTTCGTAATGCAGATGGAACCTCTGCAAAAATTAAGCCTGGAACTGAAGCATCTGAAGTTCCTGCTGGCGCATACAAGATGGACGATGCTCCATACACACCACAGGGAGCCGATGCAGATGTAGAGTCTGCTGACTACACAGATGACCCTGCTGAAATCGCACAAAAGTTTGATACTCCAGAAATTACTGATGCTTTGGAAAAAGCTGTTGATGGAGACGGAACTTCTCAGCTTCCATTTGAAGCAGGAGATGAGTCTGTACCTGCTGAGGCTCTAAGAGATGCTCTTGATGAAAAGGGCGAAGACTCTAAAAGCATTCTTGCAAAAATTTACGACAAGATTAAAAACAAGCTTTCAGGTAAGAAAGAAGAAGCTACACCTGAAGTTCCTCAAGATGTTGTAGATGAATTAGGCAAAGACTTACCAGAGTCTCCAATGCCATCTGCTGATGCAGACCCAGCAAAATTGCCTGCACTGCTTGATGGATTGTCTGATGCAGAAAAAGACGAGTATGCCAAAACTGGCGATTACGCCAAGCATCTTCCAAAAAATAAAGATGATTTTGATTTGCCAGAAGGTTACGGCTTCCTAGACGCAGAGCCTTTTAACAAAGACCTATTCACACTTCCAGAGGATGCTCCAGAAGGATTTAATTTCGACCCAATCGATATTGCAAATAACTACGACACTGAAGCACTTAAGAAGGAGTTGCGTCGCGCTGTGGAACCAGGCGGCGATGGTTATGGAATTCTTTCTCAAGAGACTGATACTGGCGAAGATTACAATGGGTACGTTCCAGCAGAAGCGATTCGCGATGCGCTTCAACTACAAGGTGAAGACACTAATTCTCTTCTTAATGACATTTACGAAGAAGGTATCGCTGGTCAAGAAGACCTAACCCCTGTAGAAATCAGTGACGCTCTGGAAGGAGAAGAACCTGAAACATCCGAAGGAACACCAACCCCTGAGCAAGAAGCGCCTGCCGAAGCCCCGCAACAAGTTGCGACGGATGAAGCGGGACCCGAAACCGTTGCCAATATTGGAGAACCAAGCGGACCTGCAATCGTTGAATCAAAAGCAGGAGATCTCAAACCAGGAGATATAACTGTTGGTGACAACTTTACGATTGAAAACGTATTTTCTGATGAAGAGTCTGAGGCACTAAAACCGGGTTCAGTTTGGGTTGAGGGTTACTATCCAGGTCACGTCACACAAAAGACTAAATTGTGGAACGCAGACACAAACATTTCTGTTTTCCGTAACGTCGAGCCTCCTGCAAAGGGAGACTTGCCAGAGCTGTCTAAGCCAAAGCCAAAAGAGTTTGACCCTGAAGGCAAGATTTACAAGGACAAGGTCCTTGGTGTTTTTGTTCCAAAAGATGGAGAAGCTCGCAGCAAGTTCCTCGATGCTCTAGACCAATACAACGCTCAGATGGCAGAGGCTAAAGCTAAGTGGCAAGAGCCAGAAGGTCTAGACAAGTGGCACAGTAAAGAAGACACTGTTTCTTCTGTTCCTGTTTCTAACCCTGTTGCCATTGTTGAAGTTCCTGCAGCTGAAGTAAAAGCTGGAGACATAACTTTCAAGAAAGAGAAAGACGCTCCAAACTACGAATTTTTTGTTGTTGAAGAGAACCTCGGCATTGACCCAGAAACAGGTCAGGCAAAACTAAAGGGATTCTATCCAGGACACGTCTCTCAGGAGAAGGCTTGGAACGCAGGAACTCTTATCAAAGTTATGCGTGGAACTCAGGACTTGCCTTCACCTGGCGACAAGCCAGCTCTAGAGCGTCCAAAGTATGCAGACCCAGATTACAACTCTAAGAAGGCTGCTTTTGATAAAGCTAAAGCAGAGTCTGGTGCAGCTTTCACACCTCCAATTGACCCAGAAACAACCACAGCTGCAGTTCCTCCAAAGCCATCTCGCCCTGTTTACCCAATCTTTGGTGGCGGCGAGAAGCTCAAGTCGATTCTTGCTGAAGCTAATGGAGACCCAGCAAAGCTCAAGGAACTTCTTAATAATGAAGTTATTGTCAGCTTTGATTTTGAAACTGCTGCAAACAAGACAAAAGTATTTAACGAGCAAAAGCCAATTCAAGTTGCAGTTACAAAGACTAAGAATGGCGAGCTTGTAGAAGAGCCTCTAGTTCTTTGGATGAATCCTGAAGTACCTCTAGGCGATTTCTACAAGAAGGCTGACTCAGAAGGTATTCTCAAGGACACTGAAGGAAACCCAATCTCTGATGAGTGGCTCGCTAAGCAGCAATCTATTAGTGAAGCTTTTGCCAAGATTAAGGAATACCTTGGTGACGAGCCTGTAATTCTCATGGGCCATAACATCAGTGACTTTGATATCCCAATTCTTCAGCGCCACATGGAAGAAATCGGTGAGACTGTAAATATTGGTGGAACTATTGACACACTTCCACTTGCAAAGAAGTTAAAGTTCCTTGGAGATGGAAACAAGCTTGCTGAAGTTTACGCAAAGTATTTCCCTGAGAAGGGAGACCTCAACTGGCACGACGCTGCAACTGATGTTTCAGTTCTTCCAGACATTCTCAACGCAATGCTTGATGAAACTGCGTTAACTAAGAATCCTCTAGTTTTAGAAGATTTCGACATTGATGCAGCAAAGGCTAAGTACGATGCAGCTGTAGCAGACTACCTTGCTAGTAAGGCTAAGAAGTCTAAGGTTGAAACAGACCAGATTATGGCTGAGACTGTTGCTAAGGGCGGCGAAGGGGAGACTGTTGACTCTCTTATCGAGAAGGTCCCAGCTGAGCTTCCAACAAAAGATGACCTAACTTCTGCAACTATCTCTGAAGTCGTTACAACAGAGCCAGACATCGAGTCTGTCCTTGGTGGATTTGTTTCCAACAACTATGTAAATGACCCAGAAAACGTTACCTACCTAGGTGCAGTTCCTGTTGAAGAGTGGAAAGCAGGAGACTTTATTGCTGCACCAAACGGCGGATACTGGGAAGTCCTCTCAATTGAGCCAGACCCAGAAAACGATAAAAAAGTTTTTGTTAATCGACGTCTGCTTGCAAACGGTAACGTTTACAGCGCCGAGAACGGAAAAATTAACAGCTGGGTTAAGTATGCGAAGTACGGTTTGTGGAGACGTAACTCTGCTACTACTGAAGTAGAACCAGAGCCAGAGCTAGAACAACCACAACTTGAAACCGATGAGGCCCCAAAGAAGGAGGAGTCCGCTGGTACTTGGGAGGGTTACAAGATTTCTCAAGGCACCGACGGTGTTTACTATGCCGAAAACATTAAGTCTGAGGATGTACAGAAACTAAAGAGTGGTGAGCTAACACCTCCACAAACTCCATTCTTTGCACCACTTGGCGGCGGAAATGATCAAGAGACTGGAGAAGGCTACTTCTTCACCACAGATGGCAAGCGCTTCTGGGGTAAGTATGGTGCCGCTGGTGCTTTGGTACGTCGCAAGAATGCAGATGGAGAGTACGAGTACTTCTTAGCAAAGCGTTCTTCAAGCCTATCCCAAGGTGGTGGCAAGTGGGGCATCCCAGGTGGTGCTCACAAAGACCAACTTATGGCGAAGACTCCACAAGCAACTTCCAAAGAAGAGTTTATGGAAGAAGTTGGTGGTGACCTCACTAACCTCACACCTATCTACACCGACATTAACAAGGTTGGGGCAGAGTGGGGCTACGAGACAGATGTTTATGAAGTAGGACCAAACCAATTCAAAGACCTTTCCAGCAAGGATGGAGAGAACACTGCAGTTGGTTGGTTCACCGCTGACCAAATTACCAAGATGGCAGATGAAGGAAAACTTCACTCAGACTTTGCTGACTCATTCCCAGGAATTATTGACTCTGTAAATCTTGATGCTCCTACCTCTGGTAAGCCAACTACCACTGAAACCGTATTTGCTGAAGATGTTTCAACAACATTCGACACCAGCAAGTGGGTCAAGTCAGGTGGACAAGGTGGTTCTAACCAAGGTGCTTTCTACACTGACCCACAAACTGGTCAGCAGTACTACGTAAAGAAGCCAAAGTCTGACAAGCACGCTGCGAATGAAGTTCTTGGCGGTGCATTATACGAAGCTGCAGGTGTTAAGTTCGGTCGTGCTTATCTAGGTGTAGACAAGAGTGGAAAAACTGTTTTAGTTTCTCCAGTTATTGACGGTTCAAAAGCTGATCTTGCTAGCAAGAAGAATGATGAAACAGTGAAAAAGAATGCTCAAGCAGATTTCGCTGTTGATGCATGGCTTGCTAACTACGATGCAGTAGGTCTTGAGTATGACAACATGCTTACCGACGGCGAAGGAAATGTCACCCGTGTTGATGCAGGTGGTTCACTTCTATTCCGTGCACAGGGTAAAAACAAAGAAAACTTTGGAGAAGAAGTAACTGAACTTGACAGCATGCTTGATTCTGATACGAATCCACAAGCTGCCGATATTTTCTCGGGTATGACTCCAGACGAACTCGCTGAATCTGGTAAGAAGGTTGCTGCCGTCACTCCAGAAAAGATTGACGAACTGGTTGATGCAGCGTTCCCTGAAGACCCTGAGACCGCAGAAATGCTTAAGAGCCTTCTAAAGGCACGTCGTACAAACCTTATGCAAAAACTTGGTGTTGAAGAAGTTGCAGCAGACGCACCTGAAGCTGTCTCAACTACGCAGAAAGTTCGTAAGCTTTCAACTGCCGATGACATGCAGGCTCAAATTGAAGATGCAATTGCTAACGGCGACATGATTTTATTTAGCTATAACGGAAAAGACCGTTTAGTAAAGCCACAGGAAATCAAAGAAGGCAAAAACGGAAACGTCAACGTTATTACTGTAGACAACACAGGTGTCATCAAGGCATTCACCATTGGAAAGATGGAAGATGCAGAAGGTGATGGAACAAACGTTCCAGAAAGTTCTGTAACAAAACCAGCACCAGAAGCAGAAATCTTAGAAACACCAGGAACACCAGTTGAAAAACCAACTGAACTTCCTGCTGCAGAAAAGCAAAAAGTTTTAGATGACTTGTCAGATGTTGTTGATGGTGTGTTTGGTAAAGCCAACACCACCGATGAGCTAAAAGAAACTCTTGAAGGTCTAAAAGAAGGTTCACAGAATCCAGACCTAGTTGATTCTTTACTCTCTTCGGTTGATGCACCAGAAGAGTTAGAAACTGCTGAAGAAAAACTAGCTGCAGACATTACAGACCTTACTCCAGAAGACCCAGAGCTTGCTTCAACCCCACTTACGGTTGAACAGGCTGAAAAGGTTATGTCTGATCCATCTCTTACTGACCCAGAACTTATTTGGAAGTCAGTAAAGGAAGACTACAACGGCAGTGTTCTTGAAAATGGACACATTGTTGTCCATTCTGTAATGCATGGAGAGGACCGCTACGACGTTGTGGTTCGCAGAAACGAGAGCAACAGCTTCGAGGTATATCACCGAATTACTTTTGCAAACGGCACAAGTAAGGTTTACTTCCTATCAAAGAAGAACCACTCAAGTGAGGCTCTTAAGAACTCTATTGCAGACCAGATTTACAATGCTAATAGCAAACCTAAATATCTAAAGAGCAAGACCAAACCCGAGACGGACAAATCTCTACTACCGACTTCCGAGGAATCAGTCCCTACTAAAAAAGAAGCTCACATTGCTGCTGATGGAACTGTTCTTGAGGAAGGTATGACTGTTAAAATTGTCAACCCTTCTCACTCTAAATTTGGTCAAACTGCCGTTATTAAAAAGAAGCGTTTGTATTGGAAGGTCGGAAAGTATGTGTACACCGACTACCTAAACGTTGTGTATGAAGATGGCGAAAAGAATAAAATTCGCTCTCTAAGCGTTACTCCAATCGATAGCGAGTGGAAGTGGGGCGACCCAACCCCAAAAACTGACTCAACTCCTGATTCAGCAACCCCTGCCACTCCTACAACTGCACCAGCAGAAGTCCCAGCAACACCAGAAGCTTCTTCTGCACCTACAGGAGAAAGTTCTAGCCCGTACTTCACTGGACAATCAATTAGCGGAGCAAAAACTCTCAAAGATGTTTTGAAGAAAGCTCAAGAAAAAAACTCTGTCGAGCATTACACATATTTCGGTGCGCAGAGTCAATCTGACTACAAGAATGTATTTAAGCCTGCTGGCATGTTCCTTAAAGACCCAGAGTCTAAGAATATGTTTCCTGGTTTGATTGCATCTAACGCAAGTCCAGCTGCTGGAGACCAAGACCTTGCTAGCCACGGTGTAATCACTAACTTGAATCCATCAGATAACACCGTTGAGATTTCATATTTTGATGGACCGCTCGCAGGTGAAAGCAAGACTTTGCCAAACGACAAAGTATGGAGCCGTGAAAAGTTCCTAACCATCGAGCAGGCAAAAGAACTTGACATTGATGTTGACCCTTCTTATCTAAAAAAAGCTCTTCAAGTAGCTAAGGATAAAGCTGAAGCTTACGAAAAAGAACTTCTTAAGAAAAAGAAGCAAGCCGAAATCGAAGCACAGGAGAAGGCTCTTAAAGCAGAGTTCGAGGTTGAAGGTGGTGGATTTGAGCAAGCACCCGCTGAAAACAAACCAGCAGATTGGAGCAGCTCATCTTCTGATGCTGTACCCTCACTAGCTTCCGCTGTATCTCAAGTAAAAGAAGGTAATGCAGTAGTTGCAACTAATGGCGTATCTGCTTTGGTTGACGCCGATGAAATTGAAGACTTAGAAGTTAAAGTTCAAAAGGTAAAAGTAAAAGGCAATAAAGAAAATATTCGCGTTACTTTTAAACTCACCCCGTGGGCAGGAAATGGTGTAGCTGCCGCTTTGTCTAATAATCCTGAAGCAACAAAGTCAGATGCTATTCAGATGACAATGTGGGAAACAGACCCCGAAAGCGGTCTTCTTAAGCAAGGAAAGTTTTTCAAGACTGGCGGTGAAGACTCGAAGCGTCGTACCGTAGATAAATATGAAAAAGGTACGACTATTACAGGTAAAGCAGGAAAAGGTGTTTTTAACTTCATTCGTGCCACTAAAGATATCGATGATAGTGAAGTTGATTTTACAAAACACTATTCATACAGCAACTACACAGTTGGTTTACACAACCGCGTAGAACTACTTCTTCCTGCAGACGCTACTGAAAAAGATATTGCTGATGCTATGTCTGTTTTCGGTGTTCAATCTGTAAAACCAGCAAGCCCAGAGGATGTGAAAGGTGTTGTAGAGAACAAACTTATTTGGCTACTTGGAAAACACACCACGGGTAAGAAAAACTACAAGGGTATTCTACGTGAACAGAAGCTACAGCAGATCGAGCAAGAGTGGGGCGTAACTGCAGATGATGTCGAAGTAAAGCTCGACACAACTGGAACAGTCGAGTACCTACTTCCAGAAAGTGTTGGAAAAAAGATTTCTGATTTTACTGGAATTAAATATTTCTACCACAAAACTACTGGGAAAGATTTTCCATCCGATTCAGATGGTCAGGCAGAAGCTTTGTACAAAATGATTCTTCGAGGTGGAATTTTGGCAACAGGCCAGAGATGGGACAACGGTCTAAACATGGGAGGTATGTCCTCCAGCGAAGACTTGCGTGCTAACGGTGGGAACTATGTTTTCACCTACGGGTCACACTCCAGCAAATCAAATGGTTCTAACAGCGGGAGTCCAACATGGAATTTTGATGCTGCCAAGCTTTTCCGCAAATTAGGGTACTACTCGACGGGCGGAGACCAGTATGGGCAACTTAAGGGGGAAAACTTCGACGTAATGGATAACATGAAGAATAACGCTTCACAGATTATGTTTAAGAAGAACCTATCTTGGGCTGACCTTGCAGTGGTGAACATGAGCCCAGCGGTGAGAAAAAAGCTTATTGAAAAGTTGACCCAGGGAAATAATGAAATTGTTAGTGGAGTAAATGTCGTTGACATTCTGAAGGAGGACAGCTAATCATGTCTTTTGTAGAAGATAAGATAATTTTCGACACTCCAGGCATGTTGGAGCGACTTACCCAGCCAGAGCCATATAAACTCCCTTATCAATCAGTCCTCTATAAAACATACGATGGCGATGAAGTAGACCAAAGCGGTCTTCTTGTAGACGACAAGATGTTTTTTGTGCCTGAAAATGAGCTAATCATTAATAATGAGGCGCGTACAATTGAGTTTGAGGCATACGAAAACAGATACATAGTTCGCCCCTACTCTGCGGAAGAGTTAGATGAAATCGCAAGGAACGAGCAGGAAGAGGAGACAGAAGCCGATGAGTAACGGAATTCAAACTCTAGAGGTTTTGCTCGACCCTAAAACTAGAGAAATTAAGTACTTTACCTACCTTGTAGAAGGTCTAGGTGATTTCCGCCGCGAAGGTTCAAAGTGGGTTCCTAATTACGAAGAAACTGACGGTCAATTTGAAGAGCTAGTTGTTTTTGAACTAGATGCTACAAAGTCCCGTGAGCTAGTCGACAAATGGGACACCAACACTCTAACTGAATCGGACCTAGCAGAATACGTGATAGAGGAATAATCATGAAATATCTAGGCAGAACTGACAGTTATGTTCTCTTCTCCAATGAAGAGTTGGCAGCTATTGTTGATGAGTCAACCAATACAGTTGTTCAGGTAGACAAGACAGCTGTTTTACTTGCATCTGCAGAGTGGAGCACCTCGGCTGGAAGTCCATCAGCTCCTTCTTTAGAGCTAGCGAGCGCAGCTGTAACTGACTTAGATATTAAAGTTTTAAGTAATGGCGATAGCAGTAACATGTACACAATTCCTGATGCTGTTATTGCTGAGGCTAAGAGAGGTCTTGCTTGGAGACGCGAGGAAAAACGTGGTGGCACACCTGTTGGCCTGAATACTGCACGCACTCTAGCGCAGGGTGGTCAGATTGGTATCCAAAAGATTCGTCATATCGCAAAATATTTTCCACGCCACGAAGTGGACAAAAAAGGCAAGGGCTACAAGCCAGGTCAACAAAACTACCCAAGTAATGGTCGCATCGCATGGGCACTTTGGGGTGGAGATGCTGCTAAGCGCTGGGCATCTGCAATTGTCGAACGCGATAACAAGAAGCGTGCAGATAACTCAGTGGTTGCATCAATTGATGAGTTTATGCCTGTACAAAGAATTGACTACACCGCATTTACTCCGTCAGATTACGAACCCGATTTCTACATTCGTATTCGTTTAGATGGATCAGGTATTGACCGTCTATACAAAGTAGATATGGAAGGTTACTGCACCGTTTGGGATGACGGTAGCTGGGAAGACCTTGGTCATATAGACCACGACTTTATTACCTACGACAAGTCACTTGACGACCCTTACGACCAAGTGCAAAAAATTCACACCCCTGTGGACCGTGAATCTGCAGTAAAAATTTCTGCAATGCTAGACAACAGTCCTTTCAGTCCAGTTTCTGTGCAGATGATTGATTTTGATGAATCACACTTAATTGAGAAAGCAATTCCTGAAATTGATTGGAATTTCTTAGACCAGCTATCAGAAGACGACGTCTATGAGGTTGATGAGTGGGATGATGGCCTCATTGCTGTAGGTGCTCCTACAGACCAAGATGGCAACTACACTCCTGAAGAGCGCTCCGAGAAGGCAAAGGGTCAAGTTCGCGACCAGCTAGGAAAATTTGCTAAAGCTGGAAGCACAGTTGTTGTTGGAAATGATCCTAAGTACACAGGAAAAATTCTTTCCATTAATGCTCAAACTCAGGAAGCAAATGTTGAGTTCCCAAGTGGACAAGTTGTTGCAGTTCCTGCAAATCAGACTCAGTTGGCGGAAGATTACAAGCCAATTTCAAATCAAGGTTTTGTTGACTTCGAGCTAGACACATCTGGCATTCTTGGTGAGCCTCGTGCTCCAATTGATAGCCCAATTGCAAACCTTCCTGGTCGTCTTCCTCCACTAAACCCAGACAGTTTGCAAGTAATGATGAATGACTGGACTACTTGGGTTTCAGACCAAAGACTTACTCCTGAGTACACAGGTCAACCTGTTTCTGCAACTAACCCAAGCCCAAGTTCTGCTGGAACAACTCCAGTAAACACAAACATTGATATCAACAGCGTTTTGGGTAAGTACTACACAGGGTCATTTAATCCAGATGGAACTCCAAAGCCAGGTTGGAATCCTGCTACAACAGAAAATGTTTACAACAACCCACTCTTGCGTGACTGGCTAGATAAGAAAAACAAAAACACTACAAGCCCAGAAACTGCTTACCACCGAGACGGCTGGTATAGACCAAGTCGTACTTATGGTGATCTTGGACCAAAGGTAGAAGATAAAAAATCTGCTAAGGATGTAAAAAAGGTCAGCGCAAAAGATTACATGAAGAAGTTTGACCCAGACCTTGAGATGTCAATTATTTCTTCAGCTGAGGGTAAAAAGCCTAACTATGAGATTACCCCTGAAAAAACAGACGTTGCTCCTATGTACATTGCAATTGTCGCCGAGGATGACCCTGCTGCAGTCATGGAATTAGTTGCTGTAGTTCCTGCTGGAATTGACACAAATCAACCATCAACTTTCAAGCGCCGTAATCGTAAGTGGGAGCGCGACGAAGGGATTATGGCTGACCTTAAGAGCCCAACTCCACCACCAACAATTGTTTTGAGCAACGAGCAATTAGCAGACGTTGTTTCACAAATTGATGGCGGAATTGTTGCTTCTCTAAGTTTTAACGTTGGAATGGCACTAAGCCTTAATGCAATTACTGCAGCAGGTGGTGCTGACAGGAACCGCGGTAATGCTGAGAAATTACGACGCTACTGGACAGTTGGTAAGGGTGGATTAAAAATTCGCTGGAACTCTCCAGGAGACTGGACCCGCTGCGACCGCTACCTATCTAAATATCTTGGCCCTCGCTCGAAAGGCTACTGCGCTCTTCGTCATAAAGAGATGACTGGTATGTGGCCAGGAGATAAGCGCAATCCAGGTATGAAAAAGAAGTCTTTAGTGTCAAGTATTGAAGCACTTCGTTCTGAAGAGCAAATTATTGATACTTTCACTTTGAATGCCCGTGCTGAAGCCGCAAAAGCCAAGTTTGCTGGGCGAGAAGGTGCGAAGCCAACAGAGCATGGTGCAAAGTTTGTGATTCCTTTGGTTATCCCTGAGGGCAAAGAATCTGGCGATGGTCGCATCTTTGATAAAGGTGTAATAGTTATGCGTGACCTACCTTTGCCGCTACTTTGGCAGATTAAGACAGGTCAAGGACATGACGGCTCCGTGGTTGTAGGTCAAATTACCCACATGGAGCGTGTCGAAGATGGAATTGGAAATGCCGTTGGTGTTTTCGATACAGGTGAGTATGGAAAAGAAGCCGAAAGGCTAGTTCGTCATGGGTTTATCCGTGGAGTCTCCGCTGACATGGATATGTTTGAAGCTGATGAAGAAGAGGCTTCAGAGGACTCAGAGAAGATAGAGGCGGGTAGAATAGTAATCAAGAATGCTCGGATTATGGCAGTCACGATTGTGCCAAAACCAGCGTTTCAAGAGTGTTATATCCAAATCGTTGATGATGACAACGAGTTAGAGGAGGATGCCGTGGCAGTTCCAGATGGTATTTATGTAGATGGGGTGAACCCGCTTGATGCTTCAGCACTTGTTGCTTGCGGCATGGTTGCTGGTGCTATCCCTGTAGAACCTCCTGCAGAATGGTTTGAGAATCAGAAACTTGATAAAGCGACTCCACTCACCATCACAGATGAGGGTCGCGTATTCGGTCACATTGCTGCTTGGCATGTAGACCACATCGGAATGGCATTTGGAACTCGTCCTCCACGTAGCCGCTCTAAGTATTCATATTTCCACACTGGTGTAATTCGTACCGCTGAAGGTAAGGATGTTCCAGTTGGTCAACTAACTTTGGCTGGCGGTCACGCTGGTCTAGAAGCTTCTGCTGAAGAAGCAGTACGTCACTATGACGACACTGCATCAGCATTCGCAGACGTGCACGCAGGTGAAGATGCTTACGGAATCTGGGTTTCAGGCGCACTACGTCCTGGCACAACCCCCGAGCAAATCAGAGCCGCTCGTGCATCAGCTCCATCAGGTGACTGGCGACCAATCAAGGGACACCTTGAGTTGGTTGCTGTTTGCCAAGTAAACGTTCCAGGATTCCCAATTGCTCGTGCTCGTGTTGCATCAGGTCAGGTAATGGCTTTGGTTGCAGCAGGTGCGAACGTTCTTGCTCAAATGAAGTACGACCCAATTGCTGAAATAAATTCAAAAATTGACGCACTAGAAAACATTCACAAGCAGTCTCAGGCGTCAGCTCTCTCCGAGAAGATGGCAGAGCTTTCTTCCCGTGTGGCAAGCATTAAAGCAGAAGAGGATGCTGCTTCAGAGTACATGCTTCAGATGTTTGACGACAACCCTGAAGCAGAAATGGCTGTTATTACTCGCCGTGAGCGAAAGAAGCTTGCAGAAGAGGGTAAGGCTTTGCCAGATGGTTCGTTCCCAATCCGCAACCCAGGTGATTTGAAGAACGCAATTCAAGCTTATGGTCGTGCAAAGGCTGGTAAGCGTGGTCTTGTTCGCAAGCACATCATGAAGCGTGCTCGTGCTCTAAAGCGAGAGAATCTAATCCCAGAGAAGTGGGGAGCAGCTGCAGTAGATGACTCTGTAGTTGCCTCAATGCGGGAGCGTGCCCTAGCCGCTGCTGCAGTGCTTGAATCGAAAGAGTCAACTGAATCTAAAAAGGACTAATAGTGACTACAAACACTGAAGACACAGCTTTTAGAATGCGCGAGGCTATTTCTGCTGCTCAGGCTATGTTGGCTGCAGGAGAGATAAAAAGTGATATTTCTGAAAAATCAGAAGCACTTTTTGCTATAGACCCAGAATTAGAGGGTTTGACTGAAGAAGAGATTGAAGCCTTAAAGCTAGAAAAAGTTAAACAAGATAAGGCGGGGGAAGAGCGTGGCAAGTACACCCCTAAAACTCAACCTCGTGATGCTGCAGGAAAGTTCCGTCAAGTCCTTGCTCGTTTAAAGTCTGACCTTGGGACTGCTGGTCTTGACCGAGTAATTGCCAAGGTTGAAGAGGCCGAAAACTTAGACAATGCTGGTGACTACGGTAATGCGGCTAAAGCAGCAGACGATTTAATTGGAATTATTGACCGATTGGACGCAAAAGCCCTTAATCCTGAAGCTTTAGAGAACGTTCGAGCCAGTTCTGCAGAACTCGGCAAGGTTATTGCTAACCTCCCATTTGCCTTTGGAGAGCAAGCAGAAAAGATTCGATTCTCTGATGTACCCCCAGCCCTACAAAAACTTATGAAAGACATGATTACTCGGGTTGAGGAAAAGATTGGCGATGAGGATGCAGATATTGCAACCGCCGAGCTAAAAAAGTTTATGTCTGGCAGTGAACTCTACAATCAATCAGAGATTTCTGGTCAGATGGCGAAGCTATTAAGACTTCTAACATAAAGGACAGAAACACGGCGTTTTCCGTCCAATCACCTGTTTTAGATGCTAGTACCATTTATAACAGGTGGAGTGCCTCCCCGCATTATGCGCGTCTCGGAGTCCCTCGGCCTCGACTAATCAGCGATAGAACTATTTCCGTTCTACACAACTGCCCAAGGAGGGACAGTGGACCGAATCAAAGAAATGATGGATCAGCTTGCTGACCTTGACGACTCTTCAGTCGCCGAGCTTCAGAAGTCGATTATCAGCGAATTCGAATCGGTTGAGAAAGAAGAGCCCACTCCTGCGACAGTTGACGCTATGACGTCGCTTGCCGACATGCTTGATTCTGTTAAGTCAGAACTTAAGCAGCGCGAAGCCGCAGTTCAGGAGCTCGCCCAGCGGGCCGCTGAGGCAGCGTCCCGTGTGTATGGCGACGACATGAAGAAGGAAGATGGCGAAATGCCAGAAACAGATGAAGCTAAGGATGACTCTACCGAAGAGGAAAAGTCTGAGATGGCAGCACCTGTGATGGAAGAGGAGAAGAAGGAAGAAGCCCCAGCACCTGTTGCTGAGGAAGCTCCTGAAGCTCCTGCCGATTCCGCACCTGCAGCTGAAGAAGCACCTGTTGCTGAAACAGATGCAGACAAAGAAAAGGAAGAGGAGAAAAAGGCCATGTCTGAAGCGTCAACCGAAGCGGATAAAACCGTTGAGCTCTCAACTGACACAACCGAGACAGCTGAGGTAGCACCTGCTACTGAGGCACCTGTTGCTGAAGTAGCTTCCGCTACTGAGGTACCAGTAACCGCATCTGGAGATGAAGAAGCTGTTGCAGCTGAATCAACCGATGCACCTGCAGAAGCAGATGCTTCTGCTGATTCAGATGTTGCAGATGCAGTTTCCGATGAAACTGACGACGCAGCTGCCGATGTCGCCGACGGCGCAGAGGCATCAATTAAAGAAACCCAACCAATTGAACCAGTAGTGGTTCAGGAAACAATGGAGGCACCCGTGACCGCCGCTGCAAATGCAGATGACCTCACCCCAGAGGTCCCAGCGGACCGCCGTCCTGTTGCTCAGGTCTCAGCCGCTCCCGTGGCAATCACGGCAGGTGCTGATATCCCTGGTCTAACAGCTGGCAGCCCGCTTTCAAGCATGTCAGATGTTGCTGAAGCTTTCGCTAAGCGCATCCATGCTCTACGCCGTGTAAACGGCGGAGATGGAGAACAACACATCGTTGCATCCGTCTCTACCTCTTTCTCAGAAGAGCGCACCCTTACTCAGGATGCAGAATCTAACTGGGCAAAGATCCAGGCTGTAACTTCCCCAGAGGCGATTGTCGCTGCTGGTGGACACGTTGCACCTTTCGAGGTCCGCTACGACATCTTCGGGCTAGGAACTACTGCACGTCCAGTACGTGACGCACTTCCTCGTTTCCAAGCTGACCGTGGTGGTATCCGCTACATCGTTCCACCAGTTCTAACTGACTATGCAAACGCTGTCGGTGTATGGACTGCAGCAAACGATGCAGCTACTACTCCAGACCCAGCAACTAAGACAAGTCTTACTGTTGCAGCAGCATCTGAGACAACCGTCGCAACTGACGCTGTCACTCTTCAGATGCAGTTTGGTAACCTCGCCACCCGTGCATACCCAGAACTAATTGCTCGTCACAACGAGCTTGGTCTGATTCAGCACGCTCGTGAGGCAGAGCAGTACCTACTTAGCAAGATTGCAGCTGGTTCAACCGCTGTAACTACTTCTTCGCTAATCGGGTTCGGTCGTGACTTCCTAGTACAGGTTGCTCGCGCTGCTTCTGCTTACCGTTCACGTCACCGCCTTGAGGCTGATGCACCACTTCGCGTCATTATCCCTTCATGGGTTAAGGATGCAATGGCTGCAGACCTCGCCTTGTCAATGCCTGGCGACAGCACCCTCAATGCATATGCTGAAATCGATGGCTACCTCGCAGCTCGCGGTGTAGTTGTTAGCTTCAGCCTTGACCAGAACGTCTATGGCGCACAGTCCACAGGCGCTCTAAATGAGTTCGCAGATTCCTTCACTTGGTATCTGTTCTCCGAGGGAACATTCTTGTTCCTTGACGGTGGAACTCTTGATCTCGGAATCATCCGTGACAGCTCCCTAGTTGGAACCAACGACTACAAGATGTTCGTTGAGACCTTCGAAGGTGTTGCAAAGGTTGGTATCGAGGGTCTTGCAGTGACCTCAACTATCAGTGTTAACGGTGTAGCAGCTGCTCTCCGTGACACAACTGGTGGCGCAACCGCTGCTGCAATCGAATACTAAAATTCGATAAATAATACGTAGGCAACGCTTAGGAATCGAGGAGTAAGAAATGGCAACATTCAGAGGAGTATTTCCAGCGAATGAGCTGCTTCCTGCCCCATGCGGTCTCCTAAGCGTTGCCCGTGTTATGAAACACACGGGTCGCGAAGGGGACGAGCGTTGGGTTCGTCATATCTCTCAGGAGTTTGACACACTACCTTCATATCTTCGTCTTTTAACAGTTAACGATGCGTCTGTAACTAACGGAACTCTAACCGATAACGCTGGGTTCACAACTTATCTTGATTACGTCCCATTTATTGTTGACGTAGAACTATTTGATTCAACATTTAGCCTTCCTGGTGAAGACCGCTTCGCGCAAGTAACTCGTGCGCTTGAGGCAGCAACACAGAAGGCAGTAGAAAGAGAATTCTGGGAAGGAGCAGCAGCTCAAGCTGAATCATCTGCCAATGGCAACATGTATCTCAGCAAGGCTAATCATGCACTTGTTCCAGTTTCTGGAGCTAAAAAGCCAGAGAACGCACTAATGATTCTAGAACAAGCAATTGCAGACTCACCTACTGGTGAGAATGCAGTCATTCATATGACTCGCGATGTGGCTTCAATTCTAGGTTCCCGTCTTATTTATAAGAAGGGAGATGACGAGAATTCTGGTCGTGCTATGACACGTCTTGGAACTCACGTTGTCATTGGTTCGGGTTATACAGGTAACGGTCCAATTGGAGATACAAACGCTGCGGCGTCTGCTACTAACAAGTGGATTTATGCAACTGGAGCAGTTGATGTTCACCTCGGTAAAATCGAGATTGTGAATGAAAACTTAGCTCAAGGTGCAGATGTTACAATTAATAACATGCGGATTAAGGCATTTCGCCCTGCAGCTGCGTATGCAGATCCGTCGATTCATTACGCAATGCGAGTGACACTTCCTAGCGACTAAAAGCAACAACAACATAGAATAAGGAGCACACTGGAATGGCTACACAGGACTACGCGGCTAGCGTCCAAGGTGTGGCGATCCGAGTCACTCGACTGGACGCCGCTGGTAACCTGCTTAATGGAGCAGGTGACTCTTACACCACCTCGGCGTTTCTTCGCGCATCATTCACCCCTGAATATGAAGAGGGTGACGAAATTGTAGAGAAGTCAGCAGACGGTACTGTATGCGTGTCATACAAAGCCCCTGACACTCTAAAGCGCATCACTATGGAGATCGCGATTTGCGAACCAGACACTGAGCTTTCAGCTCTAATGTCTGGCGGTCTACTTCTCCGCAAGAATTTTGGTTCATATGCATCACCTGATAACAAGTCAATCGGTTGGGCCGCACCAGCTGTTGGCGACGACCCTGCTGGAAACGGCGTTTCAATTGAAGTATGGTCATTTGCAGTGAAGGACGGAAAGCGTGACACCACACTTCCATACTTCTACTGGGTATTCCCATATTGCAAGCTTCGTCAAAGCGGTGACCGTGTTATTGAAAATGGTTTGCTTGCGAACACCTTCGAAGGCTACGGCCTTGGAAACCCACAGTTCGAAATGGGTCTAGATGGCCGCTGGGAGTTCCCAGTAGCTGCAGAACGTCCATATTCATATGCTCGTTCAAACTGGGCACCAGAAGGACTAAAGGGCTTCTACCGCTGGTTCGATTTGTCAACAAAGACAATCACCAACAAGTCTCTCACTTCAAACACTGCAACCCTTACAACAGGTTCTGCACACGGGTTTGAAGTTGGTCAGTCAGTAACAGTCGAGGGCGTTGATTCAACATTCAACGGAACTTACACAATTACTGCAGCTCCAACTCCAACATCCTTCCGTTTTGCTAAGACAGCAACTGATGTTCCATCAGCAGCAGTAAGCCCAGCTGGTTCAGCAACTCGTAACCGCGGATATCTCGCAGTCTCTGACTTCGATAGCCAAGGTTCAGAAACTGGATATAACGTTCCAGGCTCTGATACCTACAACCCAGATCTACCAATCGACTTCATCATTGCGTCGACTGAGGATCCATCCGCCTAGTAATAGTAGGAAAAAGGGGCGGGCAGATGCCGTTTGTGTTTAGCACTCGGTTCCCTGCCCGCCCCTATTCACATTTGTAGAAAGGGACGCAATGAGCAACTTATGGGTTGATACAGAAGAGTTAGGCATATATGCCGAATCTGATTATGCCTATGAAGCCGTTAAGACTGCCTCTTACATGCTTTGGGCAATGTCAGGCCGCAAGTTCTCTGGCACCACTACAGTAACCGAGCGTTATGTTTCGGTGTATGACCCATATCTTCGTGCTGGCGCTTCTCGCTTGTCATACTCTCCTACTCTTATCAATGGTCAAGTAGAAAACCTTCCTCAGGGGGGATTTGGTTCTGATTCCCACCATGATTACCAAGGAGATGGAACATCTTCCTACAGCCGTGTACGCCTTCGTGGTCGCAAAGTGGTTCGAGTACATGCTCTTCGTACAGGTGACGGAGATATTGTTGACCCAAATACTTATTATTTAGCTGACCACTCAACTATTTATGGCACTCCTAATGCCACATGGACTCCTTCTAATGTGGAAGTTACATACACATATGGCTCTCCTCCACCAGTAGCAGGTAAAGCAGCCGCCAGAATTCTTGCTACAGAGCTTGTAAAACTCTATGAAGGAGATGACACCTGCGCCCTACCTCAGCGGGTAACTTCTGTATCTAGACAAGGTGTTTCTTACACTGTTCTAGATTCTCAAGACTTTATTGATGACCTTCGCACTGGTGTTTACGCTGTTGACCTATTTTTAAAGACTGCAAACCCAGATAAAGCCCGTGCCCGTTCCCGTGTGTTCTCCCCAGATACTCCTCGTGCTCGACGTATTATTGGTCAGGCACCTGCTTTCGAGCTGTCTGCCTTTGACTTGTACTTTAACCAAGAAGGCGGAACTAACATTTACTACCTCGATGAGTTTGGTGGAGATTTCCTAACTCTTGATAATGCTTGGACAGTTACAGCAACTGTTTCCAACTATACAAACACAACTAGTACAACTTTTACGGAGGCAGCAGCATTAGACCGTACTGAGGGAACAATTAGATTAAGTCTTAATTACACAGACATTCTTCCAATTCTCGGTACTCGTGACCCAGGTACTTTAGACCTTTATGCAACAAGACCAAGTCTAGGTAACCCTGCAGTTGATGAAGTAATAAACCTTTTGACAAGCAACATTATTTATCAACTAGGAAATCCTGTAACCCCTATAGCACTTCCCTAGAGACGGAGATAGACAATGGCACTTCCTAACGTGACTGGTGTGTCAAATGACGCTAAAAATTTGGCTAATTTGATGCAAGATGTTTTAAATAGAGTTATTAATGTTTATAACTCTTATGACATGCCTCTTCCAGCACGTCGTTATTGGAATATAGCCACTCCTGTTGTCGACTGCGAACAGCTTGTTGTTTCTCTTATTCAGATGTATGTAGGAACTCCAGGAGATGAAGCAACTGAGCCTCGTCGTTGTAATGACCCTCGCTCTGTTACCTTAAATATTTCTGTCTCCCGTGAGGTCCCAATTGTTCAGCAAAATGGTCAACCACCTCTAGCTGATGATATTCAAGCAGCAGCTGTTGTTGCAGCTTACGATGCTTGGATTCTTATGGAAAGTATTAACCAATTCGATTCTTGGGCAACTAATGGTCCATTTGGTATGGGCGTTATTGCAACTGTTGACTCTGCTCCTCCCGAGGGTGGATTTCAAACAACTCGTATGACAATCACGATGGTGGTTCCATAATGGCTGATGTAATTTTTATAGAAAATAGAGCAGGTATGGAGTATCTGCTTAGGTCTTCAAATGGTCCAATAGGAAAAGATTTAAGAGCAAGAGGACTAAGAGTTTTGAGTGGGGCTCGACGTCAAGTCGGTGTTAGAACTGGAGCACTTCGTGCATCCATTCATATGCGACATTTTACTGACACGAGAGGTCAATATGTTCGAGTTGGCTCTACCTTGAGCTATGCAAAAATGCATCACGAAGGCACTTCTCCGCACATTATTAAGCCAAATAGAAAGCAAGTTCTAAAGTTTGCTACAAGAGGTCAAATAGTTTTTGCCCATGTAGTGAAGCACCCTGGTACAAGACCTAATCGTTATCTGACAGATAACCTTAGGTTAGCTAGGTAAAATAGATACACCTATTACACCAGTAATAGGAAAGACACAAACAAAGGAAACAGGATGACAAACCGATTCAAGGACTTCGGTGGAGCTGCTCAAGAGTTCTCTCCACTATCGTTCAAGATTCACGGTGAAGAGTTTCATTGCCGACCAGCAATTCAAGGCAAGACACTTCTTACCATCGTGGCAAATTCAGATGAGTCTGATGGTGCAGCGGTAGCACGAACCATCAACGAATTCTTTGAGAAGACTCTTCTCTCAGAGAGTTTGGAGAAGTTCAATGCACTTCTCAACGACCCAGACAAAATCGTAACCGTGGACACCCTCGGTGAGATTACTGCGTGGCTAGTGGAACAGTATTCACTCCGCCCTATGCAGCAGCCAGAGCCTTCCTCGAGTGGGCAGTAGATCTCTGGCCTTACGTTAATGGGAAAGCAATTGTGAGCGGGCTGAAACTAGCTGAAATGGATGCGGCTGATATGGTCGACGTCCTTCACTACTATTTTGAGGATGATTTAAATCTTGTCTCTCAAGAACAAGTAGCAGCAAAGTCAGAGTCGCGTTCAGTGATCTACAGAACGCTGTATGGCACGACTTACAAGTACAGAGTTGATACGAGTGCAGGTTCAACTGCAACCGCATCTGGCTCGCAGTCCTTTGACGATCTAGTTCCATTTGATCCGTCAAATAGCGTAACTAAACCTTATGTACCACCAACTGATTTTGACGCAGAAATGTCAAAACCATTTGGAACAGTACTTGATGCACCGCTCGGATAGCTAGGAGGTGAGAGCATGGCAGTAGTAGGTGAAGCACACGTCATTGTCCGTGCTATCACAAATCGCGTTCGTCCCGATATTCAAAGAGCCTTTGAAGGCTTAGACGGTATTGGTGAAAGATACGGACGCGATATTTCCAACTCTTTTTCAAGAGGGCTATCCAGCGGTGACAAGGACAGAGGAGGACTCTTTAGTGCAAAGTTTAGAAAAGAAGCTGAAGACGCTCGACTAGGTTTACAGAGATTAATCACTACAGGATACTTTTTAGGTCCTGCATTTACTGCTTTAGCAGGAGCTATTGGTGCTGTAGGTGGTGGATTATTAACTTTAGGTGCAACCGCAGCTGCAGTAGCAGCAGGTGGTTTAGTAGCAATGACCGCTACTTTAGGTGCCGTAGCGCAAGCTGCTCTAACTGCAAAACTTGCATTTTCTGGTGTTAGTGAAGCTTTAAAAGCTGGACTAAAAACCCAGAAAGGTTCTATTGCAAATGATAAAGCAATTGCAGCAGCTAGGCGAAGAGTCTCAGACGCTACATTAAAACTTAAGCGTCTTCAAACAGAAGGAAAACCAGAACTTCTTGCTCAATTAGCTAAAAGGCAGCTTGATGCAGAAGAGAACCTTGCTGATGCAAAAATTTCTGCTTCTCGCTCTGAGCGCACTTATCGAGATGCTCAGGAAGCAAGTAATAAAGCAACGCAGCAACTTAATAAAACTCGTGAAGAGGCTAAAGAAAAACTACAGCAGCTCAGATTTGAGACTGAAGGCGCTGCAATCTCCGAGAAAAAAGCACGACTTGAGTTTATTAAAGCAAGAGATGCGTTGCAACGCGTTCAAGACCTCCCACCAAACTCTCGTGCTCGACAAGAAGCCGAGCTTGCATTTGCCGAGGCTGACCTCAACCTTCGTAAGGCTATTGATCGAAATAAAGATTTAAAGAAAGAAGAAAAAGCAGCAACTGCTGTTGGCGTCGAGGGTTCTCAGGCTGTTAAAGATGCTGCCATTGCAGAAAGAAATGCTCGAGAAGCAGCTGGAGATGCTGCTGTTGATTATGCAAAATCTTTGAAATCAGTTGACGATGCAAAGAAAGCCCTTTCTGAAGCTACAGATGAAGCAACAAATGATGAAAAGAAAAGCAAAGCAGTCCGTGACATCAATCGTCAAATTGGACTAGCTATTCGTGATGTTGTAGATGCTGAAAAAGAATTAGCAGACGCTCGAAAAGGTCCTGGAGCAGATGCTTTTGCTGATGCTCTTGCTGGCTTATCCCCTGAGGCTCAAAGGTTTGTTAAATACTTAATGAGTATCCAAGGCGAGTTTAAAAAACTTAGAGCCGCCGCTGGAAAGAACCTATTCCCTAAACTTGAAACAGCAATTCAAAATCTTGTAGATAACCTATTTCCAAAACTTATTCCACTGCTTGAAGGCACTGGAGGAGTTCTTGGTGATATTGCTATTGATTTTTCTAATGCACTCACTGAAGGTACAAATCTTGCTAACCTTCAAAAGGTATGGAAAAACAACGACACTCTCCTAAGAAGAGTAGGTAAAGGTGCTGCTGGATTCTATGGCGGGCTTGTTGCTCTTCTAGCTGCAGCTGAGCCTTTGATTGACAAGTTTGGTTTATGGATTCAGCGTCTTGGCGAAACTTTTGATAAAACAATGAAAGCTAAACAAGCTACAGGAGAGCTTACAGAGTTTTTTGAAAACATTAATAGAATCTCGAGTGGCTTAGGAGATGCTTTCAAGAAGGGCTTTGGCTCTCTAGGCGACATTATTGACAACGTTATTGCCCCAGGTGGTGCTGCAGATATCTTTGTTAAATACTTAGACACCACCTTTACAAAATGGAAAGAATTTACAAGCGGTGGGGCTGATAACGAAGGTCTTACAACGTTCTTAAATGGGTTAACAACCAACTTTACAAAGCTTTTGGATTTAATTGGCAATATTGTTGGTGAATCAGCCAAAGTTGGAGCTTCTGAAGGTTTTGGAATACTTCTTGACAAGCTTAATGAAGCAGTTGACATTTTTGGAAGTATTGGTGAAGAATTTTCTGGGACTCTTCCTGCTTTGGGAGATGTAGTAGTTGAGTTTGCAAAACTTGTGAAGGTGTTTGCAGATAGCGGAGCTATTCAAATATTCTTTGAAACACTGTCTAAGATTTTTAGAGTTTTAACAAATATTTTTGGTAGTGATATTGGTCAAAAGATTTTGATATTTACTGGAAGTATCTTTGCTGTATATCGTGCATTTGCCCTTGTAGGTAAGGGTGCAAGATTTGTATTTCTAGGAATTATTGGTTCGATTCTAAAAGTTAAAAATACTTTTAGTGGACTACTTAAATTTATACGTGACCCATTTGGTAAATTCCGTACTGGTTCTGGTTTAACCAGAAAAGAACTACAAAAACAGATGATTGTAGATAAGCAAAAGAAAGCAGCGATGAGGGGCGTTTATCTATCTGCAGATCAAGCTGCTATAAGTCTTCGTAAAGTTTCAACTTCTTCTGCTGCAGCAAGGGCTGGAATGCAGAAAAGCACTGGTGCTGCAAAGGTAAAGACTGGCGTTTTAAGAGGTTTGGGAGCTGCTGCTCGCACTGCTGGTAGAGGTCTTGCTTTAATTGGCGGTCCTATTGGAATTCTTCTTCTAGTTCTTCCTCTTATTATCGAAAACTGGGACAAGATTGTTGCCTTCTTTAAAGAACTTCCTAAAAAAATTGGAGAAATATTCTCAAAGGTATGGGGTGCAGTTAGTGAAAAGGTTCCAGAAATTTGGACAAAGGTTAAGACTTTCTTTACTGAAACTTTAATCCCAGGAATTGTGGACTTTGGTAAAAAAGTCCTTGAAGTTTTGGCATTTATCTTATTCCCTATTCCAAGTTTAATTATCAAGTTTTGGCCTGAAATCACTAAATTCTTTACTGAAACTGTCTTCCCTTGGTTTACTGCACTTCCTGGAAAAGTTATGGAGTTAGCGGGCAAAGTTTGGAACTTCCTCAAGGATGCTGCTGTCACTTCATGGAACACTCTTCTTTCTTGGTTTAAGACTGTTTGGGATTGGTATACATTCTTACCTAAAAAAGTTTTTGAGCTTGCAGGAAAAGTTTGGAACTTTTTATCAGACAAGATTAAAGATGCTTGGAATGCAGTAACTACATACTTTACAAATACTTTAGTTCCATGGTTAACAGGATTACCTAAGAGATTTATTGATGGTGCTGGAAAGATTTGGGGATTTGTCTCTGATGGTCTTGGTACAGCGTATCAAGCTGTAAAAACTAAGATGGAAGAAGTCCTTGGTTGGGTGAAGGGAATCCCACAAAGATTTACAAACAACCTTAAGGGTATTTGGAGTTTTATATCTAGTGGGCTACAAGGCGCTTGGGAGTTAGCTAAAAACTGGTGGAACAGCAATGTAGCTTCAAAGAGATTAAAAATTGGTGGCTTTGAAGTATTTGGAAAGAAACTTCCAAGTTTTGAGATTGGCCTACCTAGACTTGCTATGGGTGGAATTGTTCCACCAACAAGAGGTGGAATGCTCAGCCTTATTGGTGAAGGTGGAAGAGCAGAGCGCGTTGAACCTTTGGACCCAGACGGGTTATCAAAGCGTGATAAAGCCATGATTGATTACATGGCAGGTGGTTCTGGTAGAGGCATAACAGTAAATGTTTACCCTTCAGCTGGTATGGATGAGCGTGAGCTTGCAAACCTTGTATCACGTCAGCTTGCTTATCAAATGAGACGAGGAGCTGCATAAAATGACTTCTTACAATCAAGCTCAGGAAAATTATTACGTTAATAGAGGTCTTACACCCCTACAACCAAATGAAATAGAAAAACTAAAACTTCAAGCAAATATTATTCTTGGAGATTTTATTTTTAACACTATTGATGAATTTGGTGTTGTTTGGGTTGTCACAGATATTGAAGGTTGGTGGTCTATGCCACCAGCAGAAATGCCAGATATTGCTCGGGGATTTGGTGACGGTTCTTACGATGTTCAAGGACGATATGCTGCAAGAAGTCTTGTTTTAAAGGGAACTTTCCTTGTTCAAAACCCTGCTCAGGTGGAAACAGCTCGAGATAGATTAGTAGCCGCTTGCGACTTGGTTTATAAGGGAACATGGCTAAAGACTGGTAACGACCCAATTAGAGCGTCTTTTGTTCGTCTAAGTGGGGATGTTCAAATAAACACTGATAATGCTCGTGGCAGAACAAACTTTGAAATCGGTCTTCGCGCTGCAGACCCAATTAAATATTCTTGGAACGATGCTAGCCCAGACGGCTACAGCGTTGTAGAAGTTCCTGTAAGTAACATTGAAACTGGCTATGACGGAACAGGTTCAGTAGTCAATATTGGAAATTACCCTGTTCCTTGTATTTTAGAAATTAGTGGACCTTTAACCTCTCCAGCTACAATTTATAACAGAACAACAGATAAGCTTCTTTTAATAACTCAGTCTCTTAAAGGCAGCATTACAAGGTCTATTGTAAATAAACAGCTTGTTTTTGATACAACTCAATTAAAGGACATTGCTACGTTGACAACTACAACTAAGCATGATTTTAAAGTTGGAGACAGTATCTATATCTCTAATGTTGGATTTCCGTTTGATGGAGAGCAGTCGATATTAACTGTTCCTACAGACACAACTTTTACTTTTGAAACACAGTCTGCAGAAGTGCGTGAAATTGTTTCTAAGTCTCTTTTAAATACTGTTGCTCGACTTGAGACAACAACTCCTCACGGTTTTGGGTCTGGCGATTCAGTAACAATAGCTGGAGTAGATAGTCTTTTTGACGGGGTATATACAGTTACAGGAACTCCAAATGCTAATAGTTTTACATACCAAAAGACTCGAGTACCGCCAAGAGCTATAACAGGAAAAGTTGTTGTATCTAACATTGCAACAATAACAACTTCTGACGTACATCAATTTATTATTGGAGATACAGCCACCGTGGCTGGTGCTGGAATTCCTTTTGACGGTTCATATGGAATTACTGCTGTAACTAGCAATACTTTTAGCTATGCTGCAACTCGTACAAATGCAAAAGAGATTGTAAGCAAACAGCTCACTTCTAATATTGCAAGCTTAGTTACTAACTCTGCTCACGGTTTTATTGTAGGAGAGTCAGTGGCTATTTCAAACGTAGACTCTCACTTTAACGGGAATTACACAGTTTTAGATACACCAACTTCTACCAGCTTTACATATAAAAGAGCATCTGCAAACGAACGGTCTATTGCAACTCGTTCGGCGTCTTCTAATACAGTTATATTGACAACAACAACTCCACATAATTTTATAATTGGTGAAAGAGTCACGGTTTCTGGGGTAGACCCTACCTATGATGGAACTTTTGTAATTACAGCCATACCTAGTACAACCACTTTCTCATACTCAAAAACCGTTACTAATTTAATTCCTACAGTGGTATCTGCAGGTTTTGTCGAGGTTGCAACTAGAAAAGTAAGTTCTTACTCAAGGACTGGAAATATAGTAACTGTAGTTACAAATAGCTCTCATGGGTTATTTACTGGGGCAGAGGTTCGTTTCTCTGGAACAACCCCGTTCGGAACAGATGCAAGGCAAGTTGCTTCTATTCTTACTGCAAACTCTTTTACGGTAGTAATCTCTGGTACAGATATTCCAAGTACAAATGTGACAACAGTTTTTCTTGAGCTTTTAGGTATTGAAAACGTGACCACAGTAACTCCTAGTGGAACAGCAACTGTTTCAGGAAGTCTTCCTTTCACTGGGTCTTCAGGAACTGCTAGTGTCTCTGGAACAGTAGCAGCAACTCAGGCGTCTGGAAAAGCTATTAAAAAGAACGATGTCATCTTTACTCCAGGTATTTCAAATGCTACTGCTGTCCTATCTGCAGATATTTTAGAAATTGATACAAAAAATAGAGAAGTTGCTTTTAACGGAGAAGTTGATGGTGCTCGAGGAAGAGTTGATGTTCTTGCTGATTTTATTGAAATTGCTCCTGGCAATAATCAGATAGAGTTTGAGGATGCTGGAAACCCAAAGGGTGGGGCAAGCTTAAGAATCTACTACCGCTCTGGATGGCTTGGATAAAAGGACAAAATAAAAATGACACTACAGACTAATGTTGAATATCGATATTACCTAACAGATTTGCTAAGCAACACTGTTATATCAGAGGTGCCTTTTAAAAGCGTTTCTTATGAAAGAGCTAATAAAAAAGCTGGTGGCTTTTCTGGAACTATACCTTTCATCGAGACTACAAAAGCTTTAAATCTTTATGAGTCTACAATGCCAGGAAGAACTGGTTTGTACATAATTCGAAATGGCACTTGCGTTTGGGGAGGGATAATTTGGGCGCGTCAATACAGCGTAGCCACAAAAGAGCTTTCTGTAGATGCATCAGAGTTTGTAAGTTATCTTTATCATAGAAATATTTGGCAAACTATTATTTATGGTTCTGAATATGTTGGAGTTTCTGCGTATTCAATTTCTAATGGAACTGCAACAATCACAACAGATGCGGCTCATGGATTTATTGAAGGTCAGTTTGTAAAAATTACTACAGTAAACCCAGCGGTGGACGGTGACTATCAAATAATCTCTATTCCAGCCGCAAATCAATTTACCTACTCGACAAACTCGGCGAACACCTCTGGAAGCAGCACCTCGGGGGCGTGCAGACTACTTGCAGATACATATGATGTTGCTCGCGATTTGGTATATAGAATTAACACAGATTTAGGTGGGGTTAATTTTGCTAATGAAGCAATTAGACCATCAAAAGACTATGACGTACCTGTTATTAAAAAAGAACGCTCTGCAAACGTAGTAACTATAACTACAGCCACCGAGCACGACATAATTATTGGTCAAGAAATTACTTTGTATGAGGTGGGATCTGGCTTAGACGGAACTCATTTTGTTACCGAAGTTCCTTCTAGAACAACTTTTAGATTTGATTTAAATGGTCCAGATGTGCCATCGGCTGTAGTAAACGGTCTGCAAACATTTAACGTAACTTTTAGAAAAACACAAAATGGTGTTGCTGAACTTACACTGGACAGGCCCCACGGGTTGTCTGTTGGCTCTTCTTTTGTTGTTACTGGTGTAGACAGCTTTTTCTCTGGAACTCTAGACTCTACATATAATGGAAGACACGTTATTAGTAACGTTCCGTCTGCAAATATAATTCAATATGTAACTGGTGGAATACTTAACGATTCTAGACCTGTATCTGGTGGAACCGTTACCATGGGAAGTAAAGTTACATACGGAGACTTTGGAAGCTATCTATCAAACTCAGATATTGGTATTTCTCTTTCTGATACCAATAAAAGTGGAGTTTATAGAGACACAAGAATTTTTAGAGGCTATCAAAACAAAACTGTTGGAGAAATTCTTGAAGACTATTCAAACTCTGTAAATGGTCCATTTGATTATCGTATTGAATGTGATTATGACTACGACACAGCGAGTTTTACAAGAACGTTTGTTACCTTCCCAAGTCAACCAGATTTTCTACCTGCAAATGGGTCGTACTATGAGCCCGAGGAGCTTGGAGCAGACCAAAGAGTCTTTGAGTATCCTGGCAACATTCTTACTTTTACAGTTGATGAATCGGCTGAAGAAGCTGCAACTCGATTCTTTGTTGTAGGTCGTATTGAAGATATGACTGATGACGCCAGTCAACCATATGCTGGTGCAGCAAATCGTTCATATCTTTCCGCTGAGAGCGGTCGAAGTTGGCCACTTCTTGACCAAGTAGAGCAAATAGATGAGATTGAGAACGAAGACGCTTTATGGAACTACGCTCAAGAATATTTGTATGAAGCTCTACCCCCTATCGGTACATACAACATTCAAGTTAACGGCTCTCTTTCACCAGTAATTGGTTCATATGTTCCAGGCGATTACTGCACAATCATTATTGATGACGAATTTATACGTCAACGCATGGGTGATGACCAAGAGCCGCGAGATGACGTTCTTGTGAGAAAAATAGAGTCTTTTAAAGTCTCCGTTCCTGACAGTCCTACCTTCCCAGAAACGGTAGATTTAGTGTTGATACCTGATTGGAAAGTAGACAAGAAGAGAGAGTTTAAGGAAGAAAATGGCTTCTAGAAGAAGAACGCGTAGCAGAAGTCTTACTGGCTCGTTATCTGATGTCCAAAAAAGACTTAAGTATTTAGAAGGAAGACCTTCTCCTTCTAGATTAGGTAATTACTCTGTTAAAGGGAATAACTTACAGCCTCGCTCGGTTGCTGCAGACCAACTTGCACTTTCTGCTGTAACAGCTCTCAATGTTGAAGAAGGAGCTATCGGCATTCGAGAGATGGGTGAGAACTCTGTTGATTCTTCAGAGATTCGAGAGAACGCTGTTGGAACTAGCGAACTTGGTATTGACGCTGTCTACAATGAGAATGTTAATGTCAATGCTATTGGTTTAACAGAAATGGACGATAACTCTGTTGATGCTGCAGAGATTCGTCTTAACGCAGTGGGTTCTGAGGAAATTGCATTAGGTGCTGTTAAAGCAGATGAAATCGATATTGATGCTGTTGGTCTTTCAGAAATGGGAGACAACTCCGTAGATGCCGCAGAAATTAGAACTAACGCCGTGGGCTCCGACGAGATTGCAATTGGTGCTGTTAAGGCAGATGAAATTGATGTTGATGCCGTCAACCTTTCAGAAATGGGTAATGACTCCGTAGACTCTGCAGAAATTAGATTAAATGCGGTTGGTACTTCCGAAATTGCTACAAACGGTGTAGATGCAGATGAAATTGCACTAAATGCTGTTGGACAGGCAGAGCTTGGAACTAACGCTGTTGATGGAGATGCAATACTTAGTGGAGCTGTTGAAAATCGTCATATAGCCACTGCTGGTCTTACTGCATCAAGAATAACAAGTGGGACATTTGATACTGCAAGAATTCCTAGCTTAGATGCAGGAAAAATAACAAGTGGAACATTTGCTGATGCTCGAATTCCTAGCTTAACTGCAGCAAAAATAACAAGTGGAACATTTGCTACTACATTAATTCCTAGCTTAGAAGCAGCAAAAATTAACTCTGGTGTTTTTGCTGATGCTCGAATTCCAGGAATTTCAGCAAGTAAGATTGACTCTGGAACTTTAAGCATTAGCCGTATTCCAACTGGTACTGGTTCTAATCAAGTAGCTCTTGGAAACCATTCGCATTCAGGCGGTTCGGTACCTGCTCACACGCACCAATTTTTTGGTCAAAGTCTGATAACAAATCCTGGTGCTCTCTCAGGCCACTCCCACTTAGGCCGAGATGGTAGCCACCAACACGGGCTTACTGTTCAAGGAACAGTTGGTTCTGTTGTCACATCTAGCAGAAAATTTAAAAAAGATATATCAGATTACGAGATTGATCCAAAAAAAATTCTCGAACTAAAACTTAAAAAATACAAATACAGAGAAGCTGCTCCAGCTAGACAATTTCAAGATGATCTAAATAGAGAGTGGATGCATGGCTACATTGCTGAAGAAGTTCAAGATTTAGGTATTGAAGAAATAGTTGTTTATAATGAAAATCAAGAGCCGATTGGTTTAAATTACGGACTTCTTTCGACACTAGTTGTAGAACTCCTTAAATCTCAACAAGATGAGATAGACTTCCTAAAAGAAGAAGTACAACGACTAAAGGATGCAAAATGATAGAATATATTGCTAATTTTTATGGAGCCGAAAAACGTCCATACATTTGCAAAAAATTTACTGCTTCTAACGGAGAAGACTCTCATACTCTGATAAATCTTGGAAACGAAGAAGATGTAAAAGAGATTACTGCAGAGTTAATATATGAACATATGCAAAACGTACTTAAATACGTAGATGAAAAACTAGATTTAATGACCATCATTGCTATGGACGATTTTCAACATCAAGAGCCATGGCCTGTAAAAGGTTGGGCAGAGGTTGTTTGGGCTCAAAATGAAATTGAAGTGTGGTGGCAATACATATATAACAAGGATTATGAAGAGAGATATATGGCAGCTATTAATGCTAAATTAGAAGCAGAGTTAGCAGCAGAAGCTGAAACACATGAGACTCAAGACCACACTCATGACCCAGAAACAGGAGAAGCAATCCCGAACGAGACTACACCAGAGGAGACACAACCCTAATGTATGAAGTTAAGGACGGTTCTCGTACCCTCCAATTTAGCGGACGCCTTTTAGGTGAATCATCTTCTTGGCGCCGCGGGTCAACCCGATGGATTGAGTTTAAGCTTTACAAAACAGATAATGGTTCATATATTCTTTCTCGAGTCGGTGTTTCATTAGTTTTTCATGGAGCAGCTTGTCCACTAGTGAAGCGCTATGGACTTGTTGAAGCTGGCTCTGACGAGTTAAAAGTAGACTCTTTACCTTGTGAAGAGTGTTATCCAAGCAAAAACCTTCCTGTAATTTTCCCTGAAAAAGATAGAACATGGGCTCAGGTTTCGGAAGAGCCTGAACCTGTTTTAGATGCCCTTTACAAATATGATGCTGGTGGGGCAAGATATCTAACTCATGTAGCCCAAAGACTACTTGAACAAGCAGCCAAGTATGATGAAAAGATAGAATCAATCTACAGAATAGAGATGATTCCCTAGAAGAGAGATTGTAAGTGACTGAGAGACGAGATTTAACAGGAGTTCAATTAAAACTAGTTGACTCTGTAGAAAAAGCGCAAGAGTTCCTACATTGGCTTGGTGAACGACGTCCTTACAATGCCATAGCAATTGATACTGAAACTGGAGAACTTCCAGGTGGGCAACGCAAAGATGCATTATCTCCTTGGCATGGTCAACTTCGATTAGTCCAAGTGGGCGACGGTATGACTGGTTGGTCTATACCGTGGGAAGAGTGGAACGGCGTCTTCTACGAAGCAATGAATCGTTTTGACGGTCCAATTGTCTGTCACAACATTGCGTTTGAAGCTCGTTGGTTTGAGATTAAATCTAAGTGGCGTATTCCTTGGGACCGTGCACATGACACGATGATTATGGCTCACATTGTTGATCCACTTGGGTCAGGAGCATTGAAAGAACTTTCCGCTCAGCACATCGACCCTTACGCTGCACATCTACAAAGCAAACTTGATGAAGAGCTTGCTGCAAATGGGTGGACTTGGGGAACAGTTCCTATTTCATTTGAACCATTCTGGTCTTATGGAGCACTCGATACTGTTCTAACAATGCGTCTTTGGGAAATGTTTTGGGAGAAGTGTGGGCCAAACGGTCCATATAGTCGCGCATATGAATTGGAGATGGGTGCTCGCAAGGTAGTCACCAGAATGGAAATCAATGGAGCAACTGTTGATGTTGACTATTCTAAAAAGAAATATGACGAACTTCTTGATTACACAGAAAAAACAAAACTTTGGGCGTTTAACAAATTTGGTGGTTCTATAACTAGCAATCAGCAACTAGTAAGAATGCTTGAAGATTTGGGAGCAGAGATAACAGAGTTCACTGCTTCTGGTCAAAAGTCTGCTGCAAAAGATCAGCTAGATAAACTAGTAATTGAAGGTAACGAAGAGGTAAAAGAGTTAGCAGAGATAGTTCTTCAAGTTAGAAAAGCTGAAAAACTTGCTAGCACTTACTTTTTAAACTTTATCAATATGAATATAGATGGAGTTCTACATCCCTCAATTAAAACTGTAGCGGCTAGAACATCTCGTATGTCTATTACTGACCCAGCTCTACAAACTCTTCCAAAGGGAGATGCGACTGTCCGTCGAGCATTTATACCTAAAGACCCAGACCATGTAATCATCACTTCCGACCTAGATCAGGTTGAGTTCCGTATGTTTGCATCGCTCTCAGGGGATGAGAATCTCATCAACCTGTTTAACATGGCAGATGCAACTGGCTCAGACCCGTTCACCGAAATTGGTCGTCAGGTTTATCAAGACCCAACTATGCAAAAGTCGGACAAGCGTCGTAATCTTATTAAGGGTGTTGTTTATGGTCGTCTCTACGGCGCAGGAGTTTCTAAACAAGCACTAACTGCTGGCGTCCCAGAGCCGCAGATGCGTGCTGTTTCAGATTCTTTTGACATTAATTATCCAGGTATGGCGTCTTTTCAAAAACAAATAGACAACATAGGACAACGTCGTTTCCGTGAAGAAGGTCAGGGCTATGTTCACACGTGGACTGGTCGTCGTATCCCCTGTGACGATGACCGTACATACACACTTGTAAACTATCTAATTCAAGGTGGAGCAGCTGAAGTATTTAAATCAAATCTTTTAAAGTTAGACCAAGCAGATTTGACTGACTATTTGATTGTTCCTGTACACGATGAAATTGTTCTTCAAGCTCCTAAGGGCGAAGCCGAGGAAATTAAACAACTAGTAAAAGAATGCATGACTACTCGAGAAGGTTGGTCAGTACCACTTACAGCAGATGTTGATGGACCATTACAGAATTGGGGTCAAAAGTATGAATAGTAATTTTGCAGTAGTGTCTATCGACCCAGGTAAAGCCAGCGGGATTGCTTTAATTACTTGGTCTGGTGGGTCAGAAGATTTGCCAGTAAAGGTCTACTCAATGGAGTCTCAGCCTGAAGATTTTGCTGCCGATGTAAGAGCGGTATTGGCTCAGGCGGCGGTCGCACCTTCTGTAAAAGTGGTCTGTGAACGTTTTATTATAAATGCCGCAACAGTCAGAAATAGTCAGGCTCCATACTCTTTAGAGCAAATAGGTGTTTTAAAACATCTATGTAGAGAGTCTGGGTACGACCCTGAAAATATATGGATGCAAAATCCAGTAGATGCTAAAAACATGTTCCCGAACCAAGCACTAAAGAAAATCGGGACTTGGCATGTGGGCGGAGAAGGTCATGCTAATGATGCAATACGACACGCCCTACTTGCCTTAACTAAGCAAAAATGGGTACCTCGTGTACTCTTAGACAAAGAAAAATAACTATCAAGAAATAAAAAGTTTTTTAATTTTTCGTGATAGTATTTAGACATAACGACAGAAGGTAGCAAATGCCAGTATTAGTGGAACTTGACGAGTCCAAGAGTCATATAGTCATAAAAGCCGAATGGCGGTTTAAAGACCTATGTAAGTCTATTCCCGGCTCTAAATGGTCGGCTCAAGACCAACTGTGGAGAATCCCCCTAAGCTGGTCTAGTTGCCTTGCACTACGCTCTACATTCCTCAATGACCTACAAATAGGCCCTGCCCTCAACGATTGGGCAGCTAATGAATTAACTACCCGTATAGGCCCTGCAATGGCTCTTAGAGAGGTTTTAGAGGCTGATGGGGATGAAGACTTGTTCCCGCATCAAAGGGCTGGCGTACAGTTCCTTAGCACGGCTAAACGTGCTCTTTTAGCTGATGAACCAGGCTTAGGTAAGACAGCTCAAGCTATCCGTGCCCTGAAGAAAATCCAAGAGCAGGGTGAACCAGTATTCCCAGCTCTAATTGTCTGCCCTAACACCCTAAAAAAGAACTGGGCTAGAGAGTTTGAAAAATGGTGGCCTGAAGTCACTACTCAGGTGGTTAAGGGCAGTGCTGTCCAAAGAAAAAAACAATTTGAAGCACAAGCCGATGTTTATGTCATCAATTGGGAAGCCTTAAGGGGACACTCCAGATTGGCTCCATATGGCTCTGTTGCTCTTACAAGATGTTCTGATTGCGGTGGACACGATGAGTCTGTTAGTGCTAACCGTTGTGAGGTGCATACACGGGAACTAAATGAGATTGATTTTAAGGCTGTAGTTGCAGATGAGATTCACCGTTCTAAAGAACCTAAGAGCAAACAAACTCGCGCTTTGTGGGCTGCTACAGGAGATGCCAACATTCGATTTGCTTTAACAGGAACTCCAATTGCAAAAGACGTTGTAGATCTTTGGGCAATCTTGCATTGGCTATCTCCAAAAGATTGGCCTTCAAAGACTCGTTGGATTGAACGCATGGTTGATACGATGCTCAATGCTTTTGGTGGCATGTTAGTTCTTGGTGTGAAACCGCATATGCAAACAGAGTTTGATAAAGCAGTGCAACCAGTTATGCGAAGAATGCTTAAGTCTGTGGTGCTGCCTTGGCTCCCAGAAGTAATTAACGAGCGTCGCGATATTGAAATGTCACCTAAGCAAAAGAAAGCCTACGAGCAGATGCGTGACACCATGATTGCTGAACTTGAAAATGGCGATGCTCTTACTGCACCAAGTATTCTGACTCAAACACTGAGACTACTTCAGTTTGCAAGTTCCTCTGCTGTGTTAGAGACAGATGAGCAAACAGGTGAAGTTCGTGTCTATTTAACTGAACCTTCTTGCAAAGTTGATGCGTTAATGGACGATATTAATAATAATGATTTTGGTGACGACTCTGTAGCTGTGTGTGCTGTATCTAGACAACTTATCGATTTAGTTAGCGCTGAGATGACTAAAAAGAATATCCCTCACGGTTTAATCACTGGCGCCCAAACTGAAGACGAGAGACAAAAAGCAATTGATGATTTTCAATCAGGTAAAATCAAGTGGATTTTATTTACAGCACAAGCTGGTGGCGTAGGTGTAACTCTTACTGCTGCTCGTCGGTTGATTATGCTTCAACGCCCTTGGTCACTTGTCGACCACAAGCAAGCGTTGGACCGTGTGCATCGCATTGGGTCAGAGATTCATGACTCCGTCATCATTACTGATTATGTAACTGAAGGAACAATTGAAGAGAGAGTTATTAGTGTCCTTGACAAAAAGGCACAAAACTTCGAAGATATTGTTCAAGACCAAGCACAATTGTTAAAACTACTCAAAGACGATAAGGCAGGACTACTATGAGCGAAATAGTTAGAATCTCTAATAGCGAGATTCAGACATTTAAAGATTGTCGTCGTAAGTGGTGGCTCACTTATTACAGAAGACTGCAACCAAAATATAGAGACTCCACTGGAGCTCTTGCTCTTGGTACACGAATCCACGCCGCGTTAGATGATTATTACGCTAATGGAACTCCATTACTACAATCCCATTCAAATCTTTTGAACACAGAAAAAGCTGCTCTCTTAGCAGAATTTAAAGATGTATCAGAGTTAGAAAAAGAAGGAGAGCTCGGGCACATAATGCTTGAGGGATACCTACAGTGGGTAGAAGAAAATGGCATTGATGCAGAACTTGAAATGATTTCTACTGAAGAAGTCATCACTGCTCCACTGTTTAATGGCGAGGTTGAGTTAACAGGAAAGCTTGACATGCGTGTCCGTCGCAAGGGTGATGGTGTTCGTATGTTCCGTGACTTTAAAACTGTTGGTGGCTCTCTTGGAGACTTTGCAAACCTTGCTCCAATGAATGAACAGATTTTGACTTACATGCTCTTGGAATCCACCAAGAAGGATGAGTCAGAACGCTCAGATGGCGGAATCTTCACAATGTTGAAGAAAGTTCGTCGTTCTGCAGCGGCACGTCCGCCGTTCTACGACCAAATCGAAGTACGGCACAACATTTTCACCCTCAGGTCTTTCTGGGACCGTCTCCACGGAACCATTGCAGACATGATGCGTGTTCGCACAGCATTAGATGAAGGTGAAAATCCAGCATTCCATGCGTACCCACGGCCTAGCCGTGATTGCAAATGGAAGTGTCCGTTCTTCACTGTTTGCACTCTTGTTGATGACGGCAGTGCCGCCGAACAAGCAATCAGTGATAACTTCGTAGTAGCAGATCCATATGCTTATTATGGTCAAGAAGAAACTAAAGGAAATGAGTGACGAATGAGTGAAATCCAACGGTCGTTGACCGTAATGGTTTACGGAGAATCAAAAGTTGGTAAGTCAACTTTTGCTGTAACCGCACCGTATCCAAGACTCATGCTAGACGTCGAAGGCGGACACAGATTCTTGCCTATCGTTGTCAAGTATTGGGACCCATTGCGTGAGGAACCACCAATCGCAGATGGTACTTGGGACACTGTGGTTGTTCCAGTTCGAGATTATGACACTGTTATCAAAACATATCAGTGGCTACAACTCGGTAAACACCACTTTAAGAGCTTGATTATCGATTCTATTTCAGAGTTGCAAGTCAAGTGTATGGACAGCATTGCTGGTAACGAACAAATGAAGATGCAACAGTGGGGAGAACTTCTCCGTCACATGGGTGGCCTTCTTCGTGACCTTCGTGACCTCACAATGCACCCAACTAATCCACTCGAGGCAGTTGTTCTTACAGCAATGTCTCGTGTGACTCAGGACGGTAAGCATCGTCCATATCTACAGGGACAGCTCGCAATTCAAGCGCCATATTTCTACGACATTCTTGGTGCATTGACTATTGAGTCGTTCCCAAATCCTGACCCGTTGCAATCTCCTTACAAAGTTCGTCGCATGTATGTCGAGCGCACAAACGAATATGAAGCAGGAGAGCGAGTACAGGGACGTTTAGGAGCAATCGTTGAGCAAGACAAACTCTCGATTGATGTAATGCTTGACACCATCTTCGGCCCAAAGCAAGCGCCACAAGCCGAAAAAACCACCACTACTAAGAAGGAAACAACCGTATGAGTACTCTCAATTGGTCAGACCTCATTAAGAATGCTGGAGAATCAGCTTCTTATGAACCACTACCAGATGGCGATTACGACCTAGTTGTCGTAGAAGCCGTAGCAAAGGTTGCACAGTCTGGAAAGACTATGTTCAGCCTAAAGTCGCAAGTTGAATCAGGTGCATTTGCAAAGCGCCTAGTTTGGGACAACCTAACTGTCTCACCAGATAATTCAACTGCTCTAGGAATCTTTTTCCGTAAGATGGGAGCTCTTGGTCTAACTCGAGAGTTCTTTGATCGTAATCCAGCCCCTACAAATGCGCAGATTGAAGCTGCACTTGCAGGACGTAAGTTCCGTGCTCAGATTGGTCAAAAGACTTATCAGGGTCAAAAAAGGAATGAAATTAAGAACTACTACCCTGCCACGACTGCATCAGCAGCACCTGCAGGGGCAGCAGTTCCACCAGTTGCTGTAGCTCCTGCTCCAGCACCAGCTCCTGCTCCAGCACCAGCACCAGCAGCAGCACCTGCAGCACCGTTCTAAAGTGCCATTGTGTTAGAGCCGCCCAACGAAAAACGTTGGGTGGCTCTTCACATAAAACGAAAGAGATGATATGAAAGTTTTAATTACTGGGTGTACTGCTCAACAAGCATCTCGTTTGCATGTAGAAAGAACTCCTACTTTTTCAAATTTACTTGTAAGAAGTTTTCAAGATGCGGGAGTAGAAGCACACTTAGCGTCCCCCCGCTTAGATTGGGACGAGGGATTTCTTTCCCAATTTAATCTAGTAATTGTTGGTATTGCTCCTACAACTAGTATCTCAGCAAATAAGATTTACCCTGCATTTATAACAGCAGAAAAAGCTAGAAACATTGGAAATTTAGCACTACTTTTAGATGCTCCTGAAAGCTTTAAACTTCTCCCATCCTTCAGATCATGGTCAGATAAAGAGACAACTTTAAAAAGTTTTTATGACAGAAGAAAAAATTATTCTGATGTTGCAAAAGATGAAACCCTTCAAGACCAGCTAAAAAGTTTTATTTCATACTTATGCGAAGACCCTTGGCCTACAACCTTCTACCCTGCATTTCCTTGGTCTACAAAAGATAGTATGATAAAAAACATCTCTAATTTAGATTCAGAGGCTCTTTGCGGAATAAGTGTTGATTTATATGTCCTTTTACAACCAGCAAAAGTCAAAAATTTTTATGCTAGTGACGAATACTGGACCTGCGACTCTATGAATCCTTTTGGCAAAGAGCAACAAAAACTTCTCACTAAACCAGTGCTTCCCACAAGGTCTTCTATTTGGGAAAACGAGAATGACACACTTTCTAGAATTAGAGAGTCATTAGGCACTCTTATAGCTACATACAGAGGAGATGAGTCTTGGTGGTCTCCAGCCCTTGCTCAATCACTTTCTCAGGGCGTACCTGTAGTGCACAACTGGCGTTCTACAGGGTATTTAGGAAATGAGTGGTTAAATCTTGCTAGCACTGTAGAAGGTATGAATGTTTCTGACAGAGAAGAGCTTGCTTATAGTCAAAAACAATCATATCTTAATCAACTCCCAGAGCAGGAAGAAACTAGCAATATCTTATTAAAAACTATAAAACAGTTAGTTTAAATGCTTTACTAAAAGACTAAAAACTAATAGACTATATGAAAGAAGGGAGGCCTCATGGGAAGCCTAGATATTGATTGGATTAAATCCCAACTACAGGCCGCTAAAGTAAGAAAACCAGTGGGTGATGCCACTATGAAACTGATAGAACTTCTAGACTCTTTTGACTTAAGTCCAGAGTTTAGAACTAAAGCAGTCGATATGTTTTCTACTTTAGCAAAAGGTCATGTAGTTGCGAAAGAGCAAAAAAATGAAACTTGGGTACCAGTACAAGCAGGTTTTATAAAAGTTGCAGACTCGGTAAGAGTTAAATCAGATGCATTTGATGGTGAGCTAGGGACTTTACACAACGGTAGACGCGGTGTAGTAGTTGGTGTTAGATATGGCGACATTATTATTAAAAGCACTGATGGAAAAGAACCAGTATTAGATGGAGCTCATTATCCACCAACTAAACTTGAAAAACTAGTACTAACATGAAAAGTATTACCCTAAACCTAACAGTTCAGGGGGACAACTACGAAGAACTAAAAGAGAAAGCTGAAGTTGCAATCTCAAAGTTTTTAGGGACTGAAGACGAAGAAGACGATTTTTTTGACGAAGAATCTATTCCAGAATCTTTTAGGAACATAAACTATGAACTGGTAGTAACACAAATAGAGAACATGTCATCCGAATATCAATACTCGGCACAAGTGATAGCGAAGGTAAAAGATGTCAGAGAATGAAGTAACACCACCTCGTATAGAAGCCCTTCGAGAAGCAGCTCGCATTATTTCCACCGAGCGCAATATGAATTATGGAGATCCTGAAGATAACTTTGACAGAACAAGAAAAATTTGGTCAGTTATTTTGGGAGTAGATATCTCCAATGAAGATGTGGCCATGATGATGGTTGGTTTAAAAATGGCTAGATATGCAAACAAAGGAGATTTTCAACCCGATACTTGGATTGATATCGCTGGCTATGCTGGATGTGGTTATGAAGTAGGGCTCAAGGAAGAAAAAAACAAGAAGGGATAAAACAAGTGGAAAATGTCCGCCCACCCTGGCAATATGAAGACCCGCTTTGTGCTCAGGTGGGAGGTAACTTATTTTTTGCTGATGATAGAGATGAGCCAGGACTTGTAGCAACTCCTGAAGTAAATTATGAGGGAGCAAGAAGAATTTGTAAAAGCTGTTCTCATTTAGTTGAGTGTGCTTTATGGGGTTTAAGTAACGAAGAATTTGGTTTATGGGGCGGATTAAGTCCTGGAGATAGAAAGAATATAAAAAGCAAGCGCAAAGCATTCCCGTATAAAAAGACGGCGTAGAATTATGTTATGAGCGCTTCACCAATAATGTCTCCTATGCCTGTCTGCGAACAGTGCTGGTTAAAAGAGCATGCCCGCTGGGAGCCTCACAGTATGGATGGCCATGGAAATATAAAAATGGCTCTTTCGGGGGTGGATGTCCCACAAAAAATAAATACTGGCTCTGTAGAAACATGCTCGGGTTGTGGAAAAATAACCATTGCTGGGATATTTGATGTAAAAGAACAGCAAATAATTTTTAATGCTGGCGAAGAGTCTCAGGATTATGAAGAAGATGAGGCTAGCGACTACTACGGGGAAGACACTAACGAATGAAAGATAAAAGAGTTGGAGAATCTCTTTGGATTCATTGGGACGGTAGTGGCTACATACAACAAACAATATATAGTGATTTAATTTATTATACCGTTGGGCATGTTGATATTGAGAATGAGATAGTTAGAAGAGCTCTTGCTTCAACACTACAAAGGGATGGAATAGCTGACTCGTTATCAGACGGATTTAATATGATAGCTGACGCTCATGTAGAAGCTGGCTGGGCAGGAGTTATTGAAGGGGAAAACAATTATACTTTTTGTGATGAAGTAGGGGAAACTGAGTACGGAGAGTATGTTCAAGAGGTTTTAGAGTTTACTTGGATAGAGTTTTAAATATTTAGTTTATAGTGTGTTAGTTCTCATTTTATAGACTTTTAGTTGTATAGTTTATAGTGTGTGGAAACCAGCTAATAATTTAGAGTGGCAGTCTGAAGCCTTCTGTGCCGACCCTAATAATAGACATTACAAGGATTGGTTCTTTTCAAAGGATGCAAAAGAAAAATACGATGCTAAGAACCTTTGCTACCAATGTCCTGTAAGAACTAAGTGTTTGCAGTGGGCTTTAGAGCACAGGCAAATTTGGGGGACTTGGGGTGGAAGAGATGAAGGAGAGATTCGTCGTGCTCTTTCGGTTTCTTACAAAGGTGAAGAAATAAAAAGACGTAGATACCCTCATTGTCCTCATTGTTCAGCACGTCCTTCTAAACTAGAAACAAGTTCTCAAGAAATTCCTGGTGGTGGGAGATGGACTGTCGCCAAGATAGTCACATGTACGGTGTGTGGCTTTTCTTGGCGCAGTCGAACAAGTGTTAATGCTATAGAAGCATATAAAGTAGAGAAGATTGAAAAGTCAGAAAAGCGTGCCCGTATTCGAGAGAAAAAGGCAAGACAACTAGAAAGAAAAAGACAAGCTAAACTGCTTAAAAAGAAATCTAAATAATATCTTTTGGATTCATTTCAAAAGCAGGTCTGTCAGCTAACATTTTTCTCATGTCATTTCTAAAAGCTTGATAATGACCCTGTGCGTACTCAAACTGTTGAAATTGGATTAGTTCATTCATAGCTTGCTCTCTATTTATGTAGCCTAAACCTGCCAAGGTCCACTTCCAAAGAGCATCTACCCCCCAGAAATCCATAAAATGTAGAACGCTTGGAATCCTACTCTTTGAGCGCTCAATATAGTTTTCTACAGCTGGAGAAGTAATTTTGTCGAACTTAATTGTTTTCCAAAATTCAGAATCTTCACGTCCTCCTTGGTAATGAAACACGGTGAAGTCTTTGTAATACTCATACATTTTTGATGTTTTAGCATTATATTTTTCAATAGATGCTTGATTTAAAGTTTTTTCTTTTGTATATGACAAATACTCTTGGCAAAATATAAATATCTGAGTAATAGTTGCATGAATACTTGTTGCTTCCAAAGGTTCAATAAATGAACTTGCAAGACCAACAACAAGAACATTACCTTTCCAAAACTGGTCAACACGGCCAGATTCATATTTAATGTGTTTAATTGGTTCAATAGGGTGGCCCATTACTTTCTCTGCCTCGGCTTGGGCCTCATCTTCAGACATAAATGAGCTACTGTAAACATACCCGCAACCTCTGCGACCACCTGTTGGAGTTCTCCACATCCAGCCAGATGACAAAGCTTCTGCAACCGTAACTGGTTGAACTTTTTCCTCATCTTTGTAAGGAACAATAAATGGCATAGCTTTATCAACTAGAAGTTGATCTTTATAGTCAATCCAACCAATATCTAACTTATTTGCTAAAACTCGAGCAAAACCTGTAGCGTCAATAAAAAAGTCACCCTCAACAACTTCTCCGTTGTCTAGAGTTACGCTTTCAACAAGACCAGCGCTATTAACAGATACATTGTCTATTACAGCGTCAATATGATTTGTATTAGTAGTTGTTGTTATATGCTCTCGAAGATATTTAGCAACCTTATGGGCATCAAATTGAAATCCATATCCGCCGCTTTTAGGCATTTTATTTAAATCATAAGCTTGACCAAGGGTAGAAGATAAATATGCTTTTTCTGGACCAAACTCTGAAATTACATAGTTAAACAAATGATCTGGAGACCTTTTGGAAGTCTCTGAACCGTTAATAGGTGCCCAGTAATGTCCTTTTTCTTTTGCCCAGTTTATATGTTTAAGTGCGTACTTTGGAACCGCATCTACTTTTGAAACAAACTCTGCAAAATCAAAAGGAGGCTTATTCGGGTTTAAATAATCATTATTATTAAAAAGAGTTGTTCCATCTAGTAAGTCATACAAAAAACCACTTGTAGCTTCTCCAGCACCAATAATTCCAATTTTCTGGGACTCAATTACAACTACTTCGTGGGTCCTAGGATTAGAAGCATGGATAGTGTAGGCAGTGACCCAGCCAGCTGTTCCACCGCCACAGATTACAAACTTCATTTTTTCTCTTCTTTAGGTAGTAAAGCTTTTAAACAAAAATCAAGATTAGCTTTTAATCTATCGTTATCGGGCTCGAGACTAAATGCATTCTTGGCATGTTCTACCGCTTCTTCAAAATTTCCTAAATTAAAAGCAGAAATAGCAGCGAAATCGTGTGGGGCTGCTCCCCAAGCTTTAGCCTCACAAAGATACTCGAGAGGTTTTTCTACAATTGCAATAGCATCTTTAGAAGCTTCATAGCATTTCTCCCAGTCCTTGCGTTGATAGTAAAGCTCTGCAAGGTCTACAAATGGTTCTCGTCTACCGGGCGCTTGTGCAATTGCTTTACGGAACCAAATTTCTGCTTCTGCAGGTAAAGACTTACCAATAAATCTCATTGAAGCAGCACGTTCAGGTGCCCAGCGTGCTGTAGGCAGTTCGAGGTGGCGTTTTAGTTCTACAGCTGCTTCTTGATATTGACCATAAAAATAAAGTTCGCGGCCATAGTAAAAAGCGTTTCTATCGTTATAAGGGTCTTCTTGAACTGACATAGCAAGAAGAGGTAGATATTGTGAACGAGACTTAGTTGGATCTGGGTGGTGATGAGTTTCAATATCTTCAATCCACTCTTGAACCTCTTCACGTCCATATACATACAGACACTCGTGTACTGGATGGCGCCAACGATAGTTTTTACGAGTGTGGATGTGGTCATAGCTAAACTCGAGGCCAGGAGTTCCATCATCATTCCAAGACCAAATGTGCTTGTAGCGAGGGCGAGTCACCCCTTTTTGCCAAGCTCGGCGTAGTGGTTCTCTCCAATTTGGAGTGATTACTTCATCCATGTCAAGAGAGATGCACATGTCAATATCAATTGGCAGAGCAGCCATCGCTGCGTTTCGTGCATCGTCAAATCTCCAAGGAGAGACTCGAACATCTACAACATTAATCCCGAGCTCTTTAGCACGCTCTACAGTGCCATCAGTCGACCCTGTGTCAGCAATTAGCAAGTAATCAGCATCTTTTGCGGCTTCATACCATGTATCTACAAATTGACGTTCGTTTAAAGCTATTGTGTATATGGCTACCTTCATGTTTATATCCTACCCGATTCTCTTGTACCAACGCTGATAGCCGTCAACTATTGTCTCGATTTTGTCTGAATTGACTACTGAAAACGCATCAATAGCTAGTTTTGGCTCTTTTAATATACCTAATCCTGCTGACCATCTGTAATCATCAAAAGCTAATATGCCGCCAACATTTAAACACTCAAAAGCGTTAATAGCGTCTTTTAAAACCCCGTATGAAGTGTGGTCCCCATCAACATATATAAAATCGTATTTTTCTAAATTATTTTTAAAAAACCAGTCGCTTGTTGATTTTACTTTTATTATTTTTCTTTTTAGCTGACCTTCTTGGGTTTTTACATCATAAATTTTTTCTACAGTATTCCAATTCATTTCGTAGTGGGAAGGCTCGTCAGAACCCTGCCAAGTATCAACATCAATAAGAACAGAAGCAGGATTGTGTGTCAAAATATTGTCCCAAAGCCACAGGGAGGCATCTCCTGTATACGCTCCTATTTGAAGCATCCTTGTAGGTTTATCTTTATAGTCTGTTAAATGATTAACAAAATTTTCTACTCCATTTTGCACAAACCAGTTAGGTAGGTCCATATCGTCTCTTTTGTCCTTTCAGTTTATAAAGTATAGGCTAAATGTAGGGGGTAGCACCACTAAAACTGTTATTAGGCTCGCCAGACCAGAATCCATTATATGAGCCATCAAAATATGGGTTTAAATCGGCAGAATACTCTGCTAAAGCAGAGTCTACATAAAAAACATCTGTATTTGAAGCAGAGGTGGTCACAACTCTCATTAGAAAAAAGTTGGCACTTGGGTTTTTTTGAAAAGAGCCGCTTAATCTTACCCAACCATCAGCATCGGTTAAACTTTGCACTCCTATATTACCACTAGCAACAGCAGCGCTGGATGATTCTGTTACATACTGTAAATGTCTCAAATAGTAAGTAGCATTTTCATTCCCTAATTCAAGCTTTACATAGGCACTTATATGCCATACATCGTTAGGATTAAAAAATGGAATTCTTGTTACATTTTGAGCTCCACCACCAGAAGTATTAGTTACTTTTAAACAGGCAGAACCAGTATTAAATTCAGAAGTGGTTCTTTCTAAAGTAGTTCCAGCAAAAGGTGCCCAGTCTGCAACTGAAACTTCAAAACTAGGATTTTTAATGTAGTTAACTCTATAGCCAAGCTCTCTAGGTTTTGCTCTGTCTTTAAGAGAACCAGCTGCACCTACAAATCCAACATTTACTGGCATTTTAGCTCAGCGCCAAATCTCCAACCAAAATCCATTCGTTCTCAGCAATCTTTATCGCAGATGCGACAGAGTATTGAGTGCGAAGTCTATTGGTTGGTGTAGATCGAACTGTAACTCCAGTAGCTCCGCCAACAGTTAGCTGACCAGCTCCATATTGTAAAAAGTCTATCTTTTGTCCAATAACAAAAGCAGCAGTAGCTGCTGTAGGTATAGTTGCAGCTAGAGAAGCTCCACTGTCGCATTTTAAAATTTTTCCAGCATCAGAAAGCTCTAAATCAAAAGATGCACTTTTTGTAACAACTACCTGAGCTGTAGACCAATCTCCTTGAGGTCCTGTCGGGCCCGTTGGTCCTGTTGGTCCTGTAGCTCCCAAAACTCCAATAGGACCTGTAGGTCCAGTAGCTCCAACAGCAACAGGTTCCCAGATAGTGGTATCTAAGTTATATTTCTTTATAATTGGCATTTTTCACCTATTCCTATGGAAGAGCGTGCATCCAAATAGCACGGTTGGATACGCTAACGGAGCCACCAGCAACAGTATCTGGTAAATCTGTTTGAGCTGGAACTGTTCCAGTTATTCTTGGTGGAAGAGCCAATATTGCGTTCACAGCTGCGGAGGATGCGTGAGCAAATCCAACAATTGTAGGAAGAGTCTGAGCACTAACGATAAGAAGAGCATATGCATACATAACACCAGCTTGTTTTTCCCAAGGGGTTGTTAAAGTAAGTTCATATCCAGTGTTAGAAGTAGCAAAAACAGAAGTATCGCTTGCTGTAATAGCCACTCTTGTTAGCTCTCCAGTAGATTCATTTACAGAATAAACACCAAATTTAATAAGAGTTGGGGTAGCTCCAGCTGCAGTACCACAAGCTGCTTGAAGTTTTGTCACAGTTTCAGTTTTTGTAGCTCTTCTATAAGTTAAAAGGACGTTACCAGAGGAACCATATGAAATACCTGTAAGAGCTGCTTTTCTATCAATGCTTGATTCGCCGCTGGTCAAAATATCTAACTCGGATAACTTTGTATCTAATCCAGATATCTGAGATGAAGACAATGTGAGTTGGTCACTTCCACCCACTGTATGAGTCTGCGAGTGAGGTAAAATTGCTGCATCTTGAGTTGTGTCAACCCATAGTAGGCCAACATTTGCTGGTGGAGTAGCTCCAATTTCAATTCCTGTAGCTCCAATACTTCCAGTTGGACCCGTTGGACCTTCTGGACCAGTTGGGCCTTCTGGACCCGTTGGACCTGCTACACCAGTTGGACCTGCAGCACCTGTTGGTCCACCTGGCTCACCTGCGGGACCTGTTGGACCAGTACCACCATCTGCACCACCGATACCTTGCGGACCTTGTGCACCAGTTGCTCCCGTTGGACCAGTTACACCAATTGGACCAACTAATGCCCACTCTTGATTTAAATCAGACCATGCATATACAAATTCTTGACCGACAACATAAGCATCACCAATTGCACCGATTGGGTTATCTGCTTGAAGAAGTTGAAGAGTTGAATAAGTTCCAAGGATACGAACACTTGAACCTTGTGGACCAGTTGGACCAGAAGGACCAGTAGGTCCGAATGGACCAGCAGGACCAGTAGGTCCAGTAGGTGCAACTGTAGCAATAGTATTAAAACCATCTCCTACATAAACATTAACTTCTTCTGTTTCCGAATCAATCCAAATATCACCTATTGATGGGAAACCAGGTTGAGTAGGTGAGTAAATTACATTTGATTTTCCAGCTTGGTCATACAAAAGAGTGCAAGAAAAATTGGCAAGAGAGGTTGAAGATTTGACCCATATTTGGTCTCCAACATTTAATGCAAATCTAAAGGTTTCAAAAGACTGACCGACATCTACAGATAGATTGTCAACAATATAGCCACGACTTCCCTCTACTCCTAAAGAGTCTGAAGGCTCTACATAAATTGTTACAAGACTGGCTATATTTGCTCGATTTGAAACAATAACTGAGGCGACACCGCTAGTATCGTTAGTGGCCAAAAGGGTAGGAACGGTGGAGTTAGGGGTGGCTACACCTAAACGTTTTACTGCCATATGTCTCTCCTTACTGCGTCTACACTTTTCATCATAATTATACCTTCATCTCCCTAGACTGTAGCCTTAAAGAATGAAAAGACACGCTGGGAGGCCATAGGGACATACAATAGATCATTAGCCCCTCCATGGATACTAGCAGTGTTTGTATAGTCATCGTCTAAATTGGTCTTATAAACTTGGTCTAAAGATTTATTTTTTATAAAAGCAATAACCCTTCGAGGGTCCCAGTCTGGGTGCATTTGGAACACGAGGGCAGCAACCCCTGCCACCTGAGGAGCAGCCATTGAAGTTCCAGATAGAAGCTGCTGTTTAAATGAGTTGTTTAAAAAATAAGCAAAGTTACTGTTGTCATCATTTACTGCACTCATAGCGCTAATAATTCTAGATCCAGCTGCATAAATATTAACACCTGGTCCAGAGTTACTAAAACTTGCTTTTCTATCTACAATACCTTGAGTTGTGTGGTCTAGCGCTCCAACAGTAAAAACTTTGTCTGGGACGCTAATATTTCTAGCTGGTGTACCACCCCTGTGGTAATAATAAAATCCAAAGTCTGTTGATATGTAATTATTGTAATCTACTCCACCTTGTACATCAATTTTTAAATAATTGTTTCCAGCAGCATTACAAAATAAAATTCCAGCATTAGCTCCTATAGTAATATCAGCATCTACAGCAGAGACCCTGTAAGGATAAAAATAAGTACTTGGAGCTACTAAAGCACCTGTATGACCTTTATTAGGGTCTAAGGTTCCTCCACTCCAAGTAACTCCTCTATAAGAACCACCACTAATTCCAAACAATGTGTCATTCTCATCTAATCCAAAAGAAAAAGCTTCTAAATCTGCTCTATGAAAGATTCCATATCCCCAGCTGTTGCAGACAACAGTTGGTCTTCCATTTGTTTTATTGTTATGCCAACCTACTAAAACATCAAAAGCTGTAGCTGTATCTAAACCTTGACCTGGATCAAGAGGTGACCTAAGACCTTCTAACTTTATAGAAAAAATTTGAGCATTTTTTGCCCAGCCAAAAGTTTTACCAGCAACTGTTGCTGCAACATGTGTACCGTGTCCGTCATAATCTTGATAAAACCCTGATGGCATAGAGCCAGAAACTCCACTAACAGCAAACCAATCTATTGGATTAACTCTACTGGCTGATGGGTTACTTACTTCTGTAAATTCTGGATGATTTGTTTGAATCCCACTATCGATAATTACTACATCAACACCAGTACCATCTAACACATAATCGTAAGTTCCACCTGGATCACCTAATTGATTGCCATAGAGATTACTTAAATTTGAATGTCTTAATAAACCCCAGTTGGCTTTAGCTCCAGTTTGCGTGCTTAACTTGTCAAAATTTCCTTCTTGAAAAGCAAATTTTGTTGGCTTAAAAATACTTAAATCTTGAACATCAACAATACGAGGGTCTTCTCGAAGAGCCATTGCTTCTTCATCGGTTAGCCAGTAAGACGTATTGCAGGGGTTAGATGGTCTCTCATTAGCGACTTCTACAGGTCTATCTGGGATAGTTTCTAGAATACTATTTGGAGACACCAAGTCTTCCCACACAGAGTCGGTAATTTCCATACTCTCTGTAGTGACTGTGTATTCTTTATAATCACTCATCTACCAGTCCTATTAGATTGTAGAGATTTCTCGGATAGCAATAGTTCCGCCCATTCCTGGGTGGGATAGACATTGATATCTATATCCACCAGAAATTCCTTGACGAACCCTCCAATACAAAGTTCCAGAAGTTTTTCCTTGAGCGTTTGAATCAGTAGAAACTACACCATTAGTATCAACATGAATTAAACCTTCACTGTAGTTGTTACCGTCTGCTGTTTGAATAGCAAATGGGTGTCCAGCATTAGCAAGATTAAATGCAATTGTTGTTCCAGAGATAACATAAATAACTGGATTATTTGTGGTTCCATAATGACTTGTAAATCTATAAGCTACTGTTGCATTATTTACAACAGTTAATTTAGCCATAGCTGACTCTGCAATTTCATCAATTGTTACTGAAGCTGCAGTTATATCATTAAGAGAATTGAAGTTAGTTGTTCCAGCAGGACCAGTTGCTCCAGTAGGACCAGTTGGTCCTGTAGAGCCTGTTGGACCAGTAATACCCTGTGCTCCAGTCGCACCAGTTACTGATGGTCCAGTGGCACCTGTTGGGCCAGTTGGTCCTTCTGGACCAGTTGGGCCACCAGAAGGACCAGTAGCACCTGTAGGTCCCGTAGGTCCTTGACCAGTTCCTTCAATTTCAACCCATTGAAGTCCATCGTAGTAGTACAACTGAGAACCTAAAGGAGCATCAGTTACATAAATAATTGAACCAGCCGTAGCAACTAAAGTTGTTAACTCCGTAAGAGTTGCACTGAGAAGCTGGAATGGTGCATCTGTAATAACTTCGCTTTGTGCAGACAAAGTTAAAGTTGTTGGAGAACTTATAGTAAAAGTTCCAGTGCCACTAGAAGGTGGCAAAATTTGAGATGTTTCAATTTGAGTGACAATAAACTTTTGTGTTGAAGCATCATATTTAATACCTTGGTTTGTTACGCCACCTTGTGTACCAGTTATGTTTTCATACAAACCAACAAAAGTTGTTGAATCTGTAGTTTCCACTACAGCCACGTTTGAAGTTCCAGCAGGTCCTATAGGTCCCGCTGGGCCTGTTGGACCAGTTGGTCCACCTGATGGGCCTGTAGATCCTGTTGGACCTGTAGCACCTACTGCACCAGTTGCACCTGTTGGACCCACTGGTCCTGCAATTAATCCAATATTTACCCAAGCGGAACCAGTCCAGAAATAAGTATTTCCAGTATCAAGAGTTATATATGCATCACCAGTTGTGTTTCCAGAAGAAGGTAGTGATGCAACATCCGCAACAGATCCTTTTACAGTTATATTTGTACCAGCTGGTCCTTGAAGACCTATTGGTCCAGTAGGACCAGTTGATCCAGTTGGACCAGCCACTGTGCTTACAGGACCAGTAGCTCCCGTTGGGCCCGTAGGTCCTGGAACTACAGAGTCAGCACCTTGAGGACCTGTAGCACCTTGAGGCCCAACTAATCCTTGCGCACCAGTTGGTCCAGTTGGACCAGCCACTGTGCTTGCAGCGCCAGTTGCACCTGTTGGGCCCGTAGGACCAATAAGTGGTCCTAAACTCTGCCACTCTGTTCCAGTCCAAGCATAAACATCACCAGTACTTAAAACTACATACGCATCAGCAACTTCTGCTGCAGTAAGAGGTAGTGCTCCAACATTTTCTACGGAGCCTAAAATATTTACAGATGTTGCTTGAGGACCAGCTGGACCAGCAGGACCAGTAGGACCTAAAGGACCTTCATTACCACCTAAACCAACAGGACCAGTAGCACCAGTTGGGCCTGTAGAGCCTGTAGGTCCAGTAGGGCCTCCAGAAGGGCCAGTTGCTCCTGTTGCACCAACTGGGCCAGTAGCGCCAGTTGGGCCAGATGTTACACCTGTTCCAACAATTTCCCAGCCGTTTGAAGTCTTCTGCTCTAAAGCACCATTTCCACTATTAAGTTCAGTATTAAAACGAACATAACCAACTTCAGCAGAACTACGACGTTCTGAAGTTGTTCCAATGTCTACATAAATAGTGTTGTAAAGACCACGAATTTCTTTGTTTGTGAATGTCTGAGTTATGTTTTCTGGAAGAGCTGAATCTTCTTGAGCAATACCTACGCAACTAAAGGAAGTAGTTGGTACAGCTGAACGTACCCAAAGAGTATCTCCTGGATTTACTGCAAAACGGAAAGTCTCGAAGGAAGAACCAACAGGGATATCAAGGTTGAAAGCAATGTATGCAAAATTTGATTGCTGAACAGCATTAGCTGGAGCAATCCAAATACTTACTTTACAAGCTGGTACAGCTACAACTGCTCTGCTAGCAACAATAACCGAGACAAGGTGTGCCTCAGAAAATGTTGCAAGTACAGTGTCAGTGTTAGCCGCAGGGTTTGAAATCCCAAGTCGCTGAATTGGCATGTGTCTCTCCTACGCCTGAGCTTCTGCCCATGACATCTTCGCTGAAGTTAGTGTAGAACTACCAGTCAACCTAGACACTGCAATTGTCAAGATGTCTGGACCATCTGGGAAGATAGAGTCTCCGCCAAGGATTGAGTTTGATAACTCGAACAATGTTGAAACATCTACCACGGTTGTATCTTCTGCACCAGCAGCACCACCAGCGGCACGGAAGTTATAAACCTGAACTCCACCTGAAACAGTGTCTTGAGCAGTGTGCTCAACAATCTGAGTCAAGGAAGGTGAGTCTACACCTACGAAGTTCAAGTTGTTCAAACGTGGATTCAAAAGAACCTTAACGTCGACAAGCTGTGTTGTAGATACACCAATTTCTTGTAGGCGTAGCTGCATTCGGTTAAGAACATCTCGGTCACCAAGCTTACCTGTCAAACCTTCAGATACTGAAGGAGAGAGGCGGATTGAAAGCAATGGCTGGTAGTTAGGACCAGAGGTATTGTTCAATGAGCCGTTTGGATACAAGAAGTAGGTGTACTGGGTGTTACCTTGTGAAGTAAAGTTAATAACTTCAGAGATAATGATGTTTGGATCATTAGCAGCAGTCACGGGGGTAGCAACGTTAGTTGCTGTGTAAGTAAACACTGTGTCACTTGTTCTAGTTACATAGAACGGACCATTTGGTACACGACTAGAACCGTAGATACCAGCATACATACCAGTAGTTAAACCGTGTGGCTGTGTTGTTGTGATAGTTACAGTAGTTCCAGTCTGAGCGCTCTGAATAGTCTGAGGATTAATAGCGTATCCAGTGCCACGGCTAATTGTTACGTTAGGTGGAGTCAAGTGAATAAAGTTTGGTGAGTTAACCAAAACTCCATATAACGAATCATTAGTTAGGTTTGCACGAGTATTTGAACCAATAATCTGAGTTGCTGGGTTCAAAGAGTTAGTGCCTGGGAAACCATTAGTTGCAATTGACTGGAACTGTAGAGTGTCACCAGTAGAAAAACCGTGACTTTGAACAGTAAACAAGTCAGTTGTTAGGTTGATACCAGATGAAGCAAATGATTTTGCTGTTGTTCCTGGAACATTTAGTGTCTGGCTTGAACCAGTGAACAAGTATGCGTTGTCATCATCAAATCGACCATCCATGATGACCGATGTACCCCAGTGGAACAAGTAAGGGATGTAAGTTGGATTCTCATAGGTGACTACTTCGTAGCGACCTGGCAAGTTACCAGAACGGAAGTATGACTCAAATAAGTTGTTGTTGTGGACAAACTCGTGAACGTATTGAACCTGACCGTCTACAGTCTTAAATCCAAAACGAATCTTACCTGCACCGTACCAAGAGTAGTCAATGTAGGCCATCTGAATACGAGAGATATCAAGGTTATAACCAGTTGGACCAGAGCCATCGCAGATGTCAATATTCCACTGGCTTTGAGGAACTCTTGTATCTACTGTCTTAGTCATAACAATACCTGACTTAGCAGGTACAAATGAGTGAACTGTAGTTGTTCCAGTACTAGACAAATCTACGTTAACTGTTGCATCTGGGTCAGCAAGTAGTTTAAAAGTATTGTTGTTGATTAAGTCAATATAGTAAGTTCGACCGTTAATCATTCCACCAATTGGCTCACCGTCAATTGAGTTGTATACAACTGGAAGTCGATTTGAAAAACCGTGTCCAATGATGCTAATTATGTCAGTTGTTGTATTAACTTGAGTTTGTGGGTTAAATTCTTTTTCTGTTCCAGAAGAGCCTTTATACTCTGGACGAACAGCCATACGAGTATCTGACTCAATTTCTGCAATACGATAGCTTTGACCACGCATAACGATGTAATCACCTACTGCAAGTTGAGCTTGAAACGCTGTATTATTTCCAAAAATTAACTCTGAACCTTGCAAAGCAGATGCTGTTCCAGCAAGCTGTTGTGTAGAGGAACGACGAACACAGTAAATTGCTTCTCCATCGAACTCAAAGAAGGCACCGTTCTGGAAATCAAACATACCTTCACGTACAGCACCATTTTCCCACTCGCGGACATAGAACTGAGGGAATCCATAAGCTCTATTTTCTACAATTGGCTGGGAAGCGGTAAATCTAAATGTTGTTAAGTTAACAACAGTAACTTGGAACTCTCCGTTATATACAGTGCTTGTGTTTCCATAAGAATCTTCAGCACCGTTTACAGCAATAAACAAGCCTGACACAAGTCCGTGTGGACGTCGAGTCTTACATTCAACTTGTAGAGAGCTAAATTGAACCATACTTTCAAGGTCAATTGAAGGCTGGAAGTTGACACCGCAAGAAGACTGAATACCCTTACCTGACTGATAACGGAAGTACTTACGAGTCTGACGAACAATCTGACCAAATGATGTCTTAGAACCTACCGACATTTCAACGCCACCGTCGAATGGACGGTGCAGTGAGTAACCTTGTGGGCGAACATATACGAAGGTTGGGTAAGAGTAAGAAACAGCGCTATATGCATTTGCATATGGACGGTCCACAGTAATCTGTGTATCAGAACCAATTGCAGTAATCTTACGAATAATTGGTCCAACAGGGATTGTGTTTGTTAAAGTGAACCCTGTTCCAGTACCTTGTGTGCTGAAGTCAATAGCCTGAAGGTTGTTGTTAGCATCGTTCAAAGTAGTGTGAAGAGTGATTTCAGTATTTGATACAGCTCTTACATAGTAGTAGTAACCATCAACCAAAGGAGTTGGGGCCACTCCACCATTTGTAGCAAACTTAACAACATCGCCAGTAGCAAAGTTATGAGTTTTAACAATACGGTTGTTTGTTGTATTAACATCTGCATCAGCAAAAGTTTTAATTACTGCAGCAAGCTGGAAGTTGCTTCCAGTTCCTGTAGTTGTTATGTCAACAATATTTGTATTGTTTGTAGCATCTGTTGACGTTGGGTGTAGAGAAATAGTTGCTCCTGCTGTCACAGCGCGAACAAAATAAGTTGCTCCTTCAACAAGAGGTGCTGGAGCAGAACCTCCACCAGCTGAGAACACAACTTGAGTTCCAGTAGTGAATGTGTGAGATTTTGTAATTAAGTTTGTAGATGCATTTACATCACCTGCTGCAAACACAAGTGTGCCGTGTTGCTTTGTGGTGTTAGGTGGGAAGAGACGGAAACGATCTCCCACCTTTAGAATCTTGGAGAACGCAGTACCTGTACCGTTAACAAGAACAGAACCCGAAACAACAGATACTGTTCCAGAACCTGTTACGTTACCGTTAATCTGGTCTGTAATTAACTTGTGACCTACACCAGTTCCCCAGTCGGTAATGTTAAGAGTAATACCAGCAGCAGCATTTTCATTTGAAGTTGAGAGACGTAGATAGTCTCGGTTAATTGCAACAACATAATATTGAGTATTGTTAGTTATACCACCAATATCAGTAGCATCATCACCTTGCTCGTATGTTACTTCCGTTCCAGTAGTAAATCCGTGTGATGGGATAAAGAAAGTATTTAATTCAAGATCAACAGCACCTCTTGGGTTAAATACTTTTGTAATAATTGGAACGTTACCAGCTGCCTCAACAGTAAATGTTTGAGGTGAAGGTGTAGATGTAATCGTGTAAATTCCATCTGGAGTCTTGCTTAGAGAACGTAAGGTATGTCTTCCAACTCCAATAGGTGTATCAGTTAAATTCACTGCAGTACCTGCATCAGCATTTTCAGGAGTAGTTGCCAACTTGATGTTGTCACCATCTACGAAAATTACATAATATGGAGTAGCAGTAGTTAAACCATTAACAGCTGCTTGACCTTTAGTGTCATACTCGACAAGCTCGCCTTGCAAGAACCCGTGGCTTGGTAGAGTGATAGTTTCAGTTGCATAGTCAAGAGAAGTAATAAACAAGGAGTGTGTACCAGTTGCTGGCCATGGTTCTTGGTTTGTAATGTTTGCAATAACAGTTAATGCCTTGTTTGTAGCTAAACGCACGATGCTGTTGTCAACTTTAACAATGTAATAAGTAAAGTTATCTGTCAAACCAGGAATAACTGTGTTTCCAACCAAACCTTTTGAATAACGAATTGCTTGACCAGACACAAGGCCATGGTTAGGGATATAAAGAGTGTCTTCAAGAGCGTTAACAGTCAAGAAGATAAAGCTATGACCAGTTCCAGTTCCAGCAGAAGTAAAGTTAATATATGTTGGAGAGTTCAGAGAAGACTTTAAACGAATTTGGTTAGCGTTTAAAACCTCAGCGACATAGTAAGTAGCTTGGTCAATAAGAGGTGCGATTGCTGTTCCGTCACCAACCTGATATCTCAACGGCTGATCAACCAAGAAACCATGGTTATTAATAGTTAAAGTATCAGTAGCAGTATTAACAACAACGCGGCTGAGTTTTGCGGTTGTAGCAACTTCACGAGAAGATGGTGAAATTAAGTTAATGTTAGTGAATGAAGGAGAAGGAGTTGTGCTTAAACGATAAGTAAAAGCGTTTACAGTATTAATGTAATAAATACCATTATTTTGAATTCCAGTAGGTGGAGTTGCATTAAATGATACTTGTACTGCTTCACCATTTGTTAGAGTGTGTGGAGCAGCGCTATGAATTTGGTCATTTTGAACGTCAAAGTTAATTGGTACAAATGAGTGATATGAAGAACCAGCTGGCTCTACTGCAATAGCATTAGTTCCATTTTCAGCATCTTGAGCTGTAGGATGGATTGTGTTACCAGTGGTAAAGCTAGATATCAAAGTAACGGCTACTTGACCTTCTGCAGTATTGTATGAAGCTAAGTTTTGAATTAGAGAGCCGTTAAATGAGTTAGCTCCATCAAAAAATCCTGTTGATGTTTTAACATTTGTAGAAGTAGTTGCAATAAATGAACCACCACCACCACCAGATTGGTTTGCAGTTGTAGAACGAGCACCGCCACCACCAGAGTAGCCACCGCCACCACCAGATTGACCTACACGGTTTCCGTCAGCTTGACCTCCACCACCAAATCCACCGTAACCACCAACAAGTGTGTTAGTTCCCATTGTTAAACCATCTAGGAAAGAACCGCCACCAAGAGCTGCTGGGACTCCACCAAAAGTAAATCCATTCTGACCGCGAGAGAAGAAACCTCCACCAGCAGCTGAATAACCATTTGGATTTGTAGCGCGACCACCAAAACCAGAAGTACCACCAGCTGGTTGATTATTAGTAGAAGTTCCACCTAGTTTTGTAAGAACACCGTCACGACCGGGACCAGTGTTAGATTCTCCAGAACCACCACCTGCAACAAACAAAGGTTCGTTACCAGTTTTACGAACAACATATGTACCGCCTCCGCCGCCACCCCATAGGGTTCCTGAAGATGGTGCTGCACCGCGTTGTCCAACAATTATTGTAATTACTTCACCCTTAGTCAATGCAATATCTGCTTCAACTATTGCACCACGACCTGGGGTTCCACTACCAGTACCATCATAACCAGCAGCACCGCGTACATTGAATCTATAAATACCTGAAACAGGGACTGTCCAGTCTTGATAACCAACAAACGCACCTTGAGAAATATAAGTGTCGTCCCAAGTGGTGCTGTATGAAGTACGCATCTGTGTTTGAGTAGGGCCTGTTCTACCAGTTAAACCACAAGTAGTAAATGTATGAGAAGAAAAAGGATAAAGAGATTGAGAACCAGCGAACTCAGAAATAGATACGTTCTTTAGGAAGTATGTATCTCCACTTGTGAGACCAGTTAGTGGTTCTCCATTTGTAAAATATTTAACAGCTTGATTTGTTGGAGTAGAAGCATCAAGGTTTAATTTATTTGCATAAACAATTGGAGTGTTAAACTTAATAGAACCAGCCATACTGTCAGTAAAGTTAATTGCAGCACCACCAGAGGTAGTACTAAATTTTAATTTTTTAGGCTCGGCAGTAGTAACATAAACAAGACCATTTTCGGTAAAACCAGTTACAGAACCAACACCAGAGGTGTATAAAAATGCAACTCCTGGAGCTAAAGCAGCTGGAATTACGTTAGGGGCTGTATTTTTAAAGTAAATAAAATCTTCATCTAAATTAACATTTACTTTTGCAAAGGTGTGAGTACCTGCCGCACCTGCAGCTGTGACATCAATAGGCATTTATACTCTCCTTCTACAGTTTCTGAATACTTACTTGACCGTTACCAGAGCTGGCAACTTCTGAGCTGCTTTGATTTGTTCCAACATTGTAAGAACCAGCGCCAGCGCCATTAGCTGACCAATAAGCACCTGGACCACCATTGAAGCCACCACCACCGCCAGCGCCTCCAGCCCAACCGCGAGGTGCGCCACCGCCACCAAATCCACCGTGAGTTGAGTAGTTTCCACCGTAAGCACCATTTACGAATGAAGTACCTGGACCTGCCCAGCCTCCACCGTTACCGTAGAAGCCACCGCCTCCACCAAATGAATCACCGTTACCGCCGTTACCTCCTGAGGCACCACCCCAGTTGTTGGAACCGCGAGAAGACCAACCAGTAGTTGCATCTGCATATCCATACCAACCTGGAGATGCTCCACCGCCACCACCAGCAACAAGATAAGGAAGGTTGTCAGAACGACGAGCAACGTAGCTTCCGCCGCCACCGCCGCCGTTATCACCCATACCACCACCAGCTTGGCCAACAACAATTTTAATTTCATCGCCTAATTGCCATGCAAAATCTCCACGCATGCGTGCGCCATATCCACCACGGTTACCCCAGTTAGATGCCCAACCACCTGCAGCACCATATGCTTCTACACGATATGTAGCTGCTTCTGGAACAGTCCATACAATAGTTCCATTGTTACCTGGCATGTTGATATATGTATTACCCCATGAAGGGTTTCCTGCACCAGAACGAGCTTGGCTAACGTTTGGACCACCAGAACCACCAGCACCACCTGGAGTAAATGTAACGCTTGAGAAAGAATACAAAGCAGGTGGTTGGTCAAACTGGTATGTGTGAGTTTGGAATGCAGAAATACCATCTACGTCAGTTCCAGTGATAATAACTATACGACCTGGAACTGCAATATTTTCTGTTGGAGTTCCTGAAACAACACCTGTTGAAGGATTAAGAGACAATCCTGATGGAAGAGTTCCGCTTGTAACTGTGTAGGTAATTGGTGCAGTCATACCGATAGGGGTTACAGTTGTTGGTGTAATTGCGTATCGAGAAAAACCACTTCTTGAAATAGTCTGAGGGCTTAACTCTCCTACTGTTTGATTAAGAGTGAAATTATGTGTGTCTAGAACTTGCGCCACGAAGTAAAAGTTTTTAACTTGAGCAGCATCTACTACAGTAAATCTTCCTTCTTCTGAAGGAGGGGCGTAGCGAACCATGTCAAAACGAGCATATCCATGATCTTTTAGATGGAAAATATTTTTATCTGGGGATATACCAATTTGCTTAAATGTTTGTGTTCCAGTTCCACCAGAAAGAGAAGTAATTGTTGTACCTGTTGGAGTTGGTTTTAATGTAAATGCATAGGTTAAAGTTCCAGTGCTAAAGAATGAGTCAATAAAATATGTAGTGTTGTTTGTAAGACCGTTAGCTGCTGTTCCAGTTGTACTATAGAAAACCATAGTTCCGAAGTACCAATTAAGAGGTACAGCTTGAGCAGAAGATACGTTAACAAGAGACCCACTATAAGAAGTAACTTGACCAATCTCAATTGAAGTATTAGAACCATCAAACTCTTTAGGAGTATCTTTAACAATCTCAACTGTTACTTCAGTTGAAGCATTTTGGTTATTTCCAGCAAAAGTACGAGCTTGATTAGCTAGCTGGAATGTTCCAGTCATTGTAGTTGGGATTGCAATTGGATCGCCATCAGGAAGAGTTGAAACTTGGAATGTTGAGCTAGAAGTTCCAAGAGTGGTGTTTGTTTTTAAGAAAACAACTCCACGAGGATTATCAGCAAAATAGCCTCCACCAGAAACTACATCATAATAAAGAGGAGTTCCAATTACTATATTTGCAAAATTTTCTGTTCCATGAGCAACAGTAATAGTGTTATTAGCAAGATTAGCTGCGCTCATATTTACAGAGCTTGTTACACCAGCAACAGTTGCAGAGTTAGACCAGTCAATGTTAATTTGAGAAAGAGTATTTGAACCATCAAAAGTCTGAGCTGTTGCTGAGTTAGAAGCGTCAAAAGATTTTGCTTCATTATTGTTTGCAGGAAATTCCTGTGAAATAGTTGAGTTTAGGTTCAAGAAGTAGAATGGTGTATCTACATAAAATCCGTGAGTGGATCCTGTTGTAACAGTAAGAGTAGAAATTGCTTCACCGTCGGTTGTAATACCTGCAGCATCAGAAAGTCGAAGCTGAGAGCCTTGGAAGAACTCTCCTGTAATTACAGAAGAATACAAATCCTCGATTGAATTGTTACCAAGCTGAATGTCTCGACATAGGTATGTAAAAGTGTTGGGGTTAGGGATTGAGTTGATGATGTACGCACCATCAGCTGTAATTGACTTAGTACCAGTTACGTTGATAGGGATACCGACCGCTAACCCGTGTGGGAGGCCAGTGGATACGGTAATTTCTCGGGTTCCATCATTGGTTGTAATTGCAACAATGTTCGGGATGGTGGTATCGCCAGACTTAGAAAAGAATGAAGGAGTGTTGTTAATAAGCTCAACAGTTTCCCACTTGGTAGGCTGAAGTCCATACTCAAAGTCAGTATCGATAAGGTTCTGGGGTTCAGAGACACGGAGCTTAGTTACAGGGTCGATAAATTCTTTAGGGAAAGAAATCTCTCCGCCAGTACCGCTGCTCGAGCTTGAGCCGCCACCTAAAAAGCCGGGCATTAGTTAATACCTCTCTCACCACACACGAGATTTACTAGTAGAATACCATCGCTAGTAAAGTTTGATTTGAAAAAAGTGCTTGTGTTTTCCATTTTATGTACCTAACCACCAGCTATATGTAGCTGCAAAAGAGCCTTGCGCACCAGTTGGTCCCACTGGGCCAGTTGAGCCACCTTGAGTTTGAACAAACACTCCATTGTAAAAAACATAAGTAATTGCAGTATTTGTATCAAACCAAGCATCACCATTTACTGCAGACAATAAATCTGGCTGGCTTGGACCAGCGGTGAACTTACCAACAGGTCCAGTTGGTCCAGTAGGGCCTGGAACTTCAGACTGGGCTCCTGTAGGACCTGTTGGTCCAGTTACACCACGAGGACCAGTTGGACCCTGAGGACCAGTAACATTTGAATCAGCACCAGTTGGTCCAGTAAAGCCACGAAGGCCTTGTAAACCCTGTAAACCTTGTGGACCTGTAGGTCCTTGAATACCTGTAGGGCCTTGTGGACCAATTGGTCCAGCAACATCTGAAACGGGACCTATAGGTCCTTGAATACCTGTAGGGCCAGTAGCACCAGTAGGTCCTACACCACCTGTAGGTCCTTGAATACCTTGTGGACCTGTAGGGCCAGTTGGAGTTACACGCTTAGCTTCCCAGACAGCGCCAGTCCAAATCCAAGTTTGCCCACCAGCGGTGAACTCTTCGCCAACTACTACGGGTGTTGGAAAATCAATTGCTGCCACTTAGCTTGTCTCCTTTCTGGTCCAAATGTCTATTCTACTTTGATAATTCTTAGCCAACTTGTGGTTCTGACTGATTAGCATTTTTCATACTTACATAGGCTTCTGCCCATGTTGATGCTGACTCTAAAGACTCCCATGGTCCTGACTCGTCAATAACGTTACTTCCGTAAAGTATTTGAACTAGTGGTCCTCTTGGGTTGTTATTTATTATTATATAAGAAAACATTTAGCCCCCCGCATATGAAATCTTGCCGCTATTTCCAACGGCAATTCCTAATGAATCATCTAAATAAACATCATTTATGTTTGATGTGCTAAAACCTGAATTTCTTTGAACCCAAGCAACTGAGTCAGTAGAAGTTGCTAACTTTCCTGCAGTTCCTCCAGCTAAATAGTAATTCTCAATATTTGCTGTAACTGACCTAATCTGAGAAGAACCAAAAGTGCTGGCAGGGAATGTTTGTATCCAATTTATACCATTATCAGATGTAGCAATTTTTCCAGAGTCTCCAACGGCTACATATCTGCTTTCAGAAGGATTTCCTGTAACAGAAAAAATAGTGCTTGTGATAAAAGAAGAACCTCGTTGTGTCCAACTAATGCCATTAGTGGAAGTTGCTAATTTTCCATCATAACCAACTGCAACAATTTTTGTTGAGTCAGAGTAAATACCATTAATAAAAGTAGTTCCAAAAGATGAAAGCCTTTGAGTCCACTCAATACCATCTATGGAAGTAGCTAATTTTCCTGAACCACCCACTGCTACCCATAATCCAGCAGAAGCTGCATATGTAATACCTAGTATTGCGCTTGCGCCAAAAGATGAAGCTCGTAATGTCCAAGTAATTCCATCTGGAGAGGTAGCCATTTTTCCAGAGCTACCACCAACAACATATTGACTATCTCCGTAAGCAACAGCATAAATATTGCTACCAGAAAACCCAGAAACTCTTTGAGTCCATGTAGTAGATATATTAGTAGAAGTAGCTAATTTTCCAGAACTACCTGCCGCAACAAATTGTCCTGCACCATCAGTCGCAATTGCATTTATGTTTGTTGTGCCAAAAGAACTATTAGGAACTAAAGTCCATACCGTAGGTAAAAAAGCAACTGGAAGAGTTGCATGCATTGCATGAGTGGCTATTAACATTTTATGCCTGTAAGTTTCCACTTAGTAGCCAAGAGTTAGCTCCAAGTTTAATTAAAGAAGCCACTGCGTAACGTTGTTTGCTTGTGTAGCGACCTCCCTCACTTAAAACACTTACCCCCGCAGCACCAGTCACACTAAATACTGCACTTCCCAGCTGGGTCAAAACAATTTGAGTTCCAGTATCAAATGTATATCCGCTAGTACCATCAGATGGAATTGTTACCACTGAAGGAATTGAGCTGTTTACTTTAACTAAAGAAGCAGCATCATTTGCAGTTAGTGTTACGGAAGATAGATACTGAGGACCAATTAAATTAAAGAATGCAGGGCCAGTAGGTCCTTGAATTCCTTGAGGTCCTTGAACTCCTTGAAGTCCCTGCTCACCTTGAGGACCTGGAACAGTTGATGGATCTCCTTGCGGTCCTTGAATTCCTTGAGGTCCTTGAATTCCTTGATCACCTTTAGAACCAGTAGGTCCAACAATTCGACCAGTGTTTTGCCACACTGTTCCATTCCAAACCCACAAATCACCTGTTGCAGAAACTACATAAGCATCGTTAATTTGATTTCCAGTAGCTGGAAGATTTACATCCTGAGCAACAGTTCCTTTAAATTTAATTGATGCACCCTGAGGACCAGTAGGTCCAATAGGTCCAATTTCTCCTGCACCAAGAACTAAATTCCAACTTGAATAAGTGTTTCCATCACCGTTTATTTTGTCAACAAACATTGTGACAGAAGTTCCAACAATTCCAGTAATAACACCTTCCATATAATCTTGAGGGAAAGTGGCGCTGGCTAATCTTGCACGTGTTCCAACAGAGTATGCGCCAGTTTTATTAACAAGAAAGTTTTCAGAACCAAGATTTACAGATAATGTGCTAGTAGAAGTGATTCCAGCAAAGCTATCGCCTGTATCTCCTTTATCGCCTTTTGGTCCAGTTACTGATGGACCAGTATCTCCCCGAGGACCGGGAACAGTTGAAGGTTCACCTGTATCACCTTTAGGCCCTGTTGGACCAGCGGGACCTACTGGTCCCTGAACAGTTGAGGCAGCTCCTGTCGCACCAGTAGCACCTGTTGCACCACGAAGACCTGCAGCACCATCAGCTCCTGTAGGACCAGCAGGACCAGTAGCACCAGTAGGGCCAATAGGTCCACCAGCAGGTCCTGTTGGACCAGCATCACCTGTCGCACCTGTAGGACCAGTTACTGATGGACCAGTAGCACCAACTGGACCAGTTGGGCCAGCAAAACCACGGGGACCTGTAATACCTTGAGGTCCTTGCAAACCTTGAGGTCCTGTAGGACCTAGTTCTCCATCTGGACCAGTTGGACCAGTAGCACCAATTGGACCAGTTGCACCAACAGGTCCACGTTCACCTTCTGCACCTGTAGGACCTCCTACACCAGTAGGACCTTGTGGACCAGTTGGACCAGTTACATCTAAACCGTTAGCACCAGTAGGGCCAGTATTTCCTTGTGGACCTGTAGCACCAGTAACACCAGTAGGACCTGTAGGACCTAATTCAGTGGAGATTGGGCCAGTAGGTCCTGTAGGACCTGTAGGTCCTTCACTACCTGAAAGACTTGAAGCAGACTCTACCCAGTAATCATCAAAGTAAACATAAATTTTTCCTGTAGCAGTGTTTAACCAAGCATCACCAGCAGATGCTCCTGTTGGAGGTGTATCAGAAGCTAAAAGAACTGTTCCTGTAGGTCCTGTTGGTCCAGTTACATTAGAAGCACTTCCTTGCGCACCCGTTGGACCAGTTGGACCTACTACTTGAGAAATTACAAGGTTCCAAGCGGTACCGTCCCACTGCCAAGTTTGAGATCCTGAAGTAAATAAATCTCCTACGGTAGGTGAGTTAGGGAAATCAATAGCTGCCATCAGTTATCTCCTTACACCAACGACTCATAGGTAAATTGAATAAGTATCTTGTCATTCGCGCTGATAAGGAATGGTGTGCTTTCAGTTACAGCTACACCTTCATCAAATGTTGCAGACTGTGAGTGCATAAAAAGCTCTATACGATTGGATACGTTGTTATTAAAAATTGCAGTACCAAAGTATGTAATACCTGGGCCTTCATCTCTCATAACAACTTGACCTACTGGTTGATAGTTTTCAACATTTCCAGCAGCAGGAAGGCTTAAAGAATAAGTACCATTTCCTCGGTTAAATCCTGATGTTCCTGCTCGAATTCTAATTTCTCCAAAAATTGTAGTTCCTACATAGGTATATCTACCTTGAAGAAGACCATTTCCAATTTGAGGATTTGTAGTGCTTCCAAACCATGTTGGCGTATACAAAGTCCACGGGACAATTGCAAAAGACCCTGTAGGTCCAGTAGCACCAGTTGGACCTGGAACGATAGATGGAAGACCTTCTGGACCTGTAGGTCCTTGTAAACCATCTGGACCAGTTGGACCAGTAGCACCAATAGCAGTTGAATCAAGACCTGCAGGACCAGTTGGACCTGTTGGTCCGACTGCACTTGTGCGAACTAATCGCCACGCAGTGCCATCCCAACGGTAGACGTTTACTCCGTTTGTGTACTCTTGATTAAGAGTTGGATTATTTGGAAAATCTATTGCTGGCATTTAATCACTCTCCCTAATCCGCCGAAACAAACGCGCCTGTTAAGTACAACACTGTAGTAGAAGATAGTGTAGTAGGGGCTGTACCAGTTATAGGGGTAAGCAACCCGTTTGTTCCTTCAAAATAGAGTTTTAAAGTAGCTGATCCTTCACTTTGAGTTACACCTATAACGCTTCGTAATTCACCGCTTTGTGTTCCTGATATATCTAAAACTCCGCGGACTGTAATGGTTTGAGCTCCAGAAGGTAAGAATGGTAGAGATGTTGTCAACTGAGCAGCGCTAAACGCTGAGCTTGAATAAACAATTCTTAACCCGAAAGTAACATCTTGACCATACTTTGTGTATGTTCCAAAAACAGACGGGGTTCCTGTAATACCGCCAGCTAGAGGAGTATAGTTGTTAGATACAGGCTCACCTGTAGAACCTGTTGGACCCACTGGACCTGCTGGACCAATCTTGTCAACAACTTCAACAATTCCGCCAATACTTGGCTCTGTTACGTCAACATATACAATTTGAGATGGAGCATTAAGAGGTACATCATAAATAATTGTTGTATCTGTACTAGCACCAGTACGACCTTGTGTAGGTGAGTTGTTGCTTGTTCCTGGAACTGTTGAAGCAGAGAACTGACTCAAACGAAGTGCAAATGGGTTTTGTGTTAAAACCTGACTTACATCTATATAAAGACGCTCACCTCGTACAGCAATTAGAGTTGGGTTATCTCCAACAAGACCTTGAATTTGATAAGCACCACCATCTCCAGTAGAAGTTACTATGTAACTAACTCCACCTTTTGCTCCTGTAGGTCCAAATGGGCCAGTAGGACCTGTAGGTCCTGGCTGAGTTGATGCAGGACCTGTTGGACCTGTAACTCCTGGACCAGTAGGACCAGTAGGACCAACAATTTGTCCTACGTTATTCCAACTATCGCCATCCCAAACATATAGGTCGCCGTCTTCATCTACAGCACGACCGTCATTAAGAGTGTTTCCAGTAGAAGGGAGTGCCCCAACTGTGGCAACGCTTGCTTTCATTGTGATGGAAGTACCTTGTGGACCAGTAGCACCTGTAGGTCCAATAATTCCTTGAGGACCAGTAGGTCCTTCAACAGTTGATGCGGCTCCAGTTGGACCAGTTGGACCAATTAAAGCGCCAGCTTCAATCCAACCATTTTCATCAGTGTATATGTAAATAGTGTCTTCTTCGTAAATTACATAGAAGTCACCAATTTCTCCTGAAGTAGCACCAGCACCTGCAATAAACTCTGCATAAGTGTTGTAGTAACCCTTAGCTTGAGAACCAAATCCTTGAGGTCCTGTTGGACCAGTAACTATTGGACCTGTTGCACCAGTACTTCCTGTTGGTCCAACAAAACGTCCTTGATTAACCCAAGCAGAGCCACTCCAAACCCAAAGATTTCCAGTGTCAGTTGCTATATAAGCATCATTTGTAATATTTCCAGAAACAGGTAAGTTTGCTGAAGTTTCAACATTTCCCTTTAGAGATAAAGAGAAGCCTTGTGGACCTGTAGGACCAGTTGGTCCAGTATCACCAGTAGCACCTTGCGGACCTGTAGCTCCACCAAATTCTGTTGTACCTACTTCAACCCAGAAATCATCATAGTAAATAAATACAGCACCATTTACAGTGTCAAACCAAACTTGACCTTGAACTGGATTTAGTGGAGGCGTGCTTGCTTGTGGAATAAATTGACCATCGGGACCAGTAGGACCAACAAACTGTCCTGCATCCACCCAACCAGAACCACTCCAAACATAAAGATTTCCATCAGCAGCAATTACATATGCATCATTTAAATCATTACCAGTTGCTGGTAGCAAACTTGTTGTTGCTAGTTCTCCAATAATATTTAGAGCAGTACCTTGTGGACCTGTAGGACCAGTAGCACCAGTAGGCCCTGTGACCTGAGAATCTGCACCTGTTGGTCCAGTAATACCTTGAATACCTTGAATACCTTGTGTACCAGTTGCTCCTGTTGCACCAGTAGGTCCTGTAGGGCCTGTTACTTCAGGACCAGTAGGTCCAGTAATTCCTCTATACCCAGTAGGGCCAGTTGCTCCAGTTGCACCTGTTGGACCTGTAACTGTGCTATCTAAACCAGCAGGTCCTGTTGGGCCCGTTGGACCTACTGGAGCAGCTCCAGTTTCAATCCAATAGCCGTCATAGTAAACATAAGTTTTTCCATTATTGCTGTTAAACCAAGCATCACCATTATCAGGAGAAACAGGAGGAGTTGAATCAGAAATTGCAAAATTACCAAGTTCACCTTGAGAACCTGTTGGTCCAATATCACCAGTTGCTCCCGTTGGACCAGTTACACCAATTTCTCCTTGTGGTCCTTGAATGTTTCCTACGTTGTCCCATTCAAGACCAATAGCGTCCCAAACGTAGAGATCACCTAGTACTAGGTAACCATCTCCTTCATTACCTGTTGGGTGTGCAGCTTGTAGTGAAGCAAGGTCTGGATAAGAACCAAGAATGGTTACACCAATACCAGCAACACCTTGTGCACCTGTTGCACCAGTTGCACCAGTAGGGCCTGTTACACCTTGAATACCTTGCTCACCTTGAGGACCAGTAGCACCTGTAGGTCCAATTTCACCTTGAGGACCAGTTACACCTTGCTCACCTTGAGGACCAGTAGCACCTGTAGGTCCAATTTCACCTTGAGGACCAGTTACACCTTGCTCACCTTGAGGACCAGTAGCACCTGTAGCACCAACAAAAGAATAATTGTTCCAATAAACACCTAAAGCACCTGGAGATGTTGGAACAATTGCATCATTTGTTGCAATACAGATGTAATAATTTCCAGAGTAGAAAACAATTTCTCCAACTTGGTATCCATTTGGATCTACACGAGTTGGGTCCCACTCAAAGGCATCGATTGCTGCTGCACCTGTAGCACCTGTAGGTCCCGTTACACCTTGCTCACCTTGAGGACCTGTAGGACCTGCAACTGTGCTGTCTGCACCTGTTGGACCTGTAGGACCAACCTCACCTTGAGGACCTGTAGGACCTGCAACTGTGCTGTCTGCACCTGTTGGACCTGTAGGACCAACCTCACCTTGAGGACCTGTAGGACCAACCTCACCTTGAGGACCAGTTGGACCAACTTCACCTTGAACACCCGTAGGGCCTGTTACACCTTGAATACCTTGCTCACCTTGTGGACCAGTTGGACCGACAACTGTGCTATCAGCACCAGTTGGACCCGTTGCACCTGTTGGTCCTGTAGAGCCTGTTGGACCTGGGACGACTGAATCTGCACCAGTTGGACCAGTTGCACCTGTTACCGATGGACCAGTTGCTCCCGTTGGTCCTGTAGGACCTTGAATACCTTGAGGACCGACATCTCCTGTACGAGCAAAGGTAACAATTACATCTTCGTTGTTACTAAAACTTGTTGCTAAACCACTTACATATGAAACTGGAACTGTGAAGTATCCAGAGTTCTCGGTGATTGCACCTGTAATTGCAAAAAGAGCAAAGTCTGCAGAATCAGTCTTGTTGCTGATTCGCATGTGTCCCTTGATTGGACTTGTTGAGTCATCAATCGTGCGAAGGAATTGCTGAACATCAATTGCACCATCTGATTCATCATCGATGAACATATTGGTTGCAAGTTGTAAATCAAGATTATTAAAGCGAAGCTTTCCTGTACCTGGGTCAGCCTCAGAGGCGTTTGCGGTAAAGGTGTAGTCAAATGATGCTCCACCAAAGTTTCCAACTGGGCCTTGAGCACCAGTAGCACCTGTTGCACCAACGGCTCCTGTAGGACCTGTATCTCCTGCAGCACCAGCAGCACCAGTAGGGCCTGTATCTCCAGTTGCACCAGTTGCGCCTGTAGCACCAGCAGCGCCAGTGGCACCTACTGCTCCAGCGGCTCCTGTAGGTCCTGCAACTCCAGTGGCACCAGTAGGTCCAGTCTCGCCCACATTTCCTTGAGCTCCAGTTGGTCCAGTTGCTCCCGCTGCTCCTGTGCTTCCTGCAGCACCTGTAGGTCCAACCGCGCCTGTTTCGCCTTGAATTCCTTGTGCACCTGTTGCTCCTGTCGCGCCCGTAGCACCTGTAGCACCAGTGGCACCAGTGTCACCGATATCTCCTGTACGAGCAAAAGTTAGAAGTACATCAGCGCTATTTGAATATGTAGTAGCAAGACCGCTGACATGTGCAACTGGGACTTTGAAATACCCAGAAGCTTCTGTGCTTGTTCCTGTAATTGCAAAGAGAGCAAAGTTATTTGCATCTGACTTGAGTGAGATACGGAAATGACCCTTGATTTGGCTTGTGCTGTCATCAATGGTTCGTAAATATCCCTGAATATCTGTAGCACCGTCAGCTTCATCATCAATGAACATAAATGTTGCATTGGTGATATCTGCAGTATTGAAGCGAACTGTTCCTGTGCCTGGGTCGCTATCTGTTGTTGTAGTGTTGAATGTGTAGTCAAGTGTGACTCCACCAAATGTTCCCTGAGGACCTTGTGCACCTGTAGCACCTGTTGGTCCTGTAGCTCCTGCGCCTGTAGCACCAGTAGCACCTGTTGCACCCTGAGAACCAGTTGGTCCAGTATCACCAGTAGCACCTTGCGGACCTGTAATAGATGCACCTGTCGCACCTGTTGGACCAGTATCACCTGTCGCACCTGTAGGACCTGCTACACCTGTCGCACCTGTAGGACCTGCCTCACCCTGTGCACCTGTTGCACCAGTTGCACCAGTAGCACCAACAGAACCTGTAGGACCTGCCTCACCTTGTGCACCTGTTGCACCAACAGAACCTGTCGCACCAGTTGGACCAGTTGGACCCGCTTCACCTTGAGGACCTGTAGGTCCCGCTACAGTCGATGCAGAACCTTGTGGACCTGTTGCACCTGTTGCACCTGTTGCACCAGTAGCACCAGTAGCACCTCGATCACCGACGTCACCAGTGCGAGCAAAGGTAACAATGACATCATCACTGGCATCAAATGCAGTTGCTAAACCACTTAGATAACTAACTTCAACTTTAAAATATCCGCTATCTTCAACATAACTGTCGATAGAGAACATTGCTGAATAATTTGAATCTGATTTTCTTGCTACACGGAAGTGTCCTTTAAGTTGGCTTGTGGAAGCCATAATTGTGCGCAAAAGATTTTGAATATCAACAGCACCATCTTGTTCATCATCAATAAACATGTATGAAGCAAGAGATAAATCTGTGTTATTAAATTTAATTCGACCAGAGCCTGGATCGGAATCAGTAGTGTTAGTGCTGAACGTCATGTCCAGCGTTACGCCACCGAACTGACCTGCAGGACCTGTTGCACCTGTAGGACCTGTTACGTTACTTGCTTCTCCTTGTGCACCTGTAGCACCTGTTGCACCTGTTGGTCCGACTGGACCTGCAACTGTTGATGCTGCACCAGTAGCACCTGTTGCACCTGTTGGACCCACTGGTCCTGTTGCACCTGTTGCACCTGTTGGTCCTGTTGAACCAGTACTTCCTGTTGGTCCACCAGCGGGTCCCGCTGGGCCTGTTGGACCTTGAGCACCAGCTGGACCGACTTGTCCGCGAAGAACATCGATACCAGCTGGAGAAGTAGTAATACGGTCAACAGTGTCTAATTTTGTAACATCAATATCACTGCCGTCACCTTCAGGCAAATAAAAACGAAATTCAGTAGAACGACGCCCAGAGACTCTTACTTTTGCGGTCCAATACCAACCACGAGGGCTTAAATCTAAGTCATCTGTACAAGGAAGCTCGACTGAAAATGAACCTGTATTGTCTAAAGTTACTAAAATTGGACTAGCTACGATAGTTGCATCATTAGCGTCTTCGATACGACTTGATGCTGTAAAAGTTACGGTACCAGACGCTGCGGAGCCAGAACTCTTTAAGTACTGACCAACAACACTTCTCGTGTTTACGTCAGGAGAAAAACTCATTCGCGGTGCTCCAGGTCTCGGTGGTCTTTATAGGAGGCTGCACAGGCAAACAGACTCCTCGGGACTGTTTTATATTGTACGCTGTCACGGAGATGGCTATCTTTAAATTATGTAGTCCTTTTAGCAGTTAAAACGCTTATATCCTGTCTCGGATTGTAGTCTCCACCTATAACCAAAGTTAGGACTCCTGGAGGTGACTCCAGTCCATGTCTGTCCCTAAACCACGCACTACCGGGGTCAGTAGTCGGGGCTTGAAGCCATAGACGGTTGCCAACATCCATACTCTTAAACGAGTGGTAATGCCCAGAAATCCAGACATCGCAAGCGCCTAATGGAGTTTGACCAGCTGATTGCTCAGATAGATATTTTAAAACATCTCGACCAGTTTGATGACCGTGAAAAAGTCCAAGCATAGTTCCACAAACATTTATAGCCAAAGTTTGATGCTGCTTTTCTGGGAATCTAAATTCAACGTGAGAAAGATTTTCATTTTCTGCGCAAGCGTCTTGGACTGCGCTTGCAATTTCAACATTCCACCCATCTGAAGGGTCAGTCATAACTTGACGACCAGCTTCATCATGGTTTCCATTAACTACTGGTACTACTATTTTTTCAGCATATGGAGCAAAAGCTTTTACTTGTGCTAAAAGAAGTCGTCTGGCTAATCTAGTTTGCTCTGTAATACCTAAATCTGATACAGCTTGACCTTGAATTCTTCCCCCTTGGGACACAGTGCCTTCTACATGGTCTCCTGGTAGGGGTATGACAATTGTTCCTATAGGTCTTCCAATTTTTCTAAGCTCTAAAAGTCTTTGAACACCTTGTTCGGTTAAATCTAAAAGTCTTTGAACTGTTTGACCAGTTCCAGTGTCGCCTTGCTTTTTACCAATTTGCTGGTCACTGGGAGCAAATACATATGCAAGTTCGCCTGTTATTTTTTGTGAAACTTTAGAAGGTCTCCACTTAGAAACCTCATTTATTAATTTCTCTAAATCAAAATCTAACTCTGAACTAGATACATTAGAAGTTGGAACTAAGCTGGCTCTAAAAGCTTCTAGCCATTCTCCTTTATGATTCTGCCATCTTGAGCGTCTTAGAGAGCTTATTGACCAATCTTTTGGGTCTAAATCGAACTCTTTTAAAAGTTCTGTTGCATCTGCGCTGTTTCCTGCTGGTCTTGGGGTTGATATAAAAAACCCTTCGCCTTTTGACGGGTCTATCTCAAGGCGTGGTCTCCAAGATTCGGGAGTGTTTGTTTCTCTACGGTCAGACCCACTAGGCCCCGGAGAAATGAGCTCAGTGAGCTTGTCTGTTAGAGAAGACATTAGTTGTCCTTAACTGCTTTATCTCTACTCGTATAGCAACGGCACTGTTGCCGCCTATGAAGCGAGATAGAAGCAAACGCCACCTCATACCCCTCATCGAGAAGAATGCGATGAATTTGACGATTTGAAATTGTCCCAGATTTTGAACGGGTAGAAAAAATTAATTCTAAAGCTTCTTTATCTTCCCCCTTGAGTTCCGTAAGAAGCTTTCCTATCCCGCAGGGAAGTCCAGGTTCAGACCTTTTTACTTCAAGTAATTTTTCTGCTAACCCCATGGTAATCCTCCAGTTTTATTACTTATTAGAGTCACCGTAAAGTTAACGGTTACTCTGTATAGAAGGATAACACTTAATTAAATAAACTAATAGATTTTAATTTACTGGCGTGTCTAAAAGGTGAAGAAAAAAGTGTTTCTAAGAACCTGAGGATTTACGGCTTTTTCGCTTCACAGGTGGTTCAGCCATAGGAACGGTGTCTGGGATTACCACTGACTGAGCTAGGACTTTGATAAGCAAATCCTTGGTCTCTTTAGTCTCTTTTTGAATGTCAGAAAGCTGGGTTTCAAGGCTATTAGTCTTTCGGGCTACATCTGCTAGACTGAGCCCTCCATTTGCAGAAGGATGGATTGGCTGGGTAGCCACCTCTATCTCTTCTCGAATGATTCGACGTAGTAGCCTTAGCCAAAATTTTGTTATTGCTAAAAAGGCACCTGTAAGGGTTATTAGGAATACCAAAATAGCCGAGACATCTCCGATGTCTAGAAAATTAGGGGTACCTGGTTCCCACCAAGGAGCATCTGCGGCAAAGAGCATTTTGGTTCCTAACTTTATGGTTTTTAAAAGACTATGAATATAGTTTATATTAAATGTCGGAGAGTTAGTATCGCCTAAGTCTTCCAAAAGGTGTAAATTTGCTACACGGAAAAAAAATGTAATTAGTGTCTTGACTTAGGTTTTAGGTTTAAGATACCTTGGGATTTATGACGACGGAGGTTTTATGACAGACGGTTTCTCCGAGCGTCTTGTAAAAGGTTCTTCTTATTACTCTCAAATTGGCTGGAATATCCTTCCATGTCATGGAATTGTTGACGGTCGTTGTACTTGCAACAAGGGTCACGGGGAGCCAAAAGAGGTTGGAAAACACCCAGCAATAAATGAGTGGAATCTAAACTCTACAAGTAACGCTCAGACAGTAGAAAAATGGTGGACTGATAATCCAAACTACAACATTGGAGTTCACTGTTCAAAGAGTGGTTTTTTAGTAATTGATATTGATCCTCGTTCTGGTGGTCCTGATTCATTTATTAAATTTGAAGAATTAGTTGAAGGAGCTCTTCCACCAACTGTTGAAGCATTAACTGGTGCATACACTGACGATAGAGGTCGTCATGTCCGTGGTCGACACATCTACTACAAATGCAGTCCATCTGAAGGACTAATTGGAAACTTAAATAAATTAGATTTAAAAGGCATTGACATAAAGCACAACGGTTATGTTTTGATTGCTCCAAGTAGACACGGTTCTGGTCTTAACTATGAGTGGGCTGAGGGCAAGGCACCTTGGGAAATTGAAATGGCCGATGCTCCAGAAGAACTACTACAAGCTCTTCGCAAGCAAACTAGAAGAACAAATTTCACTCTTGAGAGTGGTAACTGGGACGACATTGAATATGAAAAAGTTGATGTCTCAGCGATGCTTGAGCAAGGTATTGATGAAGGTTCTAGAGCTGTAGATGTTTATAAACTTGTTTGTGCTTTAGCAAATAAATTTGGAACAGATGCAAGTTCAAGGCGAATGATTGAGTCTGACATGATTAGATTCAATGCCGAGAAGATTCGTCCACCTCTTCACATAGAAGGAACTAACGGACTACTTCATCACGTACACAGAGCAATCGATTTTGTTGCTGCTAATCCAAAACTTGCTTACTTAAGCCCAGAAACAGCAGAGTGGCAAAAGCAGCAAGCTTTAAGAATTTCTGGAGAACAGAAAGAACTAAAACCTCTTACTGGAGTAGTAACACCAATTGAGCCTAAACAACCAACAATGTTTCCTATGGGAACTGGTCCTATATCTAGCACTGTTTTAGCTGGAATTGAAGACGGTGACTCAATTGAACAAGCAACATCTCTAACTAACATCAATGTACCTAAGGATCCAGATGCACTCAGACTTGAAGATGGAGGAAATGAAGGAAAGCGTTCGCTTTCTGATACAGGTAATGGTCGTCGCCTTGTTGACGTATTTGGCACTGGGATTCGCTATACGAGCGGCTTGGGTTGGTTTGTTTGGAAAGAAGGCTACTGGAAACCAGACCGAGAAGACTTGGAAGTTCAAGAGTTAGCTAAGCGTATTCCACCAATTGTTTCCGCTGAGGTAATTCAATACCCCGACTCTCAACAAGCATCTGTTATTCAATGGGCACATCAATCGCGTTCAAATGCTCGTATGAAAGGTGCAATAGAGAGTGCAAAGTCTGACCCAAGAATTGAAGTACCAGTAAGCAAATGGGATGCAGATGAAAATCTTTTAGGTGTATTAAATGGTGTTATTGATTTAAGAACGGGTGAACTATTAAAAGGTCGTCCAGATTTAAATATCACCAGAAGAGCTCCAGTAACTTATACACGAGGACATACAAATGTGCGGTGGCAACAATTTTTAGATTTTGCAACTGGTGGTGATAAGGAATATCAAGACTGGATACAAAAAGCTGCTGGTTACTCAATTACTGGTTCTAACAAATATGACATTATGTTTTTAGCTTATGGACCTGCTGGTTCTGGTAAAAACACTCTTGTTGAAGCAATTGTTAAATGTCTTGGTACAGAACAATATGCATGGCCTCTTGATTCTCACATCCTTGCCGCAAATGAAATGAGTAATGGAAATACAGACGCTTACCATTGGGCTCAATTGCGTGGTAAGCGTATGGTGTGGGTTGATGAGCTTCCTGACAATGAACGAATCAAAGAAAATGCGGTTAAGCGTTTAACTGGTTCGTCTGTAATATCGGCTCGTTCTCCGGGAGAACAGCCTTTCACGTTCGAATCTAGAGCAAAACTCTGGGTTACGACAAATCACCGCCCAATCATCACGGACGATGCAATGTGGCGTCGTATCCGTCCGATGCCGATGACACGTGTGCCTGAAAATCCTGATCCCGATTTAAAGGCATACATCTTTGACCCTGAAGGTGCACTTCCAGCCGTTCTCTCTTGGGCTGTAGATGGTGCTATTAAACTTCTTGGTTCGTCATCCCGTGATGCATTGGGTTGGTGCACTCAAGTTGCGGAAGCAGCTGAGATGTATCGCAAAAATGAAGACCGTATTGGAATCTTTTTATCTGAAGAGACTCTTGAAAATTCTGGCGCTCAGATACCAATTAAAACTTTATATGGTGTATATCGTCAATGGAGTGATGAGCGCGGTGAACGCCCACTTACTCAGATTGGATTCCAAAGAAAACTAGCTGAAAGAAGTATTGAGACTTCTGGAACTGGTTCACGAGCAATAGTTAAAGGAAAAAGTCTAATCCCAAGAGCTGTACAAACAGCAGAAATTGATTGGAATACTCTTAACGCCTTTAATAGAAACTTTTAGTTTCTAGGACTAAAAACTCGACCTCCGCCACCTGTTCTAAAATTAGGCAATCTCCGTGAGGAAAAGGATTTGGCTACCAAGTTACCGCCAACAAATCCTTGTGGAGGCTTAATAAGGAGAGCAGTCATTGCGTGAACTAAGGCATCAACTCGGTCTGGAGATTTTTTGGTCTCTCCTGGCACCCAAGTTGTCATCTGAGACTCAAGGTCTGGAAGATATCCAATGTGATGAACACGCTCTTGCTCGTAAGCAAGAACAACAGGTTCAGCGCGAAGCGCTTTACCATGCTTTGAATGCACTTCCAAGACCTTAACATTTGGGTCAATTGCATTAATTGCATTTCTAACTAAAGCTCCACCTTGGTTAACTTCAGCAATTACTGGTGCTCCCCAACGTCTTGCCATCTCAACAACTTTATTTGCCCACACTTCTGGTGAACCAAGAACAGATGCATCTTCTAAAACCCAAGCATGACGTTTATACAAATCTCTATCTGCTGTAGATGCACATACAATAATTCCGCACTCATCTCGAGGATTTTCTGCAACAGAAGGGTCTACACCAATACAACGGAGCGGAGCTTGAGGAGGGAGAACTCCTTGTCTAGATTTTTCTATCATCTCCATTGTCCATAAAGTTCCTTCAAGGTCAGTAAGCATTTCTCCGTAAAGTTCTTGACGAGCTAAAGAAGTTCCTTCATATACACCCATAATTGTGTCTAGATATGTGCCAGATAAATTTCCAGCATTATCCATAGTCGAACCTCTAGTTACAATAACTTTTGAAAGACTTTTAGGATTATTTGATTCTTCAATCAACTTGTAAAGAAGTGGAACTCTTTTAGGAGTTGTAGTACAAACAATTTTTGGTTTTGCACCAAGACGAGTACCAACTCGAAGGTTATCGAATGCAGTCATACCAGCAGCATCTGGAGTTTGTCTCCATGCTGCAATCTCATCGCCCCATGCGTGTGTAAATTGAGGACCACGAAGTGAGTCAGGTTCATCTGCGGTGAAAAGTGTTGCTGTATTTCCATTAGGCCAAGTTAAACGACGTTTTGATGGCTCATAATGCGGACGCTCAGATGGTGGGGAGACATTGATAATCCCAGACTCACCTTCAACAATAACATCTCGAACGTCAGCAGCAGTACGAGCCACCAAAGCAAAACGTCTTTGACCTTCATTTGTATATTTAGCTTGGTCTCTTACCCATTCAGATGCAAGTCTTGTTTTACCAAAACCACGACCTGCAAGTACAAGCCAAATATTCCAATCATCGCCTTCAGGAGGTAACTGCTCTGGTCTTCCCCAAGATTGCCAATCCCATTGAAGTATTTCAGGGTCTATACGAGAAAGAACTGCTGCTTGCTCTTCTTCAGGTAGAAGGGCGAGCTGTTCCATAAAGCTCTTTCCCATATACGACTACCTATCTGTTTCGTTGAAGACTTCTTTGAACTCCATAGTACAGGGGTGCGGCAGAACTAAGACCTAACTCTTTTGCTAAATTAGAAAGAGAAATTCCAGATTTATATTCTTCTGCTAATTGGTCATGATATTGGTCTGTACCTTGCTTCTTAGCAGAGCGGACTCTCTCTGCGGCAAGCTTTACTACTTCACCTTTTATACGTTTTGAAGGTTTAATATTAGAAACACTAATCTCATTCATTACTACACGGCGGCGCACACCAGCATAAGCAACATTTAAACGTTTAGCTAAAAGGGGGAGACTTCCGCCTTTAGATCTAAACTCAACAAGCAAACGTGTATATTCTCTACTTGCTTGATGCGCTGGACTGTTTTGGTTTCTAGCTCCATATGCCTTTTTAGCTTCACCAATAATTGGTTGAATAAGCTGGGCGTATTGCTCTACAAGCTCATTACTCATCTTTTATGTCTCCATTTGTGTCTTTGTGTTCAGCGCGTCCTTCAGAAATCTATCATAAACACAAGGATAAAGCAAGGAGTAGTCAGGAATTAACCTTCCTGACTTTTACTCCTCGTCTTCTTCTTCTTTAGGGTTTCTTAATCCGTATGTAATAAACCATACGGCTGTGGCCCAGATAATGGCATAGCCGACTACAGTCTTAGCTGAACCGTCTAAAACAATCCAAGCAACAAACATGCCTAGCAGTGTCCAAAGCTGGTCTAGCACATCTCTCAAGAAGTTTTTCATTTATTTCACCTTCCTAACTCTTCCACTAGTAGTTCTTCTACGAGTTCCATCCATTTTTCCAGAAGCTCCGCCTCCGCCTCCGCCTCCGCCTCCGCCGCCAGAAGAGGATCCAGCGGTTCCAGCTGCTGCAGCCGCTGCTTGAATTGCAGCACCAGCAGCAACAACAGTTGCTACAACCATTTTTTCTGCTTCTTCACGTTCTTCTTCTGACATATCTGCACCAATACTTGCTACTGCAAGTAGTGCTTGTGCAGGGTCGTCAAATATTGCAGAAACCAGTTGTGTTGGGTCAGCAATCAATTCTAGCGCTGCTGCCACCTCAGCGATAATAACAATTTCATTACCGTTCTCGTCTTGACGTACCTCGACTGGGGTGTCTGCGGGTAGGTCTTTATACTCAATTCCAGCATCTTGAATCTGTTCTTTGGTTAAATTTTCGCCTGGAGCAACTGATTCAATAAGGGCATCTGCAACAAGATTTTTTTCAGCCTCTGTCAGCTTTCCATCAGCAGATAAAGCATCAGAAAGATTGTTGACTTCATCTTTAGTAATTTCACCATCTGCATTAAGAGCATCAAGAATTTCTTTAGCATCAGCAGTACTCAACTTGCCATCACTAATAACATCTTCTACAGCAGCATCAATTTCTTCTTCTGTAGTTTCTGCAGGAGGTTCTTCTGCTGGTGGTTCTTCTGCAGGTGGTTCTTCTGCAGGAGGTTCTTCTGCAGGAGGTTCTTCTGCTGGTGGTTCTTCTGCAGGAGGTTCTTCTGCTGGAGGTTCTTCTGCTGGTGGTTCTTCTGCAGGAGGTTCTTCTGCTGGTGGTTCTTCTGCAGGAGGTTCTTCTGCAGGAGGTTCTTCTGCTGGTGGTTCTTCTGCAGGTGGTTCTTCTGCTGGAGGTTCTTCTGCTGGAGGTTCTTCTGCAGGAGGTTCAGGTAAAATTGGTTCTTCGGCAGGAGGTTCTGGAATTGGATCAACAGGAGTTGGATTGGGTTCAGGTTCTGGTTCTGGCTGAGGAGAAGGTTGAGGTTCTGGAGCCGGGGTGGGATCAACGACGAGCAACTGAGTAGCAGTTGTTGTTGAATATTTAGCCAATGAATCATTATCTGAACGAACACTAATTTGATAAGTGGTGTCTAATCCACCAGTGCTTTCAAACAAAGCTGCTGAAAGAACAATGCTTGTATTAAGAGCATTAGCGTCTCCTGCATTACCAGTTGCAACACCCCATCCGCTATCTCCAACAGACCATGAGATTGCATAACGTTCTGGTGAAATAACACCTGTTGGTGGGTCCCAAGAAACTTGAACATCACCATTCTCTAACTGTGTAACAACAATATTAGTTGGAGCTCCTATTGGGCTTTGAAGAATAACTTCTTGCGCTACAACTGTTTGCGCAGTTTGCACAGCTGCTATTGCTTGAACTGTCTCTGTTATTGCAGTCTGTGCTGCAGTGATAGCAGTGTCCATTGCTGCAACTGCAGTATTTGCTGCTTGAAGATTTGCTTGAGCATTTTGAAGGTTGGTAGTAGCTACAGTCTCTGTAGCTTGTAAAGTTGAAAGTGTTTGTGTCTCTGTGGCTAGAGTTGTTTCTGCAGTTGCTAAAGTCTGAAGTTGCTCAGCGGTAGCAGCTGTTTGAGAAAACTCAGAACCAGAAGCGATAACATAACCAGTTGAAGGGTTGTATCGGTAGAACCAAACTCCAGCTCCTCCGCCATTTTCGTAATACCATAACTCAAACTCTGTACTATCTCCAGCAGCTATTGCTTGCTCTACAACACTTCCTCCGCCACCCTTGTCGTACCAATCATTAATTACAAGCTGGCCATCAAGGTAGAGCTTTACTCCATCATCTGCTGGGGCATGAACATGAGTTACGTCAACTGACGGTGTCCAAGTTCCTGTGTATTTAACAATTACATCTTCATGGAGATTTGATCCAGCGACATAACCGCCACCCCACTGCTCGCTTATTCCATTAGTGTCAGTAGTTGTAAGAACTGGAGTAGCGTTTTCTGCTAACACTGGGGCGTTATTTTGTCCTTGAACGTTATAGACCTCAACCTTTAGTCCTTGGCTTGTAGCAGAATCAACAACTGCCTGTGCAGCAGCCTCGGTAGTAACGGCTTGCGTTACTACTACTTCTTGAGCGTCTACTGCTGCAGAGGCAGTAGCTAGAACTTGAGTCTTATCTTCTACAACTGCTGTCGCTGCTTCAACTGTAGGTGCAGTAGATGCAAGAGTTACTGCAGTCTCCATAGCAGTCTGCGCTGCTTCAACTGCTTCCTCAGCTTCAACCACTGCATCTACAGCAGCATCGACTACTGCAACTACCTCTGGTTTTTGTAGTGCAAGAGCATCTGATGAAGCGACGACTGTTTGAAGTGTGGTTGAGACAGTCTCTACTGCTGCTGCAGACACGGACACCTGAGCTTCAGCAATCTCAACTTTAGCTTCTTTAACCTCTGTTACTGCTGTTTCTGTAGCTGTTACTGCTGTTGAAACTAAAGTTGTCATAGCTGCAGAAGCAGCTTGAGCAACAGTAGTTGCTGTGGATTCTGTATTTTGAGCCTGAACTAAAGTTGTTTGTTCTGAAGACAAATTTGTTTGAGCGGTATTAGCAGCATCGTGAGCTGCACCCCAAGCTGCATGGGATGCATCACGAACTGCTAGTTGTGCGTCATAAGCAGCCTGTGTTGAAGCAAGCTCAGCATTTGCTGCTTCTGCTGCTGCTACTAAATCGGGGTCTGAAGAAGTTTTAGTTATCGAAATATTGTCAATGATGTAGTAGTCGTCATCTTTTGTAATTGTTAGTGTCTCAATAGATGAGCCTGTTATTGTTTCAGTTGAGGTGTATCCAACCGCCTGTGTTTCAGCAGAAACGTTATTATCAATAATTGTTGTCGTGGTTGAGCCATCCGTATTTGTTGCTGTCATAGTTGTATCACCATTTTTAGCGTATACGCCCATGGTCACAGAAGTGACAGTTCCAGTGTTGCTTGGGTTGACATCAATAACAACATCATTTTGGGGCCACTGAACAACAAGACCAGGTCCTGATGTTTGAGCGGTATTCCAGTTACCACCGATAGATACACCAGAGCCAGTAGTTACTGTAACTACGCTTGTGGTGTTGTTGGCAAAAGTTTCTGTAACTGTAGTGGTTGTGTTGGCTTCATTGGCTGCTGCCTGTGCAGCAGTGGCCGCAGTTTGAGCACTTGATAGGTTAGAAGTTAAAGTCCCTAGATTTGCATTCTCTTGATAAAAAGTTGTTGTTGCAGTAGTTACTGCTGATTGAGCTATTGCAACTGCTGTACTTGCTTGCTCTACTATTGCTGTCTGTGTTGTAACTGTGGCTGTTGCTTGAGCTAAAGTTTGATTTGCTACTTGAGACACTGTAACTGCTGTTTGACCTGATTCAACGGCTGCGTCTGCTGTCTGAACAGCTGTTGCTGCTTCTGCTACTGAGATCTGTGCGCTAGATACTGCCTCTGTTACTTGCGTGGAAGGTTGAGATATTGATGTTGCTACCTCCGTAATTTGAGTTACTTGAGTGTTAAGAGTTGTTACTTCAGATTCCGCTGTTGCTACTGCGGTTGCTGCTTCTGTGATTTGCTCTTGCGTTGAGCCACTAGAAGAAGCTTGTGGATCACCTCCCGACGACGCATTTGTATCAGTTGATGTGCTGTTTGGGTTTGGTGCTGGTTGCACCCCCTCTTCGTCGGAAGCGTATGCAGTTTGAGGAGTTAATACTCCAACAAGAAAAATTATAAAAGGAGTAGCAGCAAGTGATAGCCAAAAACGTCTTAATGTTGTTTTTGCTTTTCCAGAAAAACGACGCGACACTTTAATGCCTCCAGCGCAGGGCGAAAAAGACGGCTAAAAACCGTCTTCTGCAACTCGTTGTCCATCGAATTGCTAAAGCAATTTTATCTTATTTGTCTGCTTCTAAAATGCTTTTTTCTTTTGTAAACATTAAAAAAATGTGTCTTACATTTGCTGCATACCAAGCAGTGCCACCACGAGGGGGAGTGATTCCATCTTTTTCTAAACCTTCAGCAATTTTTCCGTACGAAAGTCCAGCTGTACGTTCGTCATAGATTCTTTTTCTAATTTCAAGAGACAGTGGAGATTTTGGTCCAATATTAACCCCCCAAACCTTTCCAGCGTCTCTACGGTCCTTATGTACATCTTTTTGACGCATGGAAATCATTCCACGCTCCATCTCTGCCATTGCAGACATGATGGTTACAACAAAACGTCCTTGATAAGTTCCAGTGTCCAACCCCAAATCAAGAAGTGCTAAACGCCATTCGTATTTATGTGAACGGTCAACAATACTTAAAAAATCCCGAGTAGAGCGTGCAAGCCTGTCTAAGCGTGTAACAAAAAGTGCTTGCGCCTTTCCTGCATCTAATTCATCTAACGCTTTTCGCAAAACAGGTCTACCGCTAATGTTTTTACCAGACTTACCTTCTTCACGAAGAATGACTGCTTCATAACCAGCTGCTTCTGCTGCAGCAACTAGCTGGCGTTCCTGTCCATCAAGTGACACACCTTCTTCTGCTTGCATCTGAGTTGATACACGTGCATAACAATATGCAATTCCATTACTCACGGAGCAACTCTTCCATTCTCAACAAAAGCTTTGTGAGTTAGAGGCATAAGTTCTTTGAAGAACTCTTCATACTTCTCTGCCACCATCTCAATCTCCCGTTGTGGGTATGAGGGGAAACTCTGCCCCTCAACGTTACGTCGAAGAGATAAGAAGTTCATAAGGCTGCGTGAGTTGATGGTGACATAAGCCGAAGAGTAAATAGTTAGAGGTAGAACCCCTCGAGCAACTTCTCGAGCAATGCCAAGTCTTACCATCTCTTCATACTCCATATAAGACTGTCTACATACTCTGCGATAATTGCTATAGACAATTGCATGCTGCTCGTCAGTACCATCTTCAAAAATATATGCTCCAGGTTTTCCTATCTGAAGCAGTTTTCTTTCTTTATTAGGAATATAGAACTCGGGGTCTAAAACTCGATAACGACCAGACTCCTCGTTGTAAGAAGCAATGCGATGACGCATATGCTCTCTCCACACAAAAATGGGAGCTTTTACATAGAAAGTAAACACGGAATGTTCAAAAGGTGAGCCGTGACGGTCTCGCATTAAAAAGTTAATGAGACCGCCCAGCTTAGAGTCTTCAGTCCCGATTTGAGACTGAGCCCTTTCACCCAAAGTAGACACCCGAGCAGCAAAAGCCACATCATCATCTGATGCGCTGTGCTTTACAAGTTCTACAACAACATCAGAACTAAACTTTAATTCTGGGAACAATGCATCACCTACTGCACTGGCTTCAGATGGTTTGACTTTGGTTCTTCTTTTTTCTTAGGCTTGGAGTGTTTACCAGATTCCACGTTTGCCTTGGCTCTAGCAAGAGCTTGGAAAAAAGTCTTAACAATTGCGTATAGCAACAAAAGACAAAATCCAACGATTATTACTACTATCAACGAACCAACTAAAAACAGTCCAAGTTCAAACGCAAGTTCAAACGGGGCTTTCCAATTGATATCCATAACTTACCTTTCTATTAGCCTTGAGGTCTCATAACCACAAGGGCGCTGGGGAAGGGAGCTGAATTGGTCGAGTTACCAAACTTCAGCCGTCCACGAATAAAACGAACTTCGTGGTGTATTGCGTAGTCGTGAAACCAAGCAGTGTCAGTTCGTGCTGGCACTAGGCACACAACCGTGGCTCCCTTTTGAGATTCAGCATCTGCTTTTCTCATCCAGTCCTTAATCGTCTTGCCATAGGGAGGATTTAGCCAAATAGCGCCACCTTGAGCATCGACAGTCCAATCGCGTTGAAAAGCGTCTCGTCTATCCGTCTCTAAGTGGTCTGGTCCATACCAGTTATCTACTACCAAAGTAGAGGACTGCAGGGCTGCTGCATCCAAAGCAAAATTGAATTCTGCATCCACCTTGGCGTAGTAGTTTCTTGGCGTAGACCAAGTGTCATCAAGGGATGACATCGCTGTTGAGCTTGAATAAAAGCCCGTGCTCTTCTCGTAAGGTTCTACCACGCTGATATCATATAGTAACTTAATTCTAAATTGCAACACCTAAAACAGGTGTTTCTAAAAGGTATGATAAAGTTCAGGCCGTACGAACTCGTCCTTTTAGGACGTGCCAAGCGTTGCATTTATCGCATCCGTGTAAGAAATAGCTCTCTGGACGCCCTTTTTTGACTTCCGAGTAGTTTTTCATCTGGACGAACCTACTAGCCAACTCTCGGTTGGCAAATCCTTTTTTAACGCAAGTTGCCATTTTTCCGGGCTCCCGTTCCGTTATTAGTCCGAGTATATGACCGAAGGGAAGCGATTTACAACCCCCCGAGTTTTGGTGAGGATAGCAAAGATGTTGTCGCCAATCGAGTTGAGTGGATAGCCAAGTCCTCTGAGGCGGGTGACATCCTCCATTACCCCATCTTCAAAAGAGTCTTCTGTCCACACCTTCCCAGAGAATCCTGCTGCCTTCGTGACTTGGCGTATTGAGCTTTCGCTGTACTCGTAGTTATGGCGATATAGGGCTGGCTTGTGGCGATACTGCATGTAGAAGTATGGCTCTGTGCCCCTGAGCATCTTATACAGAGCCCTTGAACTGGTGATGTTGGGTGTGGTGAGAATAAGAGTTCCTTGTGGTTTGAGGACTCTGTTGACCTCAGCCAGCATGAACATTGGGTCTAATTCCATGTGCTCAATGACTTCGCAACAAATAACTACATCAAAAGTCTCGTCTTCAACAGGAATGGGTTCTGTCTCTAAATCAATCCTGTAAGTGGTGGCTTCCAGCGTCTTATCTTTAATTGAGACAGTTGACGTGCCGACTGTGGGTAGGTGTTTCTGAAAGTCAGTGACATGGACTTCAAGATCTGGAGCTAGCTGCTGAAGCGACAACGGAATAACTTTTGAAGTTCCTAGCTCTAAGAGCTTGCCCTTTGGCTTTTCTTGTAGAAGTAAGTCAAGAGTGCGAGCCATACGCCGCTTGTGGTTTTGGTGATAAGAATCTTCTTGGGCAATAAGGACTTCTAAGATATCAACAACCTCTTGTGAAATATCCTTATACGGCTCAGAAATCAATTTTCCGGGCTCCCGCTCCGTTCAGAGACCTTTGTGCAATTGATGCAGATGTCGTAGTCCTTACCAGTAAAAGGGCAGGAAGATTGAGTGGTGATGAGGTGCTTACAAAAAAGTTGTTTGAGAAAAAGAAGCATCACTTCCTACTTTCGTGTTTATCTTCGAGGTGCCTTACCAAAGATTGGTATACAAAACGGGTTTTGGCTTCATGCACCTCTTTACAGACGGGGCATGTGAAGTTGCGTTTTTCTGTGGGTCTTGTCGTCTTTTTAGTCATAGAAAGAGACTAGCATAAAAATGCAATTTTCCGGGCTCCCATTCCCTTTTTCTCCAAAGCAGCGTAGGATGGGGGGATGGAGATTAAAGAGTTTGTGATTAAGGATGAAGGTTGGGCTACCGACCTACAACAGGGCCTAGAGATGTACATGATGGCTTTGTATGACTCTGTGGATGCTGAAGAGGGTACTCCTGCAGCCGACATAGAAACTGAGAGTGGTTTAATCTTTTGTGGATGTCACACATGTGAAGCAAGAGAGATTTTAACCTTTATCGTGCCACGAGCAATTAAAGGCTACTTAGATGAAAAAGTTGGCTTTGAAGATGCACCAGAAGGTTTTGTAGGTAAGTTGGCTAAAGTGCCAAGCAACCTAAAACACGACTAAGCTTTTTTCTTTGGCTTCTTAGCCTTACGTTCAAACTTAGTTCCTTCTTGGATAATCCCATCGCCGTCGCGGTCTACTGCGTTTGGGTTATATCCTTCTTTAATCTTCTTTGTTTTTTTATCGTCTGAAATAGTAATTAAAGAGATAGCAAGAGCAAGACCAAGATATACAAGTATTGCTTCCATTAGATTTCCTTTCTTAGTTTACGTTTTGCCAACAAAGCATCAAAGTCCTTAACTTTGGTGTCACCCATATAAGACCAAGCGTACCCACCAGCAATCAAAGCTTCGTTGACAGAAACCTCTGCACCATCAAGATATAGCCACCCAAGAATACGACCATACTTCTCTGTGCTGTCTGGTTTCTCGGTTTTAATGACAATATCTCCAGCACTAGCAAGCAAAGCTGCAAGTTTCTTTTTAACTTCAAGACCAAGTTCTTTTTCATACTTGTCAGTAGTCCTAGACTCAGGTGTGTCTATACCAGCAAGGCGGACTCGTTGGTAAAAAGACACGTTAAACCCTAAATCAATGTCGACATCGATAGTGTCCCCATCGACTACCTTGTGTACTTTTTTAACTCGGTAGATATACAACTTGAACTACTTAATTGCTTGATTGCAAGTTGGACAGACTTTTGTCTCGGTTGCTGCAGCTTTTGGTTTAGCTGCTCCTGCACCCTTGAACTTAGGACGACCAAAGCCAACAATAGAAATCATTACTCCAGCCTTGTTCTTCTTAAAAGCACGGAGTTGCTTGCACACTTCTCCGCCATTTCGTTGGCTTCCCTTTTTCTTTGAAGAAGTGTTTCCTTCAATACACCAGACAGTTCCATCTTCATTGTCTTTTACAACAATTCCAACATGTGAGATTCGATCAACGCCATCTGCCGGGAAATCAAAATACACGATATCGCCTGGTTCTGGATCTGCAATGTCTCCATCAATCCAAGAGCCAGCTTTCTTAAATGCTTGCGCTCCAGCTGGAGTGTAAACAGTGTTAGGGATTTTTACCCCGGCTTCGTTCCCGCACCAGTTAACGAAACTTCCGCACCAGGGTTGGAAGTTAGCTTTAGTGTAAGCACCGTACTTTGTTTCGTTATCTTTAGGACCTTCGATAACACCAATCTCTGCTGTAGCAACTTCGATTAAACGAGCCGCTGTGCCTTGCTCTGCCATTTTTAGTCCTTGTCCCAATCTGTATCAACTGGTTGTTCTTCTGGCATTGCGCCATCTGGCTTTGCTGCTAGACGTGCTGCAGTTGCATCAATCTCTGCTTCAAGCTTCTTGTCGGCTTGTGTGTTCTTTGCATCCATTTCTTTATTAGCAAGCTGTGCTGACATAATGTCTTTAGCACCAGAATTACCAATGAGGATGCCAGCGAGTGTTCCAGTAATAAATGTTGCAATGCTTCCTAAGACGTTAAAGAACATCTTGTCATTTTCTGACTGAGCATTTACTGGCTGTGTTACAAAAAGCAATCCATACAAAATACCAATTGCTGTGCACAGCAAAATAACCCCAAGAATAATTCCAAGGGTAAACTTCAAGCGAGAGTCAAGCTCTGCTTGAGAATATCTATATCTAGCCATTTGGTGTCGCTCCACTATCTGTTGTTGTTGTCTCGCCGTTAAAGACATCCTCGCCTACCAAGTCTACTGGACAAGTGCCAGCAACAGTGCAAACAGGAGGCTTGCATTCAGCTGTTTCCCAATTGTGTGGTTCTTGGCATGGATATCGATAATTACCCTGATACCCACATCCTGTTAAAAGAAGACCTAGCGCCAATACGCTTAGGAGCCCTAGTTTTCTCATTGTTTCTCCAATACCTTGTCCAAGGTCTATTATCGCTCAAAATAAAGAAGGCGACTGGACCGTTGATTATGGGTCCAGCCGCCTTTTTCCTTAGCATGTCGGGTAAGGAAATCTATGTATCTTGATAATTATAGGTAAGTTGTGTGTTGTCTTTTGAGGAAAAAGGTGTAGTTTTAGATATATGACTTCAGTACCAATTACTTTTGTGGACCTTATGGGAGACCTCCCAGAGGAGACTCGACCTTACCCCGCCAAAAAAGCTGTTCCAGACTGGTATAAAAAACTGCCTTCATACATAGATGGAGAGCAGGGGACTGTCTACTGGAGTGACATCGGGTTGAACACGGGCACCGCGACAGGAAAAAAGTGCATGCCAATGCTGGATGCTATGACAGCAGGTTACATAATCCCTTTAACCACAGATGTGAAGGTGACAAAAAAAGATGGTCAGCAACTTTTTCAATGGCCTGATTACGATGTTTTAGGGTTTCATCCACCATTACAAATGTCTACTCATCCTCATGTGCAAAAACATCCTGACAATGCAATTCCAAAATTTCACTCACCTTGGACAGTAATAACTCCAAAAGGTTACTCATGTTTATTTGTTCCTCCAATGAATAGAGATGCAAAAGACCAAATACTTCAATGTATCCCAGCTATCGTTGACACTGATACTTACGCTCATCCAATTAACTTTCCATTTTTAATTGACCCCGAGTGGGAGGGGATAATCCCTGCAGGGTATCCAATGGCTCAAGTTATTCCATTTAAAAGAGAATCTTATGAAATGAAGTATGGAGAGAGATCAGACATGATAACTATTCAAAGAAGCATAAGAAAACTAAAAATGAGTTTTTACAATGCATACAAAGATAAGTTTTGGACTAGAAAAGAATATAACTAGTTACTTAAAAAGCTTTTAATCTGTCTTCCATCAAGAACAATAGGGCTTTCTCCATCATGCCAGACTATAAAACCTACTGGCATTTTAGCTCTGTTCTCTAAGAAGTGGTCCCAGTGGTGATGTCTTGTTAGTCCAGCAATTGGATTAACATCGTTATGACCCGTTTCATCTGCTTTTGATGTATTAGGCCATCTGACAAATCGTCCTCGAAGAGTTCTTGGGCACCCTATCTCGGGATATTCAACACGAAGGATGACATTAAAAAGAAGTTTACCTGCACCATGAGATATAAAAGATGTTTGTTTCTTTTCACCAAAATAAACTAATGTCCACTGTTTTGGTTGTATTACTTGTTTGTCACTACCTGAATTTGTCTTAGCCAACATTGTGGCTCCTATATGTACTGCAATAACAGAAGACTTTCTACTGTTAATTAGATTCTATAGGTTTCCAAAGCATCTGTGAAGGCATATGAGGATTTACTTCATCGGAACCTTGATAAACCTGACCAGTTTCTCTATCAATAAGTAGCCACTTCTCTGGACACTTTGTAGTTATAGAAAGAGTTACTGGTTCTGAAAGAGTTGGGCTACTAAAACTTCCCCATGCTTGAAAGATGGAGCCAGCTTGAATATCTCTATAGTTCATTTCTCCGGGCTCCCGTTCCCTTATACCTTTCGGATGCGCTCTATCAACTCTGTAGAGGAGTAGGTGTGTCTGCGACTATTGTAGTAAATATCTATGTTGTGAGTTATGCAGTAGTCCCTACCTGTGAAATCTTTACCTATGTAGTCTTCACCAATAATTCGAACATCTATAGGCAAGGTCTTGAGTAGATTGAGTAGGTCATCTTCTGTCTCATAAACAACAATTTCATCTACATACTTAACTGCTTTAAGTTGGATTTGACGCTCAATTAAAGATTGAATGGGTTTTCTTTTCTGAGGTCTGTCAATGCTTGGGTCTGCTTGAAGTGCCACTATAAGGTGGTCACAAACTGATTTTGCTTCTTCAAGCATAAGAATGTGTCCTGCGTGTAGAAGGTCAAAACAAGAGGCTGTAAAGCCAACCTTGTTCTGCTTAAACATACGCTCAAGCTCAACCAGTGCCGAAGATTCCATTACTCAATCACCGCATCTTTTATCTTTTTAAGCATTATGTCTTTGGTTCTAGTTTTTGAAAAGTAGTTGTATAGCTTTGCAAGAGGGGGTGTCTTACCAAAAAGAAATTTAGTTTCAACATTAGAAACAGTCTGCTTGTAGATTTCAGGGGTATTAACGTATCTTTTTAAAACAACCTTTTTATCAGTATTAAATCTTACATAGAAAAAGGGGTCTCCTTCTTTAATTGCAAAGTTGTCAAGACCGCTCCACAACAGATAGTCGGCATGGATAGGTCTATACCAACGTCCAATATCAAACCTTCCAGTGGCAATAACCCCGTACTTGGAAGACTCTGTTTGATGAAGGTATGGAGAAATAATCTCCATCTCTAATGGCTCTTCAGAAACAAAAAGCCAAATCATAGAAAGAACTAAAGGTTTGCGATTTTCCATGTAACTGGTTCGCATGGTTGTAGCAGGGTGTATTTGATACTTATTAGGTATTTCCCAGCAATTTTGTTGATGGTTGTATGAAAACCTGCTGTCTACAACGCTGCTGAATACAAAAGTATTTTTATAGTTTTCGGTGAAAGCAGGGCAGTAAAGTATGCTTTGATTTCCTGCTGTCTTATCTTTCATCTTTTTTAAATCAGGAAGAAGCTCTGTAGGGTCGGCATAGAACATGTTCCAATCAATAATGTGGTCTGGACCAACTTCGTAACAAGGTCCCCAATAAACAACAATCTCGTCTTTACTCATCTATAACAGCCTCTTTTATTTTACGAAGAACAATCTCTTTGGTTCGAGATTTAACAAAAGTATCGTATCTGTAAGCTAGGGACTTGAACCTGCCAAGGTTGTTTTTTGTGTCAGCAATGCTTTCAGCTAATTTTTGTAGGTCAGCTGTCATTTCAAAACGTTTAAGGACAACTTTCTTGTCTGTATGAAATCTTGCGTACATTACTGGTTCTTCAGCAAGATGGAATCTGTTTTGACCTTTCCAAAGAATAAACTCTGTTATGCAAGGTCTGTACCACTTAGAGATGTTAAATCGTCCTGGGGTGATACTTCCATAGTGTCTATGAATAGTGTCGTGAAGAATTGGTGGCATAAGCTCCATTTCTACATCCTCTTCGCAAAAGAAAGTCCAACCAAGAGGAATCCAAATTACCCTTCTATCCTGCATAAAAGGTTCCATCGAACGAGATAATACATATTGATGGTCTTGAACAGCAACAAACTGTTTAGTCTCTGGATTAAATTCATATTTACTATCTACAAGATTTGAAAAGACAAATGTATTAGAAAACATATTTTTATAAGCAGGGCAAAAAAAGATACTGTTGTTGGGGTCACCATCAACTACTCTTTCAGGCTTTAAAGAATCTGTTAAGGATTTTGGGTCCTGATACATCATGTTCCAGTCATAGCGCTCCTCTGCCCTGACAGGGTAGTAAGGAGACCAATAAACCGTAACTTCGTCTTTGCGTGCCATGTGTTTATCATAATACAAATTTCAATTTTCCGGGCTCTCTTTCCGTTAAAAGCAGCGGCGCGTTGAGAAATAAAGAGGGGAGGGGGAAGGTAAGGTTGAGAGGTGATTTATGAGTGGAAGATGGATGGGGTCGTCAGGAACTATGGCGATGCTCTGGCTGAGTTAATTACTCCGCCATCTGTGTATAACGCTTGGTACAACGACACCGAAAATATGTACTTTCCTCTTGGAAGTGTTATATGTAATGAAATAATAGATGAAACTTTAAGACAAGGTTACAAACCAATATTTATTTCTTGTGGGTGGCGTGGAGAAGGTTTAGATCCTCAACTTGTAGGTGCATGTGAATTTATCGGCGCTCGCGGTCCATACACTCAAATGGAGTTAGAAAAACATGGAGTTGATGTAGAAGTAAGTAAAGATCCTGCTTACATACTGCCAAATATTTTAACTAAAGCTGCTCCAAACGCTATGGCAATAGTTGTGCGCCACATAAAAGATCCATCTGATTATAATAAATTTACGCACCACGAATATGGTGCTGATGCTGTAATAAGCGCTGTTGTAGAAACTATTGATGAGACTATTGCTATGGTTCACAAAATATCAGGAGCACGCTTTGTTTTAGCGGGGGCTATGCACGTTGCAATTACAGCGCATGCGTATGGGATACCATTTGCTTTATTAGACGGACCATACATTGACTGCTTGCCTAAGTGGTATGACTGGTTTGCTTCGGTAGACTTAGGGGAACCAGTTTTTGTCTCAAACGTAGCCGAGGGACGAAAATGGTATAACGATAATGTTAGGAATAGGAATATAAATGGCATTTGAATACAGCAAAGAAGAGTGGATGCGTCATGCTAATTATGAGCTTGATTTATCTGAAGATGACCCTGAACTAAAAGCTTTTTATATAAAGTTAGTAGATTTTTTTACAGATTATCCTCACACCGAAAATACTCTTTACTTTATGCCAGAAGCTTTAGAAAAGCTATTTCGTCACGAGAACTTAAGGCAGCTAACTGACCACCCGAATGAGTGGGAACAGATTACAGACGAGCTTTGGAGAAATAAAAGAAATCCAAGAGCATATTCAAACGATGGAGGACATACAACAATTATGTTCCCGCGGTTTGAAGAAAATCACAGCAATAATAATATAAAGCTTACAAACACTCCACCTAAAATTATGGAACTGTTTGAGAAGTTAAAAGATATTAAAAACTTTTAATTCTTTTTAGAAGGATAGTTTTCGGAGTCATCTGCCCAAAGCTCATCAAAAATTGTTGAAGGCATCTTGTCTCCTTTTTTCTGATGGGCTTTGAGGTGGTCAACCATTTCTTGGGTTGATTCAGCTAAAAAGCTTGTTTCCAACATGTCACCAAAACTACACATTTGACATGTAAGACCTCTAGGTGATGCAAATACATAAACATCATCTGCAAAAAATCTGGCGTAAGACATAGTCATTTCTCCAGTATACGCGTTTAAGACAAATCTTCAAGAAAAACCTCTATAAAGGTTTTATCTTCTTCTGAGAGAGAATCTTTTATTTCTAAGTATTTTCTGTAATTATGTTCTCTAAAGTAGACAGTCTCCCCTTTTGCAGAAAGATTGATTTCAACAAGCCCCATTTGCCAAAGCCTGTTTGCTGTCTCTCCAACATGTTGTACTTGCGCTTGCCAAAGCTCGGGGAAAATTTCTTCGCACAAATCTGTTATTCGGTAGATAGGCTCCCCTGTGTCGCCAGAGACTCCGTAAAACTCGACTGCTCCTATTTCTAGAAGAAGTCCGAAAAGGTAGTCTGACCTGTCTTGCTCTGGCTCTTCTGACACTTTATTCCTCTTCGTCAGGGTCTGATTCTGGTTCTTCTAAATCTTCCATATCATCAGGGTCAAAATTAAAAATAACAGCTTCTTCTAATACATCATGTTCTGTAATTATCAAAGCTACAAGTCTTAAAGCTTGTTTGTCTTTAAAACCTGCTTTTACTAAAGACTTAAAAAGCTCATACATCTGCATTGCATCTTCATCTAAAGATGAGATGCCAAGGTCTACCTCGAGTCGATTGAAATCAAAAGACGAAGGTTCTTTGTCCCGAGGCTCTTCGGGTGAGTTCGGCTCACTCATATCTACAGTGTAGACCTCAAAAAGATTACTTATTTTCTCCTATATATTCGTGAGAATAAGACCATCGATTTGGATTTAATTGCCATCTCATATTTGTACGTTCAATATGTCCATCTAAACGTTTCATGTGGTTTTTTGATGTAGGTTTCCACAAATTAGAAGTGTCTCTATATTCGCCTAAGCGTGGATGAGAAGTCTTTGAAAAATATCTTTTTCCTTGATTTATATAATACTCTGCAACTGCTTCTGAAATTCTTGGGCCAAACCCAAGTCCTTGATAATCAGGATGAACTACTAAACGATGCTCACGCCAAGCATTTTGCACAGTGCCTGACGGATAAGTCATTGCTGCTACATAACCAACTAACTGTTGTTCCCAGATAGCCAAGTAGCTGTGTGAGGCCTTATTGAGCTTTTCGGAGAGATAGTGGTGCGAAGCGAAGTATCCCCAAACGCTGTTGTGGGCAGGATATATGTCGAGAACCAGTTCAGGTCGTTGAAGATACCTTCCTGAGGTCCATTCGCCACGGTCAGTATCAATAACCCAATCTGGCTCAAGGAACTCAAGGATGTCGCGGTGAACAGTTGCCAGCACAACTCCTTTTATGTTGTTACGACGAATGTATTTAGACATTGATGTTGATGCAGCTTTTGCAACATTACGATCTACAACAGATGTGTATTCATCAATGACAGCACCACTTTGCAAAGATATTGCTAAGTCAGCACGAAACTTTTGTCCATTTGATAAAACCTGATAAGGCTTTACCCACTCAGGAACAGACATAAGTCCTGCTGCAGATAAGCGCTCACTTGCATCTACTGGATTATCAAAGTGAGATGCAATTGATTTGTTGTAGTCCCAAGTTGGAATTACTGGATTTCCAAAAGATTGGAGGAGAGTTGACTTACCTGTCCCAGAGGCACCAACAATTACGCCAAGATTAAACTCACTAGGAAGTTTTGGAAGAACAAACGGGTGAAAGGTTGAAAGACCGTTTGTTTCGTAATCGAAGGGACGAACAAGCTCTTGTGTAAGGCTGTCCATCTCAACTGTTGAGGTCAAAGGGGTAGATGACCTATCTAGTTTTTGCCAACTCTCCATAGCTCCAGGCTATCAGAAAAAAGGCAAAAAGTCCAGGTTAGCTGAGCAGGTCAAACCAAGCAATAGAACCAACAGCCTGACCTGAGCCAGAGAGGGTTCTTAGAGCAAGAGTAAATGTGTCACTGACAGGGGTGTCAGCATTTGTTCTGCCAAGCTGTAGGTCTAGACGATTGATTCCACCAATTTCAATAGAACCGCTTGATTGATTAGTTGATTGAAAATACCCTTGACGAACAATGATTGCTTCAGATATATCAGAAAGCCCTGTGGCGGTTACGTTGTAATCAGCGTTTTGAGGGGAAGCGTGGGTTACCCATGTACCACCAGTAATAGTTGCATTTCTAAGAAGAACCCACTCATAGTTTCCAGCCTGAGTTGCCATAATATCAAGAGCAGAGGGGATAACAATTGCATCTGTTCTTCCATTTGAAAGTCGAATCGATACTAGATGCGTAAAAGATGTTGTGATGTTTACTGGAGTGCTTCTATATGCAGACCATGACTCTGTAATTTTTTCATACCCACCATTGATACCCGCGGAACAACATATTTGTTTCATAGTACTTGCATATGAAGTTGCCCCAATGTTTTCAATTTCGAAGGCAAATGGTAAAGCCGCTGTAGTTATATAGGTGCTTGTGTCGTGGTTAGCATGATTGAACTGGTGAGCAGCGACAAAGTAACCATCAATAGCAAAACCCATCCTTACAGAACCAACGCCTAGCCATTCAACTTCAGTCCACAGAATTTGAGACTTACTGAGGTCTAGAACCACATCAGATGGTCCAGAGCCATCGAGCTTATCCATGTTCCACTCTGACTGAGGAACTCTAGTTTCCACTAACTGACCAGAGGTATATGAACGCTTGACAAGATTTATAGTTGTACCAGTTTGTTCTAAGTAAAAACCATTCTGCCGTGAGTAATATCCAACTCGTTGGCGTAGGTTTGTTTTTGCAGGTTCCATTGTAAATGTCTGCATTAGTTGAAGAGATTTACCTGGCTGATAGAGCATTACCTTTTTGGTCTCGCGGTGGACCTTATCCCCTGAAGCAGTTCCAATAGTGAGGTTTACACAGCTCTCATTCTGAGAGTAAGACTTACTGGCAGTGCCAATAAAGATGTCGCTATAGTCTGGATTCTCTTGAAAACGATGCGAAGCATCAAAATATGTGTAGTTTTGAGAGACCTTAGTACGCCCAAACATGTCTGTACGGAAGCCATTAATCTGGTCGCGATTTGGCTTTGAAACATTGGTTATAGGGGTTGAAGTCATATATTATATTGTAAAGCAAAAACAAGACCCGAGAAGGTCCTAAGGCTAAAGAATTGGATGTAGAATAGAACTATGAAATGTCTATGCGGATTTGAACAAATGCCTAATAACGGGCGAGTCTTGGCTAACCACGTCCAAGCATGCATGATTGATGGTCCTTGTAAGGACATTCTTCCTCTACCTGAGGTCGTATGGCGCGATGGTGGTTTCTCTGTTGTACGAGCCGCCGAAGAAGGTGAGCAGGTATATGACATTGGTCTTGTCCGCTATAACGCTCCTGAAGAGGAAAAAGAAGAGGCAGTTGTTGTCGTAGAAGAAACACCTGCTGAAGAAGCCCCTGCTTCAGAGGAATAATTACTTTCTGCTGTAGGCTTTAGTTATGCCTTTACACAACCATTTACTAGTAAACGGGTGGACACTTAATCCACCGACTGACGAAACACTTGTTATCAATTGGATGCGTGAGCTTGTTGAATCCATTGATATGAAGGTCATTCAAGGACCTTATGCCTCATATGTAACTGCTGAAGGAAACCGTGGTTTAACAGCAGTAGTTATGATTGAGACTTCTCATATTGCTATGCATATCTGGGATGAAGATAAACCTTCAAAAGTCCAGTTTGATTTATATACATGTGGAGAGCTTCCTGTAAAACAAGTTCTAGATAATCTTGAAAGCAATCTCAGTCTTTTTGACTACACCTATGTGGTTCTTGAAAGAACTGATGGATTTACTATCGAAGACTTTACAAAGCCTTCAAAGTAATTCAGACTCGTCAACGATATCTAAAGCTTTCTCAAAGAAAGCATCTTCTTGTTTGATGTAGTGATGTCTGCAAAAGAATAGATGTCCTGCTTCAAAAGTAACACGATAATATGCTTGATGACCGCAAGCGTCGCAACGTTCGCGGGGAGTTATATATTCAAGCGGTGTGTTGTCTAGCTTTATGATTTGAGTAGTATCACTCATGGCTCATCTGCTCATATATGTCTTTGCACATTGGGCAGATGGGAAATTTTTTTGGATCACGAGAAGGAACCCAAACTTTCCCACACAAAGCCATAATTGGTGTCCCATTGATTAATGCTTCCATAATCTCATCTTTTGGAGCATAGTGAGAGTAACGCTCGTGGTCGCCGTTTTCGTAGACGGTACGAGTGTCTTCTTGGCTTTGCGTGCCAGAACCTAACAGGGTCATACTGATGATTCTAATACTCGATTGGTGTGAGTGATTTTAAAACTAGGTCTTTAGGCATCACGGCGATATGACTAGATAGGTCATCTCTGCCAAAGCTAATTAAGAAATTGTCCTTGTGGGCAACTAAACCAGCAGCAAATTCAACCCCTGACTTGAAGAACTGAAAGCCTTTAGAAATCTCCAAAATACTGCCTTCAATATCAAATCTTACAAAGTAATGAATGTAATTTCTGACAGAGGCATTTTGAGTGCTAAATCGTTTTGGCTCCCACCTAGCCTCGTTTCTTACAAAAGTTCTATGCATAACTCCAAGATATGTTCCATCTTCTAAAAGAAGCAAGTTTGTGTTGCCTCGAAGTTGTGAAAGCTTTCTTACATCTGTAAAAAGCATTGTCATCATATTATTTTGAACTGTGGAGTTTGGTCCATAAATAAAATCAAAATGTGGATTTGGTTCGTAAGGAAGCATCCAATTCTTTTCTGGACGCTGAGTATCCATACCATTTAAGACTTCAAAACTTACAAGCTTTGTGCACTTTGAGTCAAGACGAGCAATTGCCATACGTGCATATGGGACTTCTTCTTTATCCATAATTACGCAGGTTATGTGCCAAGCACCATCTCGATAAAAAACTTTAGGGTCCTCTAAACCTCGTTTTAAATCTCCTGCAATAGAAGTATCTATCTGTCTTAGATTTTCTAACTTCCATTCTTTATTAAACTCGCCCCAATATATTTTTGAAGTGATGAGATTACCTTCGGTAACGGTATAACTTCCGTTATCCATAATTACATAATTACTTGAGCGCAAAGCTCCAACATACTTATTTTTGTAGTTTCCAATAGAAAGATTAGTTGCACCCCAATTTTTATTGTTAGGGTCAATTAATCGACGGACATCAATTACATGTCCGCCTAAATCTCTAATGTAAGGAAACTTTGAAAAATCCATTACAATCCTGCAAAGTGCTTTACAATAAAGGTTGATGCAAGAATAACCCATAAAATATTAAACCAGATAAGTGTAGGCAAAGTTTTTATAGTAGCTGACCAAATTAATAAAAAACTAGTTACAAGAGCAAAAATATACAGCCACCAAATAGAAACACCAAAAAGCAAACCTGGAATGATGATAACTGCCTTAGTGGTAAATGCTAGAAACTCAACAGTGTTAGGAACATTCCAATAACTGCGTTGACCCATCGTCTTTAGTGCTCTGACCCATTGAAAGTGTTTCTTCACATTTCCGTCAAAGACTTCTTGATTTGTGTAGAAGTTTGGGTCTTTGTATTGGTAGTTCTTTGGTGTTTTATTGTTTTTCATTCATCTTCTCCAAAAACTCGTCGTGGGTGATTGCTTCATTGTCTGCTACATATTGAATAAGTTTTTTAAAGCTTGTATATCTTTGTTCCATAAAAGTTCTTGTAAAATTATAGAACTCGAATAGCTTGTGGTGTTCTATAAACTTTTTATTTTTAAGCCCGAGAAGAATATAAGACCATGAATCAATTTCAAAGAAATTGTGGTCTATAAAATCATTAAGGATAAAGGATCTTTTATTATTTATATCTAAATAACGTTTTGATGAAGCAGGTGCATTTTCGTAGGTGTAGTGCTCCCAAAACTCTGTATCGGTTCTTCCACTCATGTAATGAGCATAAATAAAGCCGATAACTTCTTCTTGATTCTTACGCCAGAAGTTATTGAAATCATCAATAATACTTTGGTCTTTTGTATACATAAGTTCTACATTGCCAAGTAATGCACTAGACCAATCAATAACAGTTGACCATATAGAAGTAGCTTCTAGCGGTTCAACAAAACCTGCAGAAAGACCAATCGTAAATACATTCTTTTTCCAAGGTTCTGATAAATAACCTGGTTCCCAACTAAATGATTTTTCCCTAGGCCATTCAGGTTCATAGCCAAGATAATCAATAATCTCTTCTCTTGCTTGAGCATCATCAATCATGTTGCTATTAAAAACATAACCGCAACCATAACGAGATTGAAGAGGAATCTTCCACATCCACCCATACTTCATTGCTACTGCTTCTGTGTATGGAGGGATAGGACTTTCTATATCAAGGAAGAAAGGCATAGCAGCATTGACAGTTAAATGGTCTTTAGCAGACACCCAACTAGTTTCAAACTCTTTAGCAAAGAAAGACTTAAAACCAGTGCAGTCAAAAACAAAATCAGTATCTACTGACTTTCCATTATCTAAAAGAAGTTCATTGACATAACCTTCATCATCTGTTTTATAGCTTTCTACTAAACCTTCAATTCTTTGAATACCGCGTTCTTGACCAGTTTCTGATAAAAACGCAGCAAGTTTTCTAGCATCAAAATGTAGAGAAAATGCTCCCATCTTTTCGTATTGAAAAATTGGATCTGATGCTGGATAAAATTCTTCTCTATGTGGTTTGAAGGCAACCTTGTTCTGCTCACATAAGCGGGTCATAAAACACCACTCTTCTTGAGGTTCTTGTAGTTTTGCTACCTGTGTAAAAAGAGCTGGTGTACCAGAGACATATCTTTCTAAAGAAACCTCTGTGGCAGCAACATTACCAAAACCAACAAATGGGTGATAGAACCAATCAGAATCTCCACCTTTGTGCCAATTTGTAAACTTAATACCCTGCTTAAGTGTTACATCTGCTTCTTGAATTAATTTAGAAACAGGTATTTGTAGTACGTCTAAAAAGCTAATTAGTTGAGGAGTTGCTCCCTCACCAGCACCAAGAATACCGATTTTGTCTGACTCGATTAAGGTTATTCTTTTTGTTGGAAGAACTGTCTTTGCATAAAGAGCAACGAGCCACCCTGCTGTACCACCACCAATGATGGTCACATTCTTTATGTCTCTAAGCTCCATCAGTTGTACTCTTTCTTATTCCATATGTTATTTCGGTAATGTCCAAACATTTTGGTCATACCGTCCCACATTCTCTTCTCTGCTTTTTTACCAAGGGTCTCGTCAAACTCTGATTCCCAAGCATCGCGTTTAAATGGGAAGATTTGATAAATAGGAGTTCCTGCTGGAATTACTCCTTCAAAATTATCTTTCATATAAAAAGGTAAGTGCCCGTGAGGCATTATTGAGTCAGAATCGTGAATACCGTTCAAAGTTGTAAACGGGAGGTCATAACGATTAAACGGATGAGTTATAAGAACACTATAGCCTGGAGGAGTTTGAATTGAGAAAGGTGTTACCCAAGCGTATTGCTGAGGATAGTGTCCTGCAGGAATAGGAAGAAGTTCCATACCATGACTACTTCTGTCATTGATTGGGGTAGGGTCTACAAGCCAATCTAGTTTTAAACCATCTGGTCGTCTTGTTACTTGGACATCTTGCCAAAGAGTTGCTGTATATCCACAAATCATCGCGTCAAAAAATGGAACGCACATCTTCATACCAATATTAGAACGAGCACCTCGTTCGGTATAAATAATAGAAGCTTCTTTGCCATCTATAAATCTAGGAGATTTTTTATACCAATCTGGAACTACATTTCTAACGGGTACAGGAAGTTCAGGGTAGTCGTGACTTCTTCCAAACTTGATTATCTTTTTTCCCATGATGAGAGCCTATCCTACTTAGACTCAAAACCATCGAGAACATCCACTTCATTTACAAATGTAATTACACAATTCCAAGAGCAGAAATGTTTATCTTCGCCGTTATGGCTGAGGATGATGTACTTCTGCTTATTTGTGTAGTTATTTTCAATCCAAGCTTCGCAACTGGGTGCGTCGCAGTGTAGGGCTAGTGCCATGTCATTTCGTCTTTCTTGTCGTTATTGTTGCTTCTACCTGCAGTCTATGTGTTAGACCTTAGGGTGTCAACCTACCCTTGCTTTTGGGTTTAGCAGTTCCCGCAGGAGCACGAGTGGAAGACTGCTTTACTTTCGCAGGAGCAGAGGCTGATGGCTTCGTGACGGGAGCTTTCCCGTGCGTCGGACTTGGCGCTACAGGTGCAGTCTCTGGTGTTGCTAACGGTGCATCTGCAAGTGCCTTCTGTTTCGCAATTACAGTTTTCCAAAACGCGATTGGATCCAAAAACCCTGAGCCATCTGCTGACCATAGGTGTTTCTTCCCTTCATGTATTTCCCAGTGGAGATGCTTTCCCGTGGAAGCACCAGTGGTGCCCATTTTACCAATAACAGTGCCAGCTTCAATCTTTTGACCCTTTTTAACTTTTAGCGAGTCTTTAACCATATGAGCGTATGTGTGAGTCATCCACACGCCATCAACCTCAGACAACACTCTTACGTAATAACCATAACCATCTGGTTCACCATTTGCTTTCTTCTTCTCGGAAGGACCTGCATAGAGCACAGTGCCGTCAGAGGCTGATTCTATATAGCATGGTTCTTGAGAAGACCAAATGTCTATTCCATTGTGGTGCTTTTTACGCTTTTCAATCGGATGAATTCTCCAACCAAAGGGAGATGTTATTTTCCAGCTCTTTCCCTGAACTCCATCAATAGGAAATTGTGCTTTTGCCATTACTACCTGCCTTAAATAAAAATACAATATTTTTAGTTTAAGAGAGGTAGTCGCGCTCTATTCTGTATACACAGTGCTCGATGCCTGTACCTACGGGGTTTATATAAGTAAAAACTGCTTCTGTCTTAATAAAACCAGATTTTTCTAATACACGGTGGCTTTTTACATTATCTGGTTGAACATAAGCCTCTAGATAATCTAAATTAAAAATATCAAAAGAGTATTGTTTTATAAGAATAACCGCGTTAGTTGCTATGTTTCTATTAGAGAGTTGAGAGTCAACCCAGTAACTAATAAGTCCGCTGTTTGTTATTTTGTCGATTTGTATAATAATTTGACCGCAGATGTGGTTTTGCCAAAAAATATTAAAAACTTTTGGAATCGAACCTTCTTTAAGAGGAATTCGATATTTTTCTATAAGTTCTAAATTTCTATTGTAAATCTCTTCAAGAGCTGTTGAATTAAAAGTTGTTGCATTAGATACAGAAACCAGACCCTGCGATAAGTTCACAAGGTCTGGTTCTATGAATTCTTTGGTGCGCTCCAACTACTCTGCTGGTTCTTCAGCTGGAGGTGCAAGAACTTCGGTAACAAAAACATCTGTATCTTCTGGACGATTCAAGTTTTCGTTAGGCACCCAATCTGTCATACCTGCTGCTTCTAGTGCAGCGAAGTATGGAGCTTCAAGACTTGCTCTATCTGCTTCAATAGCAGGATTGTCATGGTCTGTTGATAGCTCAATCATTTTGGCGCGAAGCCAAGCAACCTTTTCTTTAGGGTCTTCAAAATCAGGGATTTGAATTGCCATTGTGGTCCTTCCTTGTGCTTTGGTATTCAATCATAGCATTATTACTTATGAAGAATGCTTTTAACTTCTTGTTCGACTAGACGCTTTCTAAGCGCAATGTTCTCTCTTTGCAAGGCAATATTCTGTTTCCAGAATAAGCCCATAACTGTTAAACAACCGAGTAGTGCAATTATTGTCGCGATTACATCGCCTTGGGTAAACATCATGAGACTATTATGTGGGAGAGTCTGCTGGCACGTCAACAGACTCGCCCAACGCTAACCCCTACTTGAGTAGAACCCTTTAGCCTTGAACATGACAGGTGGGGATGAAAAGACTCTCGTCATCTCTTCCCCGCACTCCGTGCAGGTCACCAGTTCTTCGGCAGCAGTCATGGAACGAACGACTTCTCTGTGGTGCTCGTTAGAACACTTATAGTCGTAGGTTGCCATTACTTATCTTTTTGGTTCTCCACAATAAGCTTAATCTCGCATGCGTCTGTGGTGCAGTAAGCATCGCCAATAGCATCAGCTGCTAGTCCTGCATACACGCCAGAGAAATCGATAGGGAAGAGTTTCATTATAGAATCTTCATACTCTTCTTCAGTGATTTGGGTGTAAGGCATTTGTGGGTATGTGAAGTTTCCTGAAGGAAGGAAGCTTACGGTCTTTAGCTGTCCGTCATACATGTGAAGGACTGTGCCTACATGCTCTGATTCCTTTTCAGGATCGAATGAAACTGTGACAGATACAGAGTTATCAGACCAATAGTGTTGTGCAGTTGCAGCAAGGCTCATCTTCTCAAAGATGGTTACATCTTTCTCTGCACGAGATGCGCCAGATTTAATTGGAAAGAAAACAACACTAGTTGTATCTGGAGATTCAGATGCTGGTTCTACTGTGTAGTTAGCCATCTTAAAAAGTGGAAGCATTGGGTCTGTGTTTCCAAAACGAATTGCTCGCTTGAAGAACTTACCACCTGGAGTCCAGTGAACTCCTGGTGATTCACCTGCAAGGATTGAAACAGTTCCTGATGGTTTTACAGTAGTTGTTTTGATTGATTCACGGATACCAAGCCACTCAGAGTAAGTAACATCATAGCTTTTAATTGTTGCGTATCCATCGTCCATCCACTTTCGTAGGACTGGGAGTCCGTGGAGGTCTGCAAAGTTTGCAACTCCCGACATAGACGTTCCAATTCTTCGGTTACGTTGCATAATTGCATTTGTCTCTTCCCAGTGTGTTGGAAGGAGAGTGACAGTTTTTGCGTAGAGATATGCGAATTTAAGTGTTCGCTTGTAATCTTCGATTGAGTCGTGACGGTTGAGGTAAGTTTCAACGAGAGTGCAGCACTCATAGGATTCGAGTGACTGCTCTGCACACGGGTTGTAACCTGCAACTCGGTGGTCTTTGTTGTTGATTGGGTCTGCAAGTCTTCCGTATTGTTTTGAAACATCCAGCCAAATTACACCAGGCTCACCGTTTCTGGCAATACCCTCAACAATGTTTGAAAGGTCTTGTCCTACTTCAACAGAGACAGAGTTGTTAGACATCCAAGCCCAACCGGGTGCATCTGCATCATAAGAGTTACGCTGTGGGAACTTCTCTGCATTCTTCAAGTTCAAGAAGTTATCATCATCTAGACGACCAATTAAAAGCTCTGCTGAACGACGAACGTTTCCTGAGACAACACAAACGCCAATAAGATTTCCAATATCTGCAATGTCTACACGTGTGAGCTTCTCACCTCCACGTCCAGCAAACATTTTGCGGATGTGGTTGTGTAATTTAATTAGTGGGTCGGGTCCTGCTGCTGTTCCACCAAAAGTTTTGATTGGCTCTCCAAGCGGGCGGATTTCTTTGTAATCAAATACTGGAGCCGCCGTATCTGGTCGTAGGAAAGCATCGAGGAGGGCTGTGGTTGATTCCACCCATCCTTCTCTGGTGTCTGGGATGACATAGGTCTCTCCTTCTTCTGGTGTGTAGATTGTAAAGTCTTTGTCAGCACCTTTGTCATCAAAACCAACACCAACGCCAAGCATTGATGCTTCCATAAGAAATCCAAAAGGTTTTGATGGATTGTTCTTTGTCATCTCTGCAGTTGAAACAAATGCGCAGTTTTGAAGTGCTGCTGAGTTTCTCTGGACATTAACAATGTTAGTTCCCATTACCCAAAGTCCACGTCCTGGTGGAGTCCACTTCAAGTTGAATAAACGGTCAAATGCTTCTTTTGCAGATGCTTGTGCGCGAGAGTCATTCCAAGGAAGACGCTGTGATTTGCAATGGTCTTTTTGAATTGAGTACATACCATTAACAACTCGTTCGCAAACATCTGACCAAGATTCTTTAGTTCCATCTTCTTTTAATCGTGAGTATGTGCGAAGAAATGTAATCTCACCTACGGAGTTACCTGCTGCATCTGTATAACCAAATGGCGCTTTCTTATCCTTATATGTTGCAACAAAGTCTTTTGACAAGGAAAAAGAGAAAGCGATACTCACGGTGGCTCCTAAAGGTAAAAGGGGTTTAAAAAATTTAAGGTGAGTCTATAGTTTATCGCGAAAAAGTAAAGGCGATGAATTACTTGACTTTATTCCAGCCAGAGTGTTGTCCTGCGCATCCTTGTTTAGGACAACGAGGACGACCATGGCCGTCATCATACTCACGAGGACGTCCACAATATGGACACTTGTCACGCAGATTTTCAGGAAGCTTCTCAGGGGTTGGTCTCATTGTGGCTCCTCTCAAGATTATTATCCCCTAGAAAAAATATGTTCATTTCTAATTCCTTGGCTATTTCAAGCTCTAAACGGGCACCAGCTGATTTCTCCCAACCGTGAAGCATTACTATAGATTCACACTTTAAAAGTGCTTCAATGTCTCGACGCATATAGAACTTGCGTGGGTATATGTAATTTGGGTCAAATTCCTCTGCTGGGTTCCATACATTAAAACCTTGATTTCTAAGCCATTCTGCTGCTTTATTGAATGTCGGACGGTTGTAGTCAGGTAGCCCTGTCATTGGTCCAGATAGGTAATAAATGTTTGTTGGTTGTTGTTGTTGTTGTTTGCCAAGATTGGCTAATACTCGTGGATTTAACATCAGTGATTGTGACTTGAGATGAGGGTTTCTTCATAACCACACTCACCACATTCAATAGTTTCTATTGAACCTTCAATGTCATAACTTAAATATAACTGTCCCTCGATTTCAGTGTCATCTGGGATACCTGCTTTATCAACATTTGCAAGCCACTGCCGAACATCTGAAACATAACGTGGATTACCATTACCTGCATCCATAAAAATAAAAAGAGCTGCAGAAGTTGTGTTTGTCTTTTTACTATCAAGAGGATTATCTTCATATTCAAAATCTAGATAATCTTCATTCTCTACATCTTCTTGTGCTTCAGGAGATGGAATAGACATTATTTGAGTAAGAACAAAATCTACATGGGAATCTGCAATATCTTTACAAATTGAGTATTGACTGTCTTTAGTATTCAAGTCCCATTCAAGAGGTGACTCTTCTCGGTTGTCAGGATCAAAACCGCCAGCCATCATCATCTGAAGGGTGAGAGCCTCTTTTAATTCGTCAATTTGCACTGCCCTGTTTCCTTAAGTCTTTTCGAACAATAAGCTTTCTTATTGGGGTACAACATCCATCACATCCGTGAATTGAATTGTAGATGTCCTTACTAAGCATAAACTCGTCAGGGTCTGGATGTCCGACGCCATGCTCGCAGATTCGCTCCATAATTCCAAGGTCTTCCCGCCAGTTCTGTGGCAGGTGGCGCATATGGTGTTTAGAGCGGTTGTGGATGGTGCAAAACTCTTTTAAGCACTGGTCTTCAGGATGGACGTCCTTTAGCCTTACCGAGGAGTGCTCTAATTTAAATGTCTTTGGTTTTGCCATAAAACAATCCTACAGGTGTAGGCTGTGGTTATGGAACACTACAACGTAGTAATTGCAACGCCTGGTTCTGATATGAAGGCGGATTTTGTAAAGAGCCTGATAGAGACTACAAAATGGCTTAATCACAAGGGTTTGAAGTATCACTTCGTATCTCAATATTCGAGCTTTGTTCCAAGCGCCAGAGAGAACACTGCAACCGACTCTTACGGGGCGGATTGGCAAGCGGTGGCTTTTGGGGGTGGAGCCTTTACCTATGAAAAGATTATTTGGATAGATTCAGACATCTCTTGGTCTGTGAAAGATTTTGAGTTAATTTTGAAAAGCGATAAGGACATCATCTCTGGAATGATGGCTATAGGTCGAGATGGTCGTATAGGGGCTATGAGGGTCAATGAAGCAGGACATCCTGTCTCTCTAAACGCTGTGGAGTTTCTAGTAGAGGGTGAGCCTGTCAGGGTTGATGGGGTAGGTTTTGGATTCTTGGGGGTTAAGTCTGGGGTCTTTGAGAAGATGGCTAGGCCATGGTTCAAGATTCGAGAGATTGGGGTTGAAGGGGCAGACTTTCCTGTCATGTTGGGGGAGGACTACTCTTGGTGTGTTGGGGCTAAAGAGGCTGGGTTCCAGATTTGGCTACACCCCTTGGTCAGGGTTGAGCATCATAAGGCAGTCATTTTTACTGTCTAAATGTCGACATTTGAGGCAGATTTCTCTGCATGGTCGATTATTCAAAATCTAGTGTTTGGTGTATAGTTTTTAGAGTTACTATCATCAAAAAAGTTCAGCATTTTTTGTAAAATCCTGATAGTAGTTTATTTGGGCTGTAAAAATAACTATCAAGAAAAAAGCTAAAAAACTTTACAAACTGCGATAGTTATTTTTTTCATTGTAAAACATACTATCAAGAAAAATAAAAAGTTTTTTAAAAAATCGTGATAGTACAGTTTTTTGCAGGAAGGTCTCTACTATCAAGGAAAATTCAAAAACTTTTTAAAAATCGTGATAGTAAGAATAAAAACTATACTTAATATTTTAATATTCAACCTATTTCCTATACGCGTATGAGAAAAAAGTTTCACCCCCTAAGAAAATGGGTTGAGAATTTGAATATTTAAAACTAGTGTTAGGTTGTATTTAAAAATAGTGTATGGTAGTATCTAAGTCCCAGATTGGGGTGGAAATTGGTGGAAGGATTTAGGTTGACAAGTTCTCTAGTGTTAGGTAATAATACTTTTATGAATGACAAAATGACAGTGACTCCTGAGAGAGTCAAGTATGTGATTGCTGGTCGTTTGATGAAAGATTGGTTTCCTACAAGGATTCCACTAGATGCAGACGAGTGGTTAAAAATCGCAACCAGAGATGCTGAGGCAGTGGTTGACGAATTGATGGCTCATGGACTTTTGAAAGTTGAAGGTGCCAAATGAGTTGGGAACAAGTAGCAGTTATTGGGGTAGTAAATTTCTTTAGTGTTTTTATGGCGATGTTTATTATTTCTGCCATAAACGCATTTAGAGAAGCACGACGCAAAAATGAGTTCCTCGAGAGAATGCTTGGGGGCTTGATTGAAAAAGCTGAGACGGATACTCAGTTCAGAAACATCATGGGGTGGAACTTCATGGGAAACGAGAGAGACAACAATGACGAACGCTAGAGATGCACTAGCCATGCTAGGACTTAGTGCAGAAGAAGCAGTTGAGGCAGATGAAAGTCTGACTCGCAAACCAAGTCGTGACAAGAGGATTTGCCTCTGTGGTCACGCTATAAACAAACACTCAACCGACGCTGGTTTGGTTATATGTGTACCAAGCAGATACAACTGCCCTTGTAAAAATCTTCGTCCAGTAGTTGAGGTTGAAGACACCAGACTGTTCCTGAGAAAGACCAGTGGTCCTGGAGTAGAACACGCTTTGACTCGTGGACTTGCTGCATCTTTTAGTGCAGACAAAAATGTTGAGTGGATTGAAAATCCTAAATGTGACAAGTGCTCGATTGAAGCAACTCCAGCAGGAGATGTGAGAATTGTGCCAACAGCAGTCACCGAGTATAAAACCGTCTCTTATGAAGCGACTGGTTACGATGCTCTTCTTTGCGAGAATTGTCTTGAGGCGATACGATGAAAAAACAACTAACACCCATCCTTTGGGATATGACTGTTAATCATGAAATCTCCCCAGAGGCTTATCAAAAAATTATCCAGAAGGTCGGGGATATTTCTGATGGTGCCATTTTGGATAAAGTCGGAAAGCTTGAGCAAATGGTTAAAGATTGGGAAGCCTCAATGGGTGAGGAAGATAAGACTTTCTATACCCTCGGGATTCGTCGAGCCATCGATGTTTTGGTTGATAACGACCCTGACATCTTGAAGCAACTGCCTATCCTTGAAAAGGAAGACACCCCAGATGAGCGGTAAAGAAAAAATCACCTTGACTAAAGAGGAAGCCGTAACCGCTCTACGGATTGCTCGAGCAGGTGGATGGTACCTAAACCCAGAACTCAATGAGAGTGCTTGGCCCAAAGGCAAAAAACAATTTGTAGATGACTCAAGTCGTCTTATAAAAAAGCTTGAAGAATTTTTAGACGTTGACGTCTAACTAGCAGGTTCTTGCTTTTATACCTCCCCTAAGGTAGTCTTCGGAAAACCAGAACGGAGGTTTACTGTGATCGAATTCTTCCTTCTTGCTTGGTCTGAGTTGATGCAAGTCTTGCTTTTGCTTTTGGCAGTTATGGCTTAATTTTCGACTCGACACGCCGACCAGAATCACTTTTTATTCACCCATTTTGTGCTGCCGTCCAACACTTTGAAACCCATTGATTTACGCTCATTTCAGAGTTTTGGCCCAAACTTTTGTTTATAAAGGACTCTTTTCTTGCAGCATTTTTGAAAAAAACTTTTCAACCATGTGTGTTATTTTGTATTCCAAGTAGAAACTAAAAAACCCTACTTAGAAGGAACTTGTTCATGAACAAAGCAGCACTCGAGTCCTACCTACGGAACCTCCTTGGTCAGGTTATCGGCGCAGTAATGATTGTTAGTCAGACCAGTGGCGTGGGCTCCCCACTCGACTTTGGTTCTGGCGAATGGCTACTTGTAGCCAACGCACTATGGGCATCTGTTATCCCAACGGCACTCCGCTGGATTAACAAGAAGGACCCAGCATTTGGCCGCATCGCAGTAGCCGCTGCTGCCGAAGTTACTAAGAAACTTGCCTCCGAGGCCGCAAAGCCAAAGAAGGCTCCAGCAAAGAAGAAGTCCTAACAAAGGAATAACTTTAAGATGCCAATGACCCCAGAGGAGCTGAACGCTCACGTTGAGAAGGAGCTCAGCCTTAAAGCTGACATTGAGAGTTTGGTTACTCTCATGCGTAACGCTGAGTATCGAACCAAAACCGAAAAGATGTATTACGCCGACCAACTAGTTGAGAAGCGTGCAGAACTCAGGAGACATCTCGGCATTGACGAATAGCTGGGGGTAAAAATTTTGACCGACCTCCAGATTTTTGACGGCAAGGGTGACGATGAGCCGAATGAACCGCTCATCGACACCCCTGTCGACATGCGGCCCGATTTGTCTGAATTGGGTTTTATCGAGCATGACCGCGGCATAGTTGAAGATACTTATGAGAACCGCTTGCTTTTACGCCAACATAACTTTCAATGGGTTCCCGTCTATACAGAGAACGGACACCCGACTGGGCTAATTGAGGCCCGCTCCCTTGAGCAGATGAAGGAACGGCGACTCATGTCGCTCTCCAGCAAAAGGGCCCTATTAAGCGAACCACTTCAGAATAACTCCGATTACTTGACGGGTCTGGATCTGGTTGTTGATTCAGAGGCGTGCAAACTCGTACCGCCTTGGGTACTCGGCGCGACCCGCGCCTACCTAAAAGAGCAGGAAGATGGCGGACCGCCAACGGCTCGGCGAGCGCCAAAAGCATTACCTATGCGTTGCCGTGCCCACACATCCGAGGGCATCCGCTGCATGCTGTGGTCATCGGGGCGTATGAAAGATGACGGCTTGTGTCGCCTACACCTTGGCGCGAACAAGAAGACGGGCGCGGACATCGAACGGGCTCGCAAGAAGCTGATGCAGTCTGCACCCTACGCGGTAGACAAACTTGAAGAACTTATGGAGAACGCCATCTCCGAGCCAGTCAAACTCAAAGCGGCGACAGAGATTCTTGACCGTGCTGGTATCCGTGCTGGTATGGAGATTGACCTCGGCGTGGAACTTAAAGATTCCCGAACACCCGCTGAGATTATTGCTGAACGGCTTGCCCGCTTAAAAGCAGGAGCCACCATCATTCAAGGCGAGCTTGTTGATCACACGGACCAGAAAGAAGCAGAAGTTATTTTGGAGTTAACGGAAGAAGACCCCAAAATTTTTACCCCCCAAAGCTCTGATCCGAGCTCGACATCGGAACAACTTTCCCAACCAGCAATCTCTGAAGAGGAGCTCGACGAGCTACGATGACAACCGAACAACTTTTGGAATTAGCACAGCTGCACGCAGAGCGGCTCGAGAACGACATCAAGCTGGCCCGCACAAGGGACGAACACATTCGAGTAACGGCTCGCGCTAATGAAGCAGCGGAGATGGTTAACGGATTGTTGAAACTTCAATCAAATGAGCCGCAGCCTGTTCGCAACATTAGCGGCATGGGATTTATAGATTAATTACTAAACTATGCTAGGTGCTAGCATAGTTAGTAATTAACGGTTTGTCAAGAGGAGAACGGCATGGGACGGCTAGAGGGTGACTGCACGAAAGAACCTGCGCCAAAAGACGGCGCGAGCGATATGGACGATTTGCTGTGAGCACCTTCAGTAATTTTTACCCACCGAAGGCGGCGAGCAAAACGGATTGCTTCTGGTGCGGCGAGGAACTTAATCCAGACGGCGTGTGTAAAAGCTGCGCCACAACTCAACGGCCCGCCTCAACCACTTCCTAATAACGGCGTGCGCCTGAGCGCATACATATATACAACGGTATGTCGCGTAGTAATTTACACCTAAATTACAACGGTAATAGTGCAGGAAGATTTAGCTGCAGCTGCAGATCAGCTCCCAACTTCCAAATAACTTTGCCAAGCTACAGCGGCCAGCTCTGGACCAACGGGTCCAACAGGTCCAACGGGCACCACGTAGCTGCAGATCACCGTCAACATCCAAACAACTTGAGACAGCGGCCCGCCGCCAGATCAAGAATTTTTACCCCTGAAGATGGCCAGCTCCAGATCCCTGAACAACTTATGAACAACTTTGGCTGCCAGGTTGACAGAGCTTGACAAGCCAGGTAGGATTAGGTTTTGCAACCTAGCGGCCGCAAAACTAAAAAGGGCCCTTCAGCTTCCAACTTCCAAATAACTTTTACCATCCCAAGCTGCAGCACCAGGTGCCAGGCTTTTGCAGGGGTAAAAATTTCTGATCGTTTCGGGCCCGAGCTGTGGAACTTCCAAATAACTTTGTAACTAGATGACAGCTGTAGGTTGCAAACCAAACACTTGCGCAGATAAAAAATTTATAATAGAATCGATGGCGTGATAGAGACATTAATACTTTGGCAGTTGACTCGCATTCGAGACGACATAGACAACGACCCTTATGGTGAACAAGACTGGATTGTTGGGATGTTGGTCTTGGGATCCGCACTGTGGCCAGTCGGAGTTTTTCTGGTGGCGAGGCATCACACAGGTCTGAACATCTTTCGTTCCTTACTAGCAGCTGCAGCCTTGGCCAGCGTTACTCTCTTCATCAACCCGCTTATCTATGTTGTGGTAGCAGTTGTTTTCTTTGTTGGAGCGATTTGCTATTTTGACAGGGAGAACATAGAATAGTTTCTGAAGCACCTGCTTCAACAAAATGACGGAAGGACAACCGTGTCAACAATTACAAAAGTAGCGGCATTACCTCAATGCGACTTCTGCACAGATAAAGCAAGATTTGACGGCATGACAACATACGGCCCGTGGGGCAATATGTGTGAACCACACTTTGATACATACGGCGTCGGCTTGGGAACAGGCAAGGGGCAGCGGCTCGTCGAAGAAGGAGAAGATGTTGTGATGTCGTGGGGCGAGCTCGCGGATCTCAATCACGGCAAGCAAGTAGAACTATTCGGTTTCTGCAGTTGCGAAGACTTAGAACCGCACGAATACCCGTATGAAGATTGCGGGCGTGCATGAGAGTGCCGAGCAAGTTGTATCACGCAGCACCAGAGTGCGTGTTCACGGACATCAACGGCGAGGGATTAAAGTCCCACTTCGGAGAAATTTACGCGGCGTGCACTCCTGCGGACGCAATGAATTTTATGTGGTTCAGACTTCTAGACCACCCGCACTACAAGTTCGAGAACGGCAAGGTAGTCGGCATGGACTTAGAACGGCATGACCGCATCTACGTATTTGAAATTTCAACTAACGGCACGTCCAAACAACTGTGGAGTCTCGGGACGGATCACTCCTCTGCGTTCTTTGGCGGCGCGGAGAGTTGGGTCTACAGGAGTAAAAAAATCGAACGGCATGCTATAACGGGTGCTACATACTTCACTCGTGAGATGGTGGAGTCAGCAAGATCCGCTGCAGCGTCGAAGTAACATCCAAATAACTACGGTAAGCCCGTGGAGCTCACTGCGAGCCCACGGGTTTATTATTTTGCTATGGGTAAAAAAGAACGGGATGAACTGCGTCGTTTAACACGGGGCGTGCCTGGAAACTATGTGCAGAACCAGAAGTCCCAAGTCTTTGAGGACCGACGCACGAAGCGTCGTAGAACCCGCGGGGTAAAAAACATTGAGGCTGTTCAAGAATCGTTGATGTCTGATCCGCCATCAGCAGGAACTTCCCAATAACTTTTCGTCCAGGTCCAGGGCCCCAGGCCAGTCCAAACTTTCAAATAACTTTTTGATTACCAAGATGTCTAGTCAGGTGTGGCGAGATTTGCTTTTATCAGGTAGATGATGTAATGTTTGTTATGCCAAGTAAAACGACGAAAGGATACAAATGGCAAAGGTAGTGAACATAAGCACCATCTCGAAAGATGATTTCGAGGGAATGATTTCTGCTTTCATCACAGATGAGCAATGGGAAAAAGTTGCCGACGAACTAGAAGGTCGTGCTGAAAACTTTCTTGATGGTTTGCTCACAGACATCATTGAAGATTACAAAGAAGGCGTAGGTGTCTTTGATGTCGAACTATAAAGTTTATGAAGCAGAAAAACTTGATGAATACACAGCGAGCGCAAAAGCAATCGCTTGGGACACCTGCCACAAAATCTATGTTCTTATGGACGACGAGCAGGTTGCTCTAATGCGCCAGTATGGATACGACCCACTTATTACTTCAGATGAAATGACACCTGAAGAAATGTCAAAGAAAGTAATGGAGTGGTTCGATAACTCTTGTGGACTGCGATTCGTTCAAGCAGTGAACACAAATCCTTCAGACCCAAATGAAGGATTCATCAACATCATTCCACAGGGATTCGATTGGATGGATGAAGACTAATGGCGACCTATAAAATCTATGCGACCCTCACCAAAGAGTATGCGGTTGAGGTGGGCGAGGCAGAGAGTGAAGACGACGCCATCAACAAACTTGATGACTGGATTTCAGATGACTTCGAGGATTATGAAATCAACGCCAAGTGGGATTTTGTTGCTGTCAATACTGACTGCTGTTCCCACAACTCTCACGAAAACTATTGCGATTGTTGTATGAGCACTTGCGAAAAGTGTGGAGATGTGAAATAATAAACCTGTTCCAAATGGAACTATCCAAAACGACGAAAGGATAAAAATGCCAAACTGGGTATTCAATACTGTGGTTATCACAGGAGAAGAAGCAGACCTCAAGAAGTTTGTTGAAAAGGCGACCAAGCCTCACACAACTTATTGGATGGACTGGAAAACAAATGAAACAAAAGAAGAAGTTTCAGAAAAAGAACTTTCATTTTGGAACTTCATAGAACCAGAAAACAAGCAACTTTACTTTGGGGCAAGTGATTACAAGCCAGAAGGTTATGACGAACTAAGTGTTGAAGAGAAGATGGCTGTCTCTATGCAGTTCAAGTCAGATGGCTGGTATGACTGGAACATCCGCAACTGGGGAACTAAGTGGGATTGTAGCGACCTCTACTACGAAGATAACATTTCAACCAGAGGCGAGGTTCGTTATCAGTTCTCTACGGCTTGGTCTCCTGCCGAAGGTGCTTACCGAGCAATGGTTGAGCAACATCCAGAACTTACCTTTGAGTTTGATTGCGAAGAGGAGCAAGGCTGGGGCGTGAAGTATGCCAGCGAGAACGGCGAGTTAGTTGTAGTTGAAGAGTGGGACATTCCTGAAAGCCACGCTGATTATGTGGCAAGGGATAACGCAGACGGATGTTCCTGTGCCCACTATTCGGATGAACCTGAGGAGTGGTATGAGGACTGCCCTGACCGAGAAGAACGGCTCGCCCAAGAAGCCAAAAAGACGGAAGAAGTAATTCAGAAGTTTGAGGACATCAGCGAGATGATTGTCTAAGAACGGCACGGCGTGGGTGGGGTAAAAAAGCCCCACCCATACCAAACGGCAGGGTAGTATTAGTTTATTGAAACGGAAGGGTAAAAAACGGGATGGAAGAGAACGAGATTCTAGACGCGGAGCTTGTAGAAGACGGCTCGCCTATAGAGGTAAAAATAGTAGACCCGCAGCCTGTAGAGCGCTCGCTAGGTTACTTCGCGCTTGACGGGAACTACGGAGACGCTAGCGGTCTGCTCGTATTGGAAACTACATTTTGGAGAGAAGTAGATTGGGAAATCCTCGAGTCAGCATCGGATAGCCAGCGTGCAAATGTCGCACGGTTAATAACGGAGTCCTACGAGAAGCCTGAGGAGATGTCGGTGTTGTATGACAAGTTCGAGCAATACGGTATTGACCTCGATGACTTCATGCCGCGGGACCCAGCTTGACAGTTAGGCCCTTGATAGGGTAAAAATCTTACGTGGGTTTCTTCGTCGTTATCCCACGTAGACCTGAGCAAGTCACAAAACTGCTCACCTTTTTTTTGGCGCTCGCCATTTTTATCCCCACAGGGTCAGGAAATAAATCAAAAAGTTTTGGTGTTCTACTTGACAATGGCAGGAAGATGAAATAATCTTTTCCTGTCAAACGACGAAAGGACACCCAAATGGGATACACCCATTATCTAAAAAGAAGTCTCGATAGTAACGAGCCTGAACTTTATGAAAAGGTTCGTAAAGGTTTTATCGAGTTAGTAAAAAAAGCTGACCTCAATGGCATTGTAGTTGCAGATGCTTTTGGAGAAAAGGCTGGCGCTTGGGAAGCAAGTGGCGAGCGCATCGCTTTCAATGGTTTAGAACCACAAGCGTGCGAAACTTTTCATTTCTCTCAAATCGTGCCACCTGCACCTGATTGGGATAAAGATGCAAAAACTTCTTTCAACTTTTGCAAAACCCAAATGCACCCTTACGACACTTTAGTTTGTGCAACCCTAATACTCATCAAAGATGTTTTTGGGAAGCAAGTTGAAGTTTCCTCAGATGGGGGGTGGGAAGAGTGGTCTGAGGGTCTAGCCCTCTACACCTCAGTTTTCGGAAAGACCACGACACCTGAAAATCTTTTTGCTGAAGAGTTTGCACATTTAGCAGAGAGATGGTAGATTAGTTTTCACTAGCACCAACAACGACGAAAGGACACCCAATGCTAGATAACACGAAAGAAGTTCAGGGCGTAGGAGTTTATGCAGAGTTCCGTAAGCCCGGAGCAACAATGCAAATAATCATCACCCCTGATGGTTACACAACAGATGGCAAAGATGTTCCTGCCAATTTGTTTCGCAGAGTGGTAACACCTGCTTCCCCAAAGAAACAATGGCGTAACTCTCCAATACCTAATCACGCAATAACTGAACTAGGTGGAGTAATGCTTGATGATGAAAAGAAAGAAGCGTTTGCTACTCAAAGATTGTTTTTCGCTATGGATTTGTTTGATGCGATAAACAATGGTGGTTGGCAGATTGTAAAAGATGCTTTCCTTGTGGAAGTATCAAAAAAGGATTTAGAAGAAATCCGAACAGGTAAGACACCCAACAAGTTGCTTTATCGCATTGGTTTAGTGCGTGAAGCAAGCGAGTTCCCTGAAGAACTCATAGCGTAGAGAGAAAAGGACATAGGGAAATGGAAAATGTAAATCTTAGAGAAAAATACTCTTCACTAGGTGGGAGTAGCACACTATGGCAATTCGCTGAAGAAGTTGTTGCACAGGCAGTATCTGAGAGTTCAACAAAAACTCTTTCAGCAGTAGTGAACCCTGCGGGGCGTTATGTTGCTCGCGCAAGTGGTTCTGACAGAGCGCCACGCAAGTCAAAGCAAGTTATTAGTGTCGAGAGTATGGAAGGCGCTGAGTCTTATGCTCGACCAAATGGCGATTTGTATTTTGGTCGCAAGTGGGGCGAACACTCAGATGTTATGGCACTTCGCAAAGCGAGAGAAATGACAATGAAGTCTTTCGCAGGTGAAGGTGGTTCTCCAATGTTCGCACTTATTTATGGCGCTCCGGGTTGCGGAAAAACTGCGATGGTCGAAGCAGCGTTTGGTGAAGATGTTGTCACACTTATGGGAACAGGTGACACAGAAGTCGCTGACTTAGTTGGTGGCTATGTCCAAACTCCAAGTGGTGGTTTCGATTGGGTTGATGGTGGTTTGATAGATGCCGCCGTCAATGGCAAAGTTTATTTCATTGACGAAATTGGTTTGATTGACCCAAAGGTTTTGTCACTTGCTTATGGTTTGATGGACGGACGACGCGAGTTAGTTGTCACCGCAAATCCTGAGCGTGGCACTATCAAGGCTCACGAAAACTTTTTCGTAGTCGCTGCGACAAATCCAAATGCTCCGGGAGTTAGACTTTCTGAAGCGTTGTTATCTCGTTTCACTATTCAAGTTGAAATGACTACTGATTGGGCGCTCGCAAAAAAGCTTGGAGTTCCAACTGCGATGGTTACTGCTTCACAAAATCTTGCTAAGAAGCAAGTATCAAATGAAGTTTCTTGGTCTCCACAAATGCGAGAACTTATTGCTTTCCGAGATGTTGCGAAAACTTTTGGCAATACTTTCGCTATCTCGAACCTTCTTGCCTCTGCCCCCGAAATAGACAGACCTGTCGTTGCCGATGTGCTGACAAGGGCTTATGGGGAAGAGGTCAAGCCAGCGAAAATCTAACCCCTATGTCGGATTTTCGTTGAACAGGTGGGGGGCGCTTCATTGGGTGTCGCGCCCCCTACTCTCCCTACTTGACACCCAAAGCATTTTCATTATAGTATTTACCTGTCTCGGACAAAGACATAAATGGAAGGAACGACGAAATGGCACACATAAAGATTTCTGCCACTAGAGCAGAGTCCACTCCGAAAGAGTGGTTAGGCGTAGGCGCACAGATAGGCGAACTTGTAAATACTTGGTCTGATAGGTCAGACCTAATCGCTTATGTAGGTGAAGGTGCAGGTGGTAGCGCACCAGCGTGTTACAACCCTGCGCTCGCAGAGGTTGAAGTAAATACAGAGATTGCGTTTGGCAAAGTAACAACTCCAATGATGGTTGGAGATTTACGCGAGCGCACTCAGCAGTATGAGTTTCCTAAAGCAACAGGCGCAATACTTCACGAAGCGTTTCACGCAAAGTTTTCTATTTTTGACATACCAAAGGCTCACAAAGATTTAGAAAAAGATGAAGTTGAAGCTTTGATGTTACTTGAAGAAGGTCGCATTGAAACTCAGGGTGTTTGGCACAAACCTGACTCTCTAAACTTTCTACGCTCTTGCGCGATGGAAATAGTTATCGCAGATGCAAAAGAAATGGAAGCAAGCACTTCAACTACTCAAAGTTGCGCTAGTGCGATTGGTTTAGTGTTGGCTCGCGTTGATGCGGGCATCATAGATGCTGATGAAGTTGCAGGTATCGAAAAGCAAGTTTTAGATTTCTTAGGTGAAGAAGTTGTTTCTAAGTTGCGAGAGATTTCTAAAACTTTCCGCGAAACTATTATTGACTTCCCAACTCAGGGAGAAACTCTTCTCTATCCATTAGCAAAAGAGTGGGCGAAGATTATTCGCGATGTGAAAGAAGAGAAGGGCGAGAAAGATGAGCAGATGGCTCAGGCTTTCGCTCAGGCTCTTATGGAAGCATTAGAAGAGGCTTCAGATGAAATGTCAGTTTCAACAAGTATGGCGCTATCAGACCAACAAATGTCTGAGGAAATGGCAGAGGAAGCAAAGTCAAAAGCAAACCAAGCCAAAGAAGAAAATGACAACAAAGATGTGGCAAAAAAAGTTTTCAATAAATCCACAACAGAAACAGGTGGAAACACAAACTCGACTCTCGTAGAAGTTCGTAAGCCAACTAGCGCAGAGCGCATCGCGGCAGTTACGATTTCTAAGATGCTAGAAAAAGCAAAGTATCGTGACAGAGATGCGACAGAGATTACTTCGATTATTCCTCCCGGAAGATTGCGCTCTCGCGCACTCGTCCAAAATGCCGCGATGAAGTCACGCGGAATTGTGCAACAAACAGAAGCGTGGCGTCGCACAGTTCGTAAGCAGACAGAAGAAACAACTCTTACAGTTGGCGTGATGGTGGACATTTCAGGTTCTATGGGAGATGCGATGAAGCCAATGGCTACAACTGCGTGGGTTATGTCTGAAGCAACTCGCAGAGTTCAAGGAAGATGTGCGATGGTTTATTATGGTTCAGATGTTTTTCCCACCTTGAAGGCAGGACAACACCTTGAAGAAGTTCGTGTTTATTCTGCGAGCGACTCAACTGAAAAGTTTGACAAAGCATTTCGCGCACTTGATGGCGCACTAAATCTTCTCAATGGAAGTGGCGCTCGCTTACTTGTAATTGTTTCAGATGGACAATACACACACGAAGAAAAAATAAAGGCTCGTCATTGGACAAAGCGTTGCGCCGAGTCAGGCGTTGCGGTTTTATGGCTTCCTTTTGATGGCGGTCATTACGCTAAGTCTTTACTCGATAATAAATCGGGCGTGGTAATGTCAGGTGTGCTTGACCCTGTATCGGCTTCCGTAGAAATCGGAAGGACGGCAGAGCGAGTTCTAACAAATGTGGGAACGCGGTAGCAATACGGCGAACTCTCAACCTGAGTCTTGTTATGCGTCCTTCCAGCGCGTTGTCCAAACAAGATGAAGGTAAAAGTGGAAGCCCCGTCGGTCACGGCGGGGTTTCCCACCAAACGACGAAAGGCGGGTAAAAATGGACGGCATACAACCACTACTTGACAATGTAGGTGCAACAGTTGAGTGGGATAGCGGTTTGCCGATGCACGAAGATAAACGGGACGCGATGTTTTATTGCGACGGCAACTCTTCACGATTTGTGGCAGGGGTAAAAATAGCTGAGTTCTCGGTGGACATTTATTGCGACGGCATTACCGATGTTCGTGATAGAACAAATGGCCAGCGTTATACATACGGCGGGGATTTGATAATGCACGACTACACGACGGACGAGTTGCTAAATCAGGCAACCGAAAGCGGTGACTTAGAGATTGTCAATAACAGTTGGTTCGATTTGTATTGCGATGGCGAGCATCTTGATACGGTGACGCACGATGTGTGGGACGCAATACGGAGTGCTATTTCTTGGTTACAAGAAGAGAAGCAGAACGCACAAGCCATTGAAAATGTTGGCTTGGAGATGGTGTAACGGGTAAAAATAACGGGTAGGAGAAAACGACGATGGCAAGAGTTATTCAGTTGATGTTGGTAGAAGCAGAAAGCGCAGAAGACGCAAAGCGGTCTGTTCTTGGTTTGCTTGAAGGTGATGGTTCGCCTACACCTGATTGGTCGGATTATCACGATGTAGTTGAGTTCTTCGACAAGGAAGAAGCGGTTCCCTACTCAACAACCATTGGCAAGATGATGTTTAACGAGATGGTTGCAGAACGGGAAGCTGAACTGAAGAGGTATTACGACCGGGTAAAAAATTTCGATTTGAAAAAATCTGTTGAAAATTACGACCCGTTCAAGTCAGGTGGTTACACAGAAGATGACTTCCGTATCTATGAGATTAGAAAGATAGCCAGCATCTTGGAAGATAGATGGACTATGGATAGTGCCGTCTATGACCTAGAAACTTGGTCAGCAAATCTCAAAGCCTTTAGAGAGCGTTGCGAACTTGCCCCTGAGATGCAATACCTAGTTGCGGTGAGTTTCCACCACTAAGCGACACGCCCAGCAAAATGTGTTTGACAAGAGTGCAGGTAAGTGCAAGAATACTTCCAACGACGAAAGGAGTAGAAATGGCGAAAAAACCCGTCATTATTTACATACATTGTTGGAGATGCGGAAGCCCGTTCTCCATCAAGGAAAGTGATTACACACATCACGCAGGGTGCGGTAAATGCTAAGCGTTTGCGTTAGATGCGGTTGGGAACTCCATCAAGACTTTGGGTGGGTAGATGCCTTTGGCGAACTCACTTGTTCAGATGGTATAGCCCATCAACCATCAAAAGTATCAAAACTTGTTACCAAATCGTTACCAAAAAGTGCTTGACTTGACTTGACAGATGTCAGGAAGGTCGTGTAATGTTCTATCTATCAGGGAAACCTGAGAACCTCTCTGAGGAAGTCTCCGAGAGAAATGACGAAATGAAAAGGAGTCTTAGTTATGTCTAAGGCAACAGTTACAAAGACAATAGCAACACCAGCAGTAGTAGAAGTAACAACCACAGTTGAGACAAAGGCAAATGCCGTTTATCTCGACAAAGCAACCCAGATTGTGATTGAGCAGTTCATTGAAAAGCGTGACCTCATCACAAAGATGGAAAAAGAAAAGAAGGAACTAGAGGCACAAATCAAGACTTATCTTGGTGAGGCTACACAGGGACTTCTACCAGATGGAACTCTCCGTCTTGAAGTATCACACCGCGAGCGTCGCGGTATTGACACCGAAGCCCTAAAGACCGCCTTTCCAGAGGCATACGAAGCAACACAAACCCTTAGCAAGTATGTGGTGCTAGTCGCTAAGTAAAAAGCAGTAACGAGAAGCCCCCGCAGAGATGTGGGGGTTTTTCTTTTGTCCAGATGCGTGCGGAATTGCGGGGTAAAAATTCCGGGAGCTGAAGCAAAAAATCTAGGTCAGCAGCAAATTCCTGCACCAGGTGCGAATAACTTTTTAATGATGCACGGATTATTTGGTGACTTTCTTGCAAATGCTTGACAAAGATGCAGGAAAGTGTTAGATTACTTTCAACAACGACGAAAGGATTGCTATGGCAAAGCCAAGTGTTACCAAAGTAAAGAATTGGGAAGTTGTCTACGACAGCGACTTAGTATCAGTTTCAGTTGGAACAGCAGAGTTTTATCAGGACTATTGGGCAGTTACAAACAAAGCAACGAAGAAGAAGAAGTATTACTACGGAGAAATGGCTTGGGCAGACTCCCGTCGTGAAGCAAGTGACATTGACTTCGGAGCGTGGAGTATTAACTAAGCGTCGAAGAACAAGAACTCCCGTGTCGAAAGATGCGGGAGTTTTTCTTTTGTTGGAAAGCTGCCGCTGCCGCTGGGGTAAAAATTTTTGATCGGCCCGGTTTATGTAATGGTGAACAACCAAACAACTTCACAATGATGCACCTGCGGCGGAGATGGTGGGTGCGGTGGTGGTGGCGCTCGCAAAAGAAATGTTTGCGACACGCTAGAAATGAGTTTGACAAAGTTGCAGGTAAATGAAATGATTACTTTCATACACGGAGTCCAGCAGTGGTCACCTGAACGACTTTAACTCTAGAGGGTCGGAAACAAGATGTTGCTCCGTGTATACCTAAAAATGACGAGAGGACAACTCAGATGGCACAGATTGAATTAACTGAAAAAGAAGCAGAACTATCTGCGATGGGTATGGCACTACTGCTTACCTTTATGCAAGAACAACTCAACAAGCATAAAAATCATAAAGATTACTCAATGGATAAGTTGTTTGCGTTAATGGAAATGTATGCAACAACAGGTGATTTGTGGGTGCGGTATCAAATGACTACAGGACTCACAAGAGAAGAGATTTCTCAATATATCTCAGAGCAGGAAGGATAAAAATGACGAAAGCAGATGAGAAAGTAGTTGCGAGATTACTAGAACTAAAACCAGACCAAAAGAAAGCGTGGGGTGGCAATAGAGCTGCGGTTGAAGTTTTAGAGTTTGACAAACTGATTGTAGATGAAATTGAAAGAGGAGTTACAGCAGTAGAACTTGCTCTTGCTTTAGGTTATCAAAGTAGTCAAGCAATAACTAATCGTTATAAAAGAGTAAAGCAGAGTTACTCTATTGGTTTCACTCAAAAAGGTGAGGTGAAATCTACACAAAAGTTTAGAGTAGGCAGACCAAAGTCAGTAACAGTAGATACTACTGCGGTAAAAATCCTTACCGAGTTGGAAATTATCTCTAAACAGTATTCCGACCTGAAGAAAAGAAAGCAAGAACTAATAATTCTTGCCATAGACAATAAAATAACTGCCCGTGAAATAGCAGAGGCTACGGGTCACACTACTTTTAATATAAAAAACTTTCGCCATAAAAAGAATCAAGGTTTTTTAGGGGGTTATATAAAATGACAAATAAAAAAGATGCGGTAGAGCAAAACTTTGCGTTTGTAATAAAACTTTCTGGAATTGTTTCTGCTAAAAATGAGGCAGAAGCAAATAAAAAAATAAACTCGCACCTAGACGACCTAGGGGCAATAGACTCCGATAAACACGACCTGCATTGGCCTGATGTTTCTTGGGAAATGGAGTATGCACTATGAGCAAGGAAGTAGAAGAACTAGAAGAACTAGAAGAAGAAGATAGCGAGTTTCTAACTGCGGGGTTAGTTGGCGAGTATCTTGAACAAGAGTTTGATGAGAACGAAATTGTTTCTTACAATATCTACAGTAAATCAGATGTTGAGTCAGACCTTGGTGTTGAAATCACAGACGAACAATGGATAAAGTTCCTTAGACTCTGGGAGAACGATGAAGTCCTCAATGAAGTCCGTGCGCAAGTGTGGCTAGAAGCAGTGGATACTATTCGTGAAGAACTCGGAATAGACTAATGGCAAAAAGAAAAACAAAGATAGTAGTAAGCCTTGTAAAAGAATACGACTTAGAAGAACTTGTCGGAGACTCTGATGCGGATATGTATGATGCGGAAGTCAGGGCTGGAGAGTTGATGGGGGATTATGTAAAATCCCTCATCAAATCAAAAGAAGATGTTGGTATGAAATGTTTCTATGAAGTGAAGGGGTAAAAATGTCAGCAACTGAAGACAGAAAACACTTACGGGATATGTCTATCCAAGAGTTAGAAAAGATTATTTGCGAAGAGTGCAAAGAACCTGAGAAGACACTAGACCAATACTTGTGTCCGAACTGCTCCAAAGATGATGACAGACTCTGTGTTGATTGTTGTGGTTGCTATGACGACTGAACCTTTCTACGGGTATCAGACCTGTGATGCGTGCGGTGTTCCCAAAGAGTGCCATAGTCAAGAAGAAGTTGTTGATAATGGCATCGCATTTAATTTTCAAGAGTTAGGTTACTACGGGGGTTTCATAGACAATGCTCCAGCGATGGGGGATAAAAATTTGGAGTGGAACCTATGTCACGAGTGCATACTTAAGATGTTACAAACTTTCCCGATGCTTGCGGCTAAGTTACCGAGAGGTCTTCACCCAACTGACGATAAAACCAAGCCCTGCTGTGATTGGGCTTGGAAGCACGAAGGAGATGCTATGACAGGAAGAACTTACTTTGCTGATGGTTTGGGGGGCTGGAAATAATGAGTGAGAGCATAGACGAGATAAATCTTTCGCGGACAGTTTTATTTGTGGGTGACTACTTCAGCCTGATGACCACAGTTGTCCTTGAGGAGAGCAAGCGTGCGGAAGGCGAAGATGATGATGATTTCGCTATTCGCTTGGCAAAACAGTTTATGTTGGGCTACTACGGGTGGGACTTAGAGGCAGTAGCCAATGAGATTGGGATTGTCGAGGAGTGAGCTCCTGAAGGAAATCAGGGTAAAAATTCTGTTTTATTCTAGAGCTCCAGCACACGCAGCTGGAGCTTCGCGCTCGCGGTGTGTTGATGAGGCGGGACTGCTACCCCCTGCCGCACCCTCCGCCCGCAACCCCTAGCGGGGGAGAGGTGTCGAGTCTTTTCCTATCACTTCCCTGTATGCGGTTTAGTATGTATCTATGGCTGATGTAGAAATCCTTGACTCCTCTGTTCACCCAAACCCTGAAGGTGAGAGGTTTGTTGCTGCGTTGATTGACGATGCTAATGATGGTCGCGTCAAGTTAGTAATTATGTTTGAAGAAGAAGGCTATACGGCTGTTCTTGATTTAGATACTTTAATAGAAGAAGAAGATATCTCTGCAAAAAAGCACACCCAAGATGGTGGAAGATACGACTTTCTACTTCGTGATTTGCTCTGGGAGTAGTAATGACAACGATGGTAGCAGTGCAAGGACCTACTTGGGCAGTCGTTGGCTGCGACAGCCAAGTTACTGAAGACAATAAAATTTTTATCCTTCCTAAAGATAATCCAAAGATAATGAGAAATGGTCCTTTCTTGTTTGGTGCTGCGGGCGATATGCGTGCTATCAACTTACTTGCTTATCAGTTCAAGCCACCTGTTCCTCCCGTGAACTGTTCTGGAAGCAGACTAGACAAATTCGTCTCAAGTAAATTCATACCTGAGTTGAAATCATTGTTTGATGAAGTTCAATACGGGGAAAAGGGAAACCAAGAGTCAGAAATCCTCTGCGTTGTGCACGGACGCATCTACGAGATTGGCTCTGGTTACGATTGGTGCCGTGACCAAAGCGGAATTTATGCGTTTGGTTCTGGAGGAGAATACGCTCTGGGTTCGCTGCATAGTCAGCTTGAGGGTAAAAAATTTACGCTAACTGCTGTGCGTGCTGCGGTTCGGCGCTCGCTAGAGGTTGCAACAAGGCTTGACCCTAATACTGGTGGTCAGTTGCTCATCTCTGTTCAGCAAGATGAGTGCCGTCAGCCAGGCTAACCATCTACAAAAAGTTATTTGGAAGTTGAAAAGCCCCTCTCCGCCTTGACCTCAAAAGTGTTAAGACAATTCGGACATTTTGACTGTGGTCTTTATCACAAAAAATTATTTCATTTTCCTGCCATTTCGACTTGACTTTCCTGCATTTCTGAGTAAAGTTCTCTATGTAAGAACAAAACGACGAAAGGAAAGACAATGCGAGGACTACCTGATAGTGCGATTTACGGAACTTACAAGCGTCTAAAGCCACGCCGTAGCCGTAGAAGCCGACAGGAACTTACCTTCCTAGAGATAGTGCAGGAACTCCTACACGCTCTCTATGTCTGGAACTTGCGCCGAAAGGCTCGCCGATAGATTTGACAAAATGCAGGAAGATGTAATAAACTTATCCAGTAAGACAAAATGACGAAAGGAAACAAAATGTTCGACAAAGTGCTAGAGGCAGTATTTATGTTCGACACTTCCAAGTGGAAGCAAGAGCGCAAGTATGTAGTGCGCCGTAATGTTGTATTCACTCTAATCGCAATAATCGCGCTCGCCGTGATTTGGACAGTTGCAAAGAACTTGTGGTGGACAGAAAATGGTTATTGCTGGGGCGACATCATTGAGTGTCAGTTTGGGGGCAAGTAATGCGTAAGGGAAGATTTGGTCAAGACCTATCTGAGATTTCAGATAGCGACTTCGCGGACTTCCTATTGAAGTTTGCCTTTATGACAGACGCACAATTAGCAGAGCGTGATGCGCTACCAACAAAAGAAGCACGGAAGGCGTATGTAAGAAACCTTCCTCTCCCGAAGATTGGGGGCTGAAGATGTCAGGGGGTAAAAAAGCTGGCACAACAGCGCCGACTTGGGACGAGTTTGTTGAGTGCACGCCGTATGTTGATGGGAAACCTAGACCTGATTTACTAAGTGACCAAGAAACAATGTGGCAGAACAAGTTTTATGTGGTGTTTAGGAAATACCTAACAGCACACGGAGCAGATGGTCCGATGCACCTCAGCATTAGACATCAACAGCGCAAGGCTATTCGAGATTGGCGTCATTTCCAACGCATCAAGAACGAACTTGCGGGTGCTCAACGAGAAGCAATAGAGATTTTCCCACCTGAAGCATTGTTAGTTGATGGTGCTAATCAGTATCACTTGTTTGTTTTAGCGATGGGAGATACAACGCCTTTTACTTGGAAGACGGGTCGTGCCGTTTCAGGTGAAGATGGTGGAGAAGAGATGGAACAGAAAATGCGTGATATGGGTTTCGACCCAAAGCACACAGTCCAACGACCGAGAGATGGAGAGTAAAAATGAAGAGCCAGCGTTTGGCTGAAGAAGCAGCAAAGATGTATGTAGATGGTTTGGCAGTCGAGGCAGTAGCCCAGAAGTTGGGAGTTGCCTACAGGACAGCACGCAAAGCCATTAGAGCAGGTGGGGTGGAGTTTAGAGACCCATCTCAAAGATTAGTTGGGCGAACTCGCCCAGATAGGAGCGTAGTCAATGCCTAAGAACATTGTTTGGACAGCGTTGATTTCTGCGCTCGCCGTTGTAGGTTCAGTAATCTCTGCGGTATTTGGTGCATCTGATTTAGTGATGGCGTTTGGTGCAACAGCAATTTCGTTTGCCATCTTGAGTGGGAGAGAATAAATGTGGTTATTTACTGATACAGGTTTTGTTAGTGCGGTTGTTTCAAAGGAAGACCGAACTAAGATTTCTGTTCGCGCTCGCGATAAGAAGTCGTTAGAAGGTTTTGTGAAGATGTTCAGGGTAAAAATTGTAGAACTCGAGCATCGTGATTATGAATATCGCATCTACCTGACAAAAGAACAACTGACTCAATGGCTTGCAACCCGAGTTGAGGAGTTGAACTATGACAATTTCAAGACTCAGGTGACAAAGACACGCGGTTATGATTTCGCGGAGCCTCTGCACGGAGTCTGGTATGAGATGTTAGAAGTGTCTGACAAGCGTAAAAAGACCAAAAAGGCAAGCACTTTAGGTTCACGCTGGTATGAGGAAGAATACAGTTACCCTCAGGCGTAGGTGCGTGTCTTGGTTTGACAGCCTTTTCTGCATCTGTGCTATGGTTTTATAGATGAAACGACACATTAGACAAAACGAAGGGCGTCCTAGCCCATTGGTTGCGAGTAACTAGCAACCTGCCCATGTCCCCTAACAAAGGAGAAGCAAATGCGAAACCCTTTATTTCGCCATGCCGAAACTACTACGTTTGGTGTGATAGCAGCAGTGCTAGCAGGAGCAGTCGTATGGAGTGCGGCAGCAAGTGCAGAAACTAATGAAACGAACGCAGGAGCAGCAGCACCCGCTGTTGTATTGGAAGAAGTGCGGCTCATCAATATGGCAGCAGCACGGATAGCTGGAGCTGAGTCCAAAGAGGAGAAGCTCCAAGAGGTAAAAAATCTAAGAACCCAGATGCAGCTTGAGCTGTTCGAAGACCGAACTGTTCCCCTTGCTGCTCTAGAACTGAAGACCTTACTCAGACTCGTTGGGTTTGAGGGTCAAGGCTTGAAGACCGCTTGGGCAGTTGTAATGACTGAGTCCAATGCTCGTCCTAAAGCCCATAACTCAAATACTCGAACAGGCGATAACTCTTACGGGTTGTTCCAAATCAATATGATTGGAGCACTTGGAGATGCACGCATCGAGAAGTTTGAACTCAAGAAGAACGAAGACCTACTCAACCCTGTGACTAACGCGGAGGTTGCTTTCCATATGAGTGGTGCAGGAACTAACTTCTCAGCGTGGAAGGTTACTGGCTATAATAATGGCAGTGAAAGGTTTGAATCTTTCCTTGCTGAATACCCAACCAAAGGATAGTTATGAGTCAAGAACCAGAGCGTTTGTATGAGATGGAAGAGCCTAAGGCGCTCGCAGTTGAGCCTGAAACTCTCCCTGTTGTGATGGCTGAGCCAGCACCTGAGATGGTCAAGGTTGAAGAACCAGTTGCCATCGTAGTTGAGCCTGAAGTTGTTGCGGTTGAAGAACAGATCGCGCCAACTGACAAGAAGACCAGGGGTAAAAAATCCGTGGTCGGATCGCAGATCGCCGATGGAACTTCTGTTTATCTTTCTAAAGTTGTCTTTGAATCTGAGTATGCAAGGAACAGTAACTCTGTTGCTGTGCTTCAGATACGCCTAATCGAACTTGGTTATGCGACTGCTGGAGACGACAAGCAAGGTTGGATTAGTGCGGGAACTGCAAAAGCCCTTGAAGACTTCAAGAGTGATAACGCGGTTGCTTCAGACATCTACTCACAAGAGATGATTGAGGCTGTATTCGCTGGAACTTCAGTTGAGGTTCTCCCATAGTTTAGTTTTTACAGCATCAACGCCCAGTAAATCTGAGAAAATCAGAACGCTGGGCGTTTTTGTTTGGACAACGCAAGGTGCGGGAGAGCTTGGCTGCCTAAATTTTTACCCCGTCAAGCTCTCCTGTGTCTCTGCTGCAAAAGAAAAACCCCCCAGTTTCCTGGAGGGTCTTCTTAAATCTATTAAGTTTTATGCTGTTGCTTGAATTAGAGCGTCTACATCTTGCTTGATTATGTAATACGCTACGGCACAACCACGGCAATACTTCTCTGTTGCTGGGAGCCCTAGTTGAAAAGCGTCTGTGCCTGAGAATACTAGGTCTGTGCTCTCACAGTTTGGAACTTTGCACTTCATTTGTTTCCCTTTCGTCGTTTGTTTCTATAAGGCGTTTGCCTTATAGGTAGAACTTTAACACCTTCCTGCACTTTGTCAAGCGACACGCCTACTCGACATTTCTTTCAATGTCTCTAGTTGCCCCACAAGTTGGACACTTCCACTCGTAGTATTCGGTGTCGTGTGACAATTCGATTTCGACATCTGCTTCGACATCTTCAACCTCAAACATCTTGCACTCTTCGTTATAGCAAGCCTCTGCACGAACATCACTCCACTCGTGCTGAGCCCCTGAGATTTGGTATTCGTTTCCTGTAACACCTGCGGGATAGTTGCTTGACATTTGTTTTCCTTTCGTCGTTTGCCTCTAAGTAGAACAATAGCACCTTCCTGCACTATTGCAAGTCGAATCGCTGTTTATTACATCACATTTTGATAACAAAAAACCCCCCCTAGAAAGGGAGGGAGGGTCTTTCGTTCGAGTTATCTAGGAGGCAACCAGTAACTCGCGGACTCGTTGTTCGGTGTCTTTAGCCAGAGCCAGAGTCTCACCCTCTTCCCCTGTGCCACCTGTGAGGACGACATCGCCAACGATAAAGTCAGAGCCTACCCAGAAAGTCTTGTCCCAGAGTTTCTGTGCGGTTTGATTGTGCGGTAGCCCAATGAGTTTGCCTTCCTCATTGACCCAGATAGTTAGGTCGTTTGCTAAGTCAATAGCCTGAACCCAACCACCTACTGCGGATTGTAAAGCTTGCAACCCTGTATTGTCCAGAGTTTTAATCTCACCTTCTGCGGTGATTACTAGAGCGTTTGTCATTAGTTGAATACCCCCAATACTCCAAGTGTTGCAATAATAACTACGGTTAGTATTGCCCCTCCTATACCTGCCATTTGTGCATCTAGGTTTTCATCTATCCAGTCAAGAATAAACATTAGGCAACCCTTCCCCAGATAATGTCCTGCACCTCTGCGTCAGACATAGTGCGGTGAGTCATTGCTGTGCCTGTGTGTGTTTGCTCGTATACGGTGAACTCTGTAATAGAGTGAGAGCCAGTAAATAACTCTCTAACCTTTTGAACTGTATCAACGTGAAAGTTGTATTGACTTCCACCTGCGGTGATTGAAATTCCATAAGTCTTCATTGTGTGCCTCTTTCGTTTTGTCGTTATGCGGTGAGCCTCTCACCACACGCTTAATCTATCACCTTCCTGCACTATGTCAAGTCATAACCCCCCATATTTGATAACGATTTGGTAACAAAGTTTTAGCCTCTAACATCACAATAACCCCTACACACCTGACCAGACCTGACCACCTATAGCCCCCAGCCAGACTAACCAGCCAAGCACTAGGCACACCAGGCATACCTGGTCAGACTTACACAAGTTGTTTGTATCTCTAGCCAAAACATTTGCTACTCGTCAGTAGCTTCCTCCACCTCCTCTATCACCAGACCCACCACCTACTAACCCACCCACCTCTACTCACAAGCACTTAGCCCAAGCACTAGCCCCAAGCCTTGACAACCTTGACCACCTAGCCCAAGCACCAACACCTAGACAACACAAGACACACTCAACATTGACAAGCACAAGCACATAGACACAAAAAAGTAAGAGCCTCTCAACAAAGCAAGCACATAAACACAAAAAAATAACAAGACAATGACAACCTGCCTACTTTTTATAAAACAAAAACTAAAAAGCACATAACAAAGCACAAGAAAAAACAATCCTGGCAGCAAAACAAAAACCAACAAAACAACGAAAAAAAGCCCGGAACGATTTGGCAAAAGGCTATATATAAGCGGAGCCGTCTCACAGGCCAAAAGAAGAAATCGTTAAGGTTCATAAAATCGCTGCTGCCGTACAATGAAGTGGCTCCGTACGGCTCCTTTAAAAGCCTGTACACTAGGTAAGTGGAAATCCCAACTCTTCCTTTAGATGAAGTCACCTTCATCCAATCCTTACCGCGCCCGCAAGCTGAGTCTCGCATGCGAGCTTTGTGGGAGGTTGGCTGGTCCCTACAATCAATCGGGTCCTCTCTCGTTCCTCAACGCCCTAAGACCACAATCCACTTCTGGGTCAAACGAGCCACCCCTGAGCAACAACATAGGCAGGTCCCCTCACCGCCACCCCGCTCTCTAACAACTAGCGTTCCAACTAAGACTGCCCCTCGAGTCAGGACTATCTCTCCTGGCGTCCCTGAACACCTTAAGAACGAGATTAAACAGTTATCTCTACAGGCACGTCTTTACAGGGCTAAGACTCCTGCAGGGCACCCTGTGGCTCTTGCCAATGACCAACTGACTGTTATGGTTAAAACCCTCTACACAATGGGCGTTCCTGCTCAGGCGTTGGCGGATTCCGCTGGTGTCTCTTACAGAGCTATGATTCGAAGGATTAGTAGATGAATACAACCTTCAAGAATAAAACTGGCTCCTACGCTCCTTCTGAGTTGGCAATTGTTGTTTGGTCTAACCCAAAAGGTAGAGGCAGAGCCCTTGAGACTATGACTACAGAGGATTCAACCCTACCGATTGTTTTTCCTGCTACCTATTTAAAGAAAAACAGGGAGTGGAGTAATGCAACTTTTGTTTCTAGCGTTCAAGAGGTTTTTGACCTTATCTCCCAAAGCACTCGAAGCCACCCTTTAATAGTTCCAATGCCTATTGCTAAATCAGCTTTAGGCTGGGAAAACTTTTATGTACCAACCGAATATGTTGAGGAACAATGAAAAAGCAGTTAGATGTCTTTCCAGCAATCGTAAAACTCATTTCTCCGGGCGCCCTTTCCGAACTAAGCATGACCAGTGTCAAGGGAGATATGCCCCAAGGGACTAGGAAATTGGACCGTTGCAGGGTTGTAGTTTTGAATGAGACAGTTTTGATAGCTGTGGATTCTCCAGAAGGTCCGCAACTTGTGTTTCGGGAAAAGATAGTTGAAATGATTAATGAAAAAGGCTTGGACAGGGTAAAAACCGAATCAGGCAAGATGCTGGCCTTCATAAAGGACACCAATTGCGGTTGTGGCTCTCGGTTGAGGGGTTGGAACCCATTCAACGGTATTGTTGCTTCTACGGAGGACCCAAGTGGAATTATTTGAGTTTACAGTTCTTGCTCTTGCGACCTTCCGAATTACCAGACTAATAACGCGGGACGTTATTACCGAGCCTATTAGGGCTAGAGTCTGGAAAAAGCGTCCTCCAGAGTCATCAAAGCTAGGTTATCTGTTTACCTGCGAGTGGTGTATGTCGATTTGGACAGCATCACTTATCTACGGATGCTTTATGATTACATCAGTAACTGTTATCCTTTTAGTGCCATTCGCACTGTCAGCGGTAGCAGGACTGTTGACTGCGTATGAGGACAAATAGCTCATGCTCCGTAACAAAGTGAAGGGTTAGACAGTGGCGGTATTCAAAAAAGAAGAACCAGCACAAGAACCAGTCGTCTCTGAAATTAAGAAACCACGTTCTAGTCGCCGTACGCGTACCACTCGTTCCCGTCAAGTTGTTGCGCCAAAAACTACTCCGCAATCAACAGGAATTCTTTCAGTCTTTAGTTCACCGAATTCTCCAGCTCCACTTTCATACAACACTCCTCGCTCTATGACTGCAGCAGCAGTCCAAGTCAAAGTAAATGACAAAGGCGAGTTCGAGCAATTTAAAAATCGTCGTTCCGCTTCTTCCTCTGCATGGCAAGCAGAAGCATGGGAATATTACGATGCAATTGGAGAAATCAAATACGCATTTAACTTAGTTGCCTCTGTTGTATCTCGTATTCGTATTTATGCAGCAGCAATTGATGATCCTTCACAAGCTCCAGTTTCTGTAAATGAATCTCGAGTAGTTGAAGAACGTCTTGCATCTGCAGCAGAGCGTGCTCTAGATCGTCTAAACTCTGCATATGGCGGTCAAGCAGGTCTTCTTAAAGATGCAGCTCTCAATCTTTCAGTCGCTGGCGAGTGCTACTTGGTACAAATGCCAGCTCGCACAGGAAGTGGTGTTCCTGAGTCTTGGGACATTCGTTCTGTTGACGAAGTAGTAACAGATGCTCGTGGTGGATTTAATGTTATTGGTCGCCGCGAACAAGGTGCAGGACAAGGTGGCGGTTCTGCTTTTGGAGTAAGCAAACTTAATAAGAATGCATTCGTAGGACGCATCTGGCGTTCACATCCTCGTTATTCCGACGAAGCTGATTCATCACTTCGTGGTTTGCTTGATATGTGTGCTGAACTTCTTCTCCTCAACAGAACATTCCGTGCAACTGCACGTTCTCGTCTCAATGCAGGAGCACTTTATCTTCCAGACGGACTTTCTGTTGCTGCACAAGCAGACCCTAACTATCCATACGATTCTGAAGACGGAATGGGAGCGGGCTTCACAGCTGAAGAAGCAGAAGACGAATTCGAAGAACAACTTATTGATGCGATGACAACTCCGATTCGCGATGAAGAATCTGCGAGCGCTGTTGTTCCTCTCATCATTCGTGGTCCTGCAGAACTTGGCGACAAGATTAAGCAGTTCAAGTTTGAGCGTTCTTTTGACCCATCACTTGCAGAACGTTCTGACCGTGTACTAGAGCGCATTCTTCAGGGACTAGATGTTCCAAAGGACATCGTTACAGGTCTTGCAAATGTTAAGTATTCAAATGCAATGCAAATTGATGAATCACTTTACAAGGCACACATCGAGCCATTGATGCTTTTGATTTCAGATGCTCTAACAGTTGTTTACCTACGTCCATATTTGATGGCTAATGGTTTCACTGAGTCTGAAGTAAATCGAATTGTTGTTTGGTATGACCCATCAGCAGTTTCAACACGCAATGACCGTGCAGCAGATGCTGATTCAGGATTTGACCGTATGGCAATCTCAGGAGACACATGGCGTCGTGCTCATGGTTTCTCAGACCAAGATGCACCTACTCCAACAGAAGTTGCACTTCGACTTCTACAAGAGCGTGGAGCAATTACTCCAGAACTTACAGAAGCAATGCTCAAAGCAGTAGCGCCTGAAGTTATGCAAGCAGTTCAGCAAGTAAGTCAAGAAAATTCCGTTGCACCAATGTCTCCAGAGTTACAAACTCTTCTTGACGGTGCAATTGGTCAAACTCAACCAACCGAAACGACACCAGCGACTGAAACACCCACCGAGGAGGCAGTACCCCCAACTGAGGAGGTTCAGCAATAATGGCTGAAGAAACTTGCCCCCCTGCAACACAAGATGTTGCTCTTAATCTTGATAACCGTAAAAAAGCAATTGATACTGCAATGTACGGTCCACTTAATCCAACAGAACCAAACGATGAGTATTGGCAAGCACTTGCTGACGAATGGCAAGTAGACGCTGAGACAGCAAAGAAACAACGTTGTGGTAACTGTGCTGTCTTTATTCAGACTCCAGAGATGCTGGACTGCATTGCCAGTGGACTCACAGGAGAACAAAATGATAAATACGATTCAATTCAAGAAGCTGGTGACCTCGGATATTGCGAAGCGTTTGATTTTAAGTGCGCTAGTGCTAGGACTTGCCGCGCTTGGGTTTCTGGTGGTCCTGTAACAGCTTCTGCAACAAAAAAGAAAAAAACAATCTCTCAAACACCTGCACCAAAGAAAGACCGTGTCAAAGGTTCTGACAAGAATTCAAAAGGCTCAGCTTCAGGTGGAAAGAAAATCACTTTTACTCCAGCAATTGAATCGTCTCTTCGCAAGAAGGTAGAAGAGCACAATGAGAAAGCTCCAAAAGGTCGCAAGACTTCTGTCTCAACCCTAAAAGCTGTATATCGCCGTGGTGCTGGTGCCTACTCTGTTTCACATCGTCCAGGAATGACTCGCAACCAATGGGCAATGGGTCGTGTAAATGCATTCTTGCGCCTACTTAAGTCTGGCAAGCCAAAGAACTCTGCATACAAAGCAGATAACGATTTACTACCAGCAGCACACCCACGTTCTTCAAAGAAGAACGCTTCTACAATTATCGCTTCAGGTTTAATTCCAGAAGAGCAAGATTTAGCAGATGCGCTTATTGCAATTACTCGAAAGCATGGACCATTTGACCAAGATGGTGACGGAGTGTGGGCTGGTTACACACCTGCTTATGAGAACGAAGTTAAAGACATCGGAGTTAAGTGTTCAAACTGCGTATTTTTCCAAGGCCCAAATAAGTGCCAGATTATCTCCCTTGAGGTTGAAGCAGATGGCAAATGCCGCTTTGCTGTTCTACCAGAGGGTGCAGTGTCAGGTTATGACGTTCCTGTTCGCGATGAAGAAGACCTTGAGCTTTTACTTGCATCCGCTGAAGCAGATGCAGAACTTAATGTTGAGTTGAAGTCCGAGTTAGATTATGAAACTCCAGAACAAGCAATCTTTGCTATGACAGAATTTGCAGGTCTAGGTTATGAAGCAGAGTCTGCATTCCGTGCATCTTGGCTTCGTGCAGTTCGCAACAATGAAAACCCATTTAAGCGAGCAGCTGTTCTTGCAACAATGACATACGACAGCATGGATTCCGACCTTCTGCCGAAAAGGAAGAGCTAGCAATGGCCAAGTATTCAAAGACACCTAAGCAGCAAGCTGCTATTGCTATTGCAAAGAAGAAAGTTAAGACTCTTTCTCTAGAACAACAGAATGAAAGAATCCTAGAAGCAGGTTTTGACATAGTTAAATCTGCAAACACTAAATTCTCTGGTTCAAGACTTATTACTCGTAGAGCCGCTAAGTCTGTTATGACTCGTTGCTTATCTAAGTATGAGAACGAAACTTATTCGCTGCGCCGTATGCGCACTTTAAAAGAGCTTAATGGTTATATCCAACTTGCTCAGTACAACAAGGTTTTTTCCGTCTCTCCTGAAAATACAGACTTACTTCCTATTTCACACCCACGTTCAACTCGCAAGCATGAGCTCAGCGCTGCAGAGGTAATGAAGCACCGTGCTCGTTGGATTATTGATGACCCAAATATTCAAGACGATACTGTTCGTTCAATTCTTTCTTCTGCTTTAACAGCACATCCAGCTTCACCTGAGTATGAATACTCTATTGCTCGCTTGCAATCAATGCCTCAAGGCTCTGTGCCTCAGTATGCACTTCTTGCTGCTCTAGGAGATGGAAACTCTCCTGCAGCCCGTCGTGCTCGTGCTATGCGTCAGCGCCGTGACCGTAAGGGTCGCTTTGCTGAGATGGGTGGCGGTCTACGTGCACTTATTCGTCGTATTAGTGGAGCAGTTCAATCTCTTAGTGGTCGTGCTGTAGCAACTGATGAAGGTAGCGATACCTTCGATATGGAATTACCAAATGGTGATTTAGTTCGCGTCCCTGCAAAGTCTGCTGAAGGTGTTAAGGCAATTCTTAAGTCTGCTCAGGGTCCAGATGGATACAGCAAGACTGCAGCAAAGGTAAAAACTGGTGACCCAGTTATCGAGGAAGCTGATCTTGTAAAGATTGATGCACCTGCTGGATTTAGTAAAGATGAGAGCTGGTCTCCAAGTGACGTTGATAAAGAGTATTACGGAACCAAGATTGACCTTGGAACTAAGTACACAGATGATGCATACGATGTTATTAAAATTTCTACACCTAATGCTGCTGCAAAAGATAAGTTTGAAGCAGCGCAGCAACGCGAGGGTGAAGGACAGAATGTTGTTACTGAAGGAGCAGGAAAGAATGGTTCATTAGACCCAAATCTTCCTGTTTACTTTGTATCTCGCCGTGGTGAAGATGACAGCAAGCCTTTTGCTGTTGCACAGCGTTGGTCTGATGTTCAAGATTACATTTCACAAGACGAACCTAATTTTGAGAAGGGCGAACTTCCAAATCCAGCAAAGATGCTAGATGAGGGAGGAGAAGAACCAACTCCAGATACTCCAGAAGAAACTCCTGCATCAGAAGTTCAGGGTGAATTAATTCCTAAGGTTTCAAAGAAGAACCTTAAGAAGAATATGAAAGAGTATAAGAAGAATCTAAAGGACTACGAAGAAAACGGTGGGCTATTCCCACTTGACCCAAGTAAGGACCACATTCTTCTTCCTGATGGTTCTGTAGTTGACGCTGAAACTGGAGAGTTAGAACGCGATGCGTCTGGACAAGCTCCTACAGAAGAGCCAGCAGTAAAAGCAAAATTAGATGTAGGACCAAAATTAAATCTTCCTGAACAAATAAAAGATAGCGGTAAAAAACCAGCTGAGCCAACTCCTGGTTACTACAACGTAGACCGCGGTGAATACACACCTGAAGGCCCTATTGATGGACAAGAAGCTTCTGACTTTACAGATGACCCAGCAGAGCTTGCACAGAAGTTTGATACTCCAACTCTTGAGAAATCTCTAGAAGATGGTGTTAAGGGAACAGAAAAATCTCCTGCAACTGGTTATGGAACTTTGCCATTTGAAGATGGAGATGAAATTGTTCCAGCAGAAGCAATTTACAACGCTCTTAAAGAGCAGGGTGAAGATGCTGATGCAATTCTTGATGGTATTTATGGAAAGAAAGATGCAACTCCAGAAGTTTCTGATGAAGTTAAAGATGAACTTGGTAAAGACTTACCAGAAGTGCCAGAAATGGAAGGCGGAGACCCAACAGAGCTTCCTACACTTCTTGAAGGTTTGTCTGACGATGAGAAGGATAACTACGCCAAGACTGGTGAGTATAAGCAATATCTTCCAAAGAATGACACCTTTGATGTTCCAGAAGATTACGCAGAGCTTTCTCCAGAAGCATTTGATAAAGACCAATACGTAATTCCTGAAGATGCACCTGAAGGATTTAATTACGACCCTGTTGATATTGCTAATTACTACGACACGGAAGATTTGAAGGGCGAATTGCGTCGTGCTCTTGAGCCAGGAAATGAAATGCCTGGTTATGGAATGCTTGGCACACAAACCGACGATGGTGAAGAGTATTCAGCGTATGTTCCAGGCGAAGCAATTCGTGATGCGCTGCAATTACAAGGTGAAGACACCAATGCTTTGACCAAAGAAATCTATGATGAAGGTTTCGCTGGTCAAGAAGAAGACGCACTGACTCCTGAGCAAATTAATGACGCTCTAGAAGGAGAAGCACCTGATACAGAAGAAATCACACCAGAACCTGCCCAAGAAGCGCCTACCGAAACCACGGAACAAGCTCCGTCGGATGAAAAGGGACCCGAAGCCGTTGACGGAGTTGCAGTTGGAGAACCAACAGGACCAGCAAAGTTAAAGGCTAAAACTACTGAACTTAAAGCAGGAGATGTCACAACAAATGACTTCTTCACAATTGAGTCTGTAGAACCTTCTGAGTTCCCAGGTAAGTCATGGGTTACTGGTTACTATCCAGGTCACGTCTCACAAAAGACTAAGTTGTGGAACAACGATACTGACATTTCTGTCTTTAGAAATGTAGATGCTCCAACAAAGGGTGACTTGCCTGTGCTTTCAAAACCAAAGGCAAAAGAGTATGACCCTGAAGGTAAGGTTTACAAGAACCCTGAAGGAGTTTGGGTTCCTAAAGATGCTGCTGCACAAAAACAATATTTAGCAGATTTTGAAAAATACAACGAAGAACTTGCTCAAGCTAAAGAAATGTGGTCTGCTCCTGAAGGATTAGAAGAGTGGGTTTCTGAATCTGAAGCTCCTGTTTACACACCAAGCAAACCTGTCGGTGTTGTTGGGGTTGGAGCAACTGAAGTAAAACCAGGAGACATTGCCTTCAAGAAAGAAGGAAAGAATGACTTCTACGAGTATTTCATTGTCCAAGATGTAACAACTGATGAAACTGGTAATGCTGTCGTTACAGGTTACTATCCAGGTCACCAGTCTCAAACAAAGACTTGGAAGGGCACCACTCCTATCGAAGTAATTCGTGGTGCATCTGATTTACCAGAACCAGGCAAGAAGCCAGCACTCGAGCGTCCAAAGAAGGATGACCCTGCATACAAAGAGAAGTATGCAGAGTTCAATGCAGCAAAGAAAGAGTCTGCTGCAACATTTACTCCTCCAATTGATGTAGATGCACTTCCACCTAAGCCAAAGAAGGTCTCACGCCCAACACCTCCTGCATTTATGGGAGATAAGCTCAAGGCAATTGCTGCTGAAGCAAATGGTGACCCAGTTAAATTTAAAGAACTTCTTGCTAATGAAGAAGTAGTTCACCTTGACTTTGAGAGCACTGGAGGATTTACATCTCCAAGCCCAATTCAAGTTTCAATGACCAAGGTTAAGAATGGTGAAATCATTGAAGAGAAGACTCTCTTCATGAACCCAGAACAACCACTTGACTCTTTCTATACTGACAAAGACCCTTCAGAAGTTCTTAAAGACTCAGATGGAAACCCAATCTCTGATGAGTTCTTGTCTAAGCAGATGTCGCAAGCAGATGCATTTAAAGAAATCTCTGACTTCCTTGGTGCAGACCCAATTGTTTCTGCACACAACATGCCATTTGATGGAGAAATCCTTCGTCGCAAGATGGCCGAGTATGGACTTGATTACAAACCAGCTGGCGAGATTGACACACTCTCACTTGCTCGCAAGGTTATTAATGGAAGCGCAGGAGACCACAAGCTTGAGGCTGTAGCAAATCGTTATGGACTTGCTGAGCCAAACACTGATTGGCACGATGCTTCTGTTGACGTTGCTGTATTGCCTGGAATTCTTAACAATCTCTTGGATGAGATGGCTGTTACTAAGTCTGGTATCGATGTTCTTGACCTTGAGAAGTCTTCTGCAGATTATGACAAGGCAAAAGCAGAGTACGACGCATACAAGTCTGGAAAGAGCAAAGCAGACTCCGAACTTGTTATGTCAAAGACTTTTGCAGATGGTATGGCTGGAAAAGATGTTCCAGAAACCGATGCTCTTGTCAAGGCTATGCCAAAAGACAAGCCAACTTCAGACGAAGTTTCACCATCTACTTCTGCAAAGCCAACCGAACTTTCAGATGGAGACTTTCAAGTCGAATCAGTCTTGGGCGGAAACGTATCCAACAACTGGGTATCTGACCCAGAGAACACAACAAATGTTGGAGCAATTGCTGTTGAAGAGTGGCAACCAGGCGACTTCATCAAGGCAAAGCACGATGGATTCCACGAAATTATTTCTATTACCCCAATTGAAGGCGACGACAAGCGTGTACTTGTTAAGCGCAGACTTCTTGCAAATGGAAAAGAGTATGAATCTGCTTGGGTTAAGTATCAAGCTTACGAAGTATGGCGTCGCAACGGTGAGCCAGAAGCTGTTCCTGCACCAGAGCCAGAATTAGAACAACCACAACTTGAGATTGATGAAGCTCCTGAAAAGGAAGCAAACGCTGGTAAGTGGAATGACTACACAATTGCAGAAGGAACTGATGGCGTCTTCTACGCAGAAAATATTTCTGCTGCAGATGTTCAAGCTCTAAAGGCTGGAACTCTTACTCCTCCTAAGCTTCCATTCTTTGCACCTCTTGGTGGCGGAAATAATCAAGAGACTGGTGAAGGCTACTTCTTTACTACAGATGGTAAGCGCTTCTGGGGCAAGTATGGTGCTGGTGGTGCTCTTATTCGTCGTAAGAATGCAGATGGAGAGTACGAATACTTCCTTGCAAAGCGTTCTAGTTCTTTGTCACAAGGTGGCGGTAAGTGGGGAATCCCTGGAGGAGCCCATAAAGACCAAACAATTGCTAAGGCTCCTAATGCAACTGCAAAAGAAGAGTTTATGGAAGAAGTTGGCGGAGACATCTCTGCACTCGAGCCAATCTACGTTGACACAAACAAAGTCGGCGCTGAATGGGCATACGAAACTTCTGTCTTTGAAGTAGGACCAGATCAGTACAACGATCTTTCATCAAAGGATGGAGAGAACACTGCAACTGGTTGGTTTACTGGAGATCAGATTAACAAAATGTCTGATGCAGGTATGTTGCATTCAGACTTTGCAGATTCTTTCCCTAATATCGTTAGCAACCTTGAAGATGAAGATGCTAAAACAGATAAGCCAATTCCAGCAGAAGAAGTTTCACCTGAAGATGTCTCTTCAGTGTTCGATACCTCTAAGTGGAAAAAAGTTGCAGGACAGGCTGGTTCTAACCAAGGTGCATTCTATATAGACCCAGATACTGGAAATCAGTATTACGTTAAGAAGCCAAAGTCTGACAAACATGCAGAGAACGAAATATTAGGCGGTGCTCTTTACGAAGAGGCTGGTGTTAGTTTCGGTCGTGCATATAAGGGTGTAGATAAGAACGGAAACACTGTTCTTGTTTCTCCAATTAAGCAAGGTGAGATTTTAGGAACAAGCCCATCATCAGAACTGAAGAAGAAAGTTCAAGAAGACTTCGCAATTGACGCTTGGGTAGGAAATTATGATGTAACAGGTCTTGGCGGCGACAACATACTTGTTGATTCTGATAACAACATAATCAGAGTAGATGCTGGTGGTTCTCTGTTATTCCGTGCTCAAGGTGGAACTGATAAAGAGTTTGGACCAGAAGCTACGCAAATTGATTCAATGCGTAGTTCAAAGGCAATGTCTAATGCTCTTACAGTTGAAATGTTTGGCAGCATGAGTGATGAAGAGATTGCTGAGTCCGTAAAGAAAGTTCAAGCAGTAACTCCAGAAAAGATTGATGAAATAGTAGATGCTGCTATCTCTGACCCAGAAGTTGCTGATTCACTTAAAGAAACTCTTAAAGCCCGTCGTGAGTATTTAATTAATCGATTCTTGGGTGAAAAGCCAGCTGAAGAACCAGTTGAAGAGGATAAGCCAGTTGTTGACAGTAACACTGTTGTTATTGATTCTTCTGGTGATATCGAAGCACAAATTTCTGCTGCTCAGGCTTCTGGAAAGAAGATTGCATTTAAATACAACGGAAAAGAAAGAGTTGTAACTCCAAAGGGAGTGTGGAAGAACCCACAGAATGGCAACATTAACCTTTCAGCAATTGGTGAAGATGGTGTAAAGAAGAATTACACCCTTTCTAAGTTTGAGCAAAGCGGTTCTACTGCTTCAGAAGCACCAGAGGCTGCTCCAACACCTGAGAAGGAACTTCCACAAGCTCCAGAGGCTGCTCAGATTGATCCAGCAGAGAAGCAAAAGGTTCTTGATGAAGTCTCTGCTCTTGCAGAAAAACTTTTTGGTAATAAGGGTAAGACAAAAGACTTACTTGAATCTTTAAAGGGTCAAGATGGTGCTAACACAGATCTGATTGATTCAATTCTTGAAGATATAAACACTCCATCTGCTCCTGCAGATGCAACTCCAGAAGAAAAGATTCAATCTGACCTTTCGCAAGCTCTAACTCCAGATGAAGATGCTGCTCCAGAAGATGAAGTAGCGCCAATTGACCCTGTAGCACTTGCAGAAGAATTGAAGAAGCCTTTAGACCCAGATTTGATTTGGGCAAAGGTAAAAGATGAAAAGGGAATTTCTGTACTTGAAAACGGTGACATTGTTGTTGCTGAGAATGTAACTCCAGCTGGCTCAACTATTTACACAATGGTTAAGCGCAACGCTGATAATACATTCAGTGTCTATCACCGAATCAAAGGTAATGACGGAACTTCTAGAGTTAAAACTCTTGCAGGACGTTGGCACTCATACACTGCTCTTTCAAGCCGTATCGAGAACGAAAAGTGGAAAGCAAAGATAACTCCAAGTAAAGTTATCTCAAAATCTAAGCCAGAAACTCCAGGAACTATTGCACCTTCTGCAATCCCTACAAAGAAGGGTGCTTACGTATCTGCTGATGGCAAGACTCCAATTAAGGTTGGAATGATTGTCAAAGATACCAAGACTGGAAAGATTGGAAAGGTTGTATCTCTTAAGGATGAGCTTGTTACATCTAAGAGCAAATCAAACCCACAGGGTTACACTTATACAGATGTTGCAAAAGTCCAATGGGAAGATGGAAAGAAGAATTGGAAGGTTTCAACCTACCTAGATATTCAAGATACCTCAGGAGTAAAGCCAGATAAACCAGAAGATGATGGACCTACTGGTGGCGGTGGAGGAACACCTACAACCCCTAAGACTCCATCCAGCCCTGCGCCAGTAAACAGCACAGAGCCTAAAGTTGAGTTGCCTAAATACGAAGGCGCGGATTTAGCAGGTGCTACTTCAATTAAAGATGTAGAAGCAAAAGCAGTAGATAAAAATTCTATTGGTCATTTAGCTTCATATGGTGCAAACGATTACAGCGATTACAAGCAGTTCTTGCAAGGTGAACTTATTAAAGACCCTAACTCTAAGAACATGGCTCCTGGCATTTTGGTCCAAAACGCTAACCCAAATGATTCAGACCAAGATTTAACTAGCTATGGAGTTATCTCAAAGCAAGATGCAAAGACTGGTGACATTGAGGTTTCATACTTTGATGGTCCTTTAGCTGGACAGACAAAATCTACAAAGTCAGACAAAATCTGGTCCCGTGAAAAGTTTATTACTCCAGAGCAAGCAAAAGAATTAGACATTGAAATTGACCAAACTCTATTTGATAAGTCAAAGGCTGCTGCAAAAGCTAAGGGTGAGTTATACGCTAAACAACAAGCCGAAAAGCTAAAGAAAGCTCAGCAAGCTGCTGAAGCAAAAGCTTTAAAAGATAAGTTCACAGTTAATGGTCCAGGTTTTGCTATTCAAACTTTAGATGCAGCCCCTGACTACTCTGTATCTCCTCACCCAAGTGTTCCTTCTTTAGTAGATGCTCTTAAAATGGCAAATAATGACAACCCAGCGGAAGCTGCTAACGGTTCAACTACTCTGCTTGACTCGGATTCAATTGAGGATTTAGAAGTTCACGTTGGTATGGTTACTGACAAAGATGGTCAAAAGAAAATTCGTCTGCAATTTACTCTAACAAGCTGGGCTGGAAAGCAAGTAACATCTAAAGCAGACTCAGACCCAAATATTACAAAGACCAAAGCTTTAAGACTTGATAAATGGAAAAAGCAACCAGACGGTTCTGTTGTTTGGCAAGACACTTGGGATACCAGCACTGTTGATTCAAACAAGAACGGTGTGACTTTCGAAGGACCTGCTGGAAAGGGAACTTTCCTTCTTCACCGTGCATCTAAGTCAATAGATGACACCGAGGTCGACTTCTTTAAGTATCACAGTAGTAGTCCATACGCTGTTTCATTTCACAACAAAGCAGAGATTTATCTGCCAGCAGATGCAACTCCTGAAGATGTTGCAGAAGCTTTAAACTCTTTAGGTGGTATTTCACAGGTTCGTCCTGCCCTTGAGTCAGATGTTCGAGGTGTTATTGAAAACAAAATGATTTGGCTTCTTGGTGCAGCAACTGATGGCAAAAAGAACTACGCTGGAGAGCTTCGTCAAAAGACTTTAGACATTATCAAAGAAGAGTATGGATTTACTGCAGATGATGTTGAAATTGTTGCAGACCCTCTAGCTAGAGGACGTATTAATTATTATATGCCAGAGGCTGCTGTAGAAAAGCTTATGGAGAAGACAGGATTCTCTCCACACATTGTTCATAACTGGAAGGGTGGAGACCAAACCAACACTGTTGATTGGTTCTACGATGTTATTACATCTGGAGGAATCTACGCAACTGCTACTCGTTGGATGAATGGGATTAACAAGAGTGGAATGTCCTCCTCTTCTGATATTGATGCCAACGGAGGAAATTACGTTTTTGCCTCTCCATCATCAAAAGGCTCGAGCACTTCTTCAAATCTAGCTTTCTACTTTAACTCTAAGAGTGTGCTTCGTCGTCTTGACTACTACAAGAACAACTCTGATAAGTATGGGCAGCTTCAATCTGACTCGGAAGACATTGTTGAATCTTTAAGCAATAATTACGGCGAGTTGATGTTTAAAAAGAACCTCTCTTGGGCAGACTTGTCCTCCATATCAATGCCAACAGCTATTAGAGAAAAGCTGATTGAAAGATTGATGTCTGAAGGAAAGACTGATTTAGCAGACATTGTTGCTGGTAAAAAGAAAAAGAAAGGGGCTAAGAAATAATGGCTCTTATCTCTGAAGACGTAATTTTTGGCACTCCTGGAGTTATCGAGAAACTATCTGGAGAAGACCAAATCAAATTCCCTATATTCGATGCAGTTCAGTTCGTGTATGAGGGAGACGACGATGAAGCCGATAGCGGCATCCTCGTTCGTGGAGGACGCGGCATGTTTTACCCAGTTGATCCAGAGTTAGTTAAGGAAACCAACGGTACAATTGAGTTTGCTGCGTTCGACGGTACCTATCGAATCAGGAAGTTCACAGAGGAAGACTCTGCGCTTCTAACTGGTTATGGACTGACTCTAACCCCGCAAATGATGGAGGAAATGATGGCAATCGACGAACAAGTCGGTTTAGAACAAGCCGTTGAGGCATTGTCAAACGATGCTGGCGACGTCACAGCTGTTGTCTTCACAGTTACTGGGCTTGGCACTTTCTTCCGCACAGATGGTAAGTGGACTCCTGCCACTCCTGAAATGTCTGAAGAATATGACGGCTCAGAAATTACAGACATTGACTATGACAAATCAGCAGACCTTGTAAGCCGCTGGGATGCTGGTGACAAGATCACTAAAACAGACCTAGCAGATTACGCGGTAGAGGAATAATAATGCAATATCTAGGTAGAAATGATAGCTACGTTCTATTTTCGAACGAAAACTTAGCAGCAGTTATTGACGAGTCTACAAACACTGTTGTTCGAGTAGACAGTAGCTCAGTGTTGCTTGCTTCTGCAGATTGGGACACTTATGCTGAAAAGCCAGTTGCCTCTTCTGTTGAACTTGCAAATGCTGCTGTAACTGACCTAGATATTAAAGTTTTAAGTAATGGCGATAGCAGCAACATGTACACAATTCCTGATGCTGTTATTGCAGAAGCTAAAAGAGGTCTTGCTTGGAGACGAGAAGAAAAACGAGGAGGGACACCAGTCGGGCTTAATACCGCTCGCACGCTTGCTGGCGGCGGCCAAATCGGCATCGCAAAAATCCGCCACATTGCAAAGTACTTCCCAAGACATGAAGTTGACAAAAAGGGCAAGGGTTATAAACCGGGTCAAGCGAATTACCCCAGCAACGGTCGCATTGCTTGGGCTCTTTGGGGTGGAGACGCGGGCAAGAGGTGGGCGTCAGCAATAGTAGAACGCGACAATAAAAAGCGTTCAAACAATTCAGTTGTTGCATCAATTGATGAGTTCATGCCTATTCAAAGAATTGATTACACAGCATTCACTCCGTCAGATTATGAACCAGATTTTTATATTCGTATTCGTTTAGACGGTTCTGGAATTGATCGTTTATATAAAGTAGATATTGAAGGTTATTGCACCGTTTGGGATGACGGCTGCTGGGAAGACTTGGGTCACATCGAACACGACTTCATCACATATGACAAATCGCTTGATGACCCATATGACCAAGTTCAAAAAATCCATACTCCTGTAGACCGTGAGTCTGCAGTAAAAATCTCTGCAATGCTGGATAACAATCCTTTTAATCCAGTATCGGTGCAGATGATTGATTTTGATGAATCAGATTTAATTGAAAGAGCAATCCCTGAAATTGACTGGAATTTCTTAGACCAATTATCTGAAGATGATGTTTACGAAGTAGATGAGTGGGATGATGGTCTTCTTGCTGTAGGTGCTCCAACTACTGAAGCTCCAACAAATCAAGACGGTGACTACACACCAGAAGAGCGTTCAGAGAAGGCTTCTCGACAAGTACGAGACCAGCTTGGTAAATTTGCAAAAGCTGGAAGCACTGTCATTGTTGGAAACGACCCTAAATACACAGGAAAAATTCTTTCTATTAATTCCGATACTCAGGAAGCTAACGTAGAGTTCCCAGGTGGAAGTGTTGTTGCTGTTCCTGCAAATCAGACTCAGTTAGCAGAAGATTATCAACCACTTCCTGTTCAAGGTTTTCCTAGTTTTGAATTAGACACCTCTGGAATTCTTGGAGAGCCTCGAGTTCCTATTGATGAGCCAACAGCAAAACTTCCAGGACGTCTACCACCTCTTACAGTAGACAGTCTTCAAGTCATGCTTACTGACTGGACAAGTTGGGTTGCAGACCAAAGAGTTACTCCTGAATACACAGGGCAACCTGTAAGTGCACCAGCACCAGCTGCTGGAACTTCTCCTGCTGTAGATACACGACTTGACCCAAACACTGTTCTTGGTCAGTACTACACAGGTTCATTTAATCCTGACGGGACCCCTAAACCAGGTTGGAATCCTGCTACAACAGAAAATGTTTATAACAATCCACTACTTCGTAGTTGGTTAGATAAGAAATACAATAAAACTGCTGACCCTGAAACTGCTTATCACAGAGATGGTTGGTACAAACCAAGTAGCCCTTATGGAAATCTTGGACCTAAGGTAGAGGGCAAAAAGTCTGCAAAAGATGTAAAAAAGATTAGCGCAGCGGACTACATGAAGAAGTTTGACCCAGACCTTGAGATGTCAATTATTTCTTCAGCTGAGGGTAAAAAGCCTAACTATGAGATTACCCCTGAAAAAACAGACGTTGCTCCTATGTACATTGCAATTGTCGCTGAGGATGATCCAGCTGCAGTTATGGAGTTAATTGCACTAGTTCCTGCAGGTGTAGACACAACTCAACCAGCAACATTTAAACGTCGTAATCGTAAATGGGAACGCGATGAAAGAATTCTTGCTGACCTAAAAAGTCCAACACCTCCACCAACTATTGTTCTAAGCACAGAACAACTTGCTGATGTTGTTTCTCAAATTGATGGTGGAATTGTTGCTTCTTTAAATGTAAACATTGCAATGGCTTTGAGTCTAAATCCAATCACTGCCGCTGGTGGTGCTGACCAAAACCGCGGTAATGCAGAAAAACTTCGTCGTTATTGGACAGTTGGCAAGGGCGGATTAAAGATTCGTTGGAACTCCCCAGGAGACTGGACTCGTTGCCACCGTTATCTATCTAAGTATCTTGGTCCACGTTCTAAGGGCTACTGCGCACTACGTCATAAAGAGATGACTGGTATGTGGCCAGGAGATAAGCGCAATCCAGGTATGAAGAAGAAGTCTTTAGTTTCCAGTATTGAAGCACTTCGTTCTGAAGAGCAAATTATTGATTCATTTACTTTGACTGCTCGTGCTGAAGCCGCTAAAGCTAAATTTGCAGGTCGCGAAGGCGCTAAGCCAGTTGAGCACGGAGCAAAATTTGTAATACCTCTAGTTATTCCTGAAAATAAGGAATCTGGGGATGGTCGCATCTTTGATAAAGGTGTAATAGTTATGAGAGACCTACCTCTGCCATTACTTTGGCAGATTAAGACAGGTCAAGGTCACGATGGCTCTGTAGTTGTTGGACAGATTACTCATATGGAGCGCATCGGGGATGGAATTGGAAATGCCGTTGGCGTTTTTGATACTGGCGAATACGGAAAAGAAGCTGAAAGGCTTGTTCGCAATGGGTTTATCCGTGGAGTTTCCGCTGACATGGATATGTTTGAAGCTGACGAAGAGGAAGCTTCAGAAGACTCAGGTAAAGTAGAGGCGGGTAGAATAGTAATCAAGAATGCTCGGATTATGGCTGTCACCATTGTGCCAAAACCAGCATTCCAAGAGTGCTATATCCAAATCGTTGATGATGGCAACGAGTTAGAGGAGGATGCTGTGTCAGTTCCAGATGGTATTTATGTAGATGGGGTGAACCCACTAGACGCATCAGCGCTTGTTGCTTGCGGAATGGTCGCGGGTGCAATTCCTGTAGAACCTCCTGCAGAATGGTTTGAAAACCAGAAACTTGATAAAGCGACTCCACTCACCATCACAGATGAAGGTCGCGTATTCGGTCACATTGCCGCTTGGCATGTAGACCACATTGGAATGGCGTTTGGAACTCGTCCTCCACGCAGTCGTTCTAAATATTCATACTTCCACACTGGAATTATTCGTACCGCAGAAGGTAAAGATGTTCCAGTTGGTCAACTAACTTTGGCTGGCGGTCACGCTGGTCTTGAGGCTTCTGCTGAAGAAGCAGTGCGTCATTATGATGACACTGCATCAGCATTCGCAGACGTGCACGCAGGTGAAGATGCTTACGGAATTTGGGTTTCAGGTGCTCTACGCCCTGGCACAACCCCCGAGCAAATCAGAGCCGCTCGTGCATCAGCTCCATCAGGTGACTGGCGACCAATCAAGGGACACCTTGAACTGGTTGCTGTTTGCCAAGTAAACGTTCCAGGCTTCCCAATTGCTCGTGCTCGTGTTGCATCAGGTCAGGTAATGGCTTTGGTTGCAGCAGGTGCAAACGTTCTTGCTCAAATGAAGCATGACCCAATTGCCGAAATCAATTACAAGATTGATGCTCTAGAGAGTATTCATAAAGCTTCTCAAGCTGCAGCTATGGCTGAAAAAATGGCTAGCCTTTCTGCTCGCGTTGCGGGTGCAAAGGCAGAAGCAGATGCTGCATCTGAATACATGCTTCAAATGTTTGACGAAGACCCAGAGTCAGAAATGGCTGTTATTACTCGCCAGCAACGTAAGAAGCTTGCCGAAGAAGGTAAGGCTCTAGACGATGGCTCATTTCCTATCCGTAATTCTGGAGATTTGAGAAACGCAATTCAGGCTTATGGTCGTGCAAAAGCTGGTAAGCGTGGTCTTGTTCGCAAGCATATTATGAAGCGTGCCCGTGCCCTTAATAAAGAGGGTATGATTCCAGACAAGTGGAAATCAGCTGCTATTGATGATTCTGTAATCGCATCAATGAGAGAGCGTGCTCTAGCTGCAGCCGCAGTGCTTGAATCGAAAGAGTCAACTGAATCTAAAAAGGACTAATAGTGACTACAAACACTGACGATGTCGCTTCTCGAATGCGGGAAGTTATCTCCTCTACTCAGGCTGCATTAGCAGCTGGGGGAGTAAAAAGTGCTGTATTTGAAAAATCAGAAGCACTTTTTGCTGAAGACCCAGCATTAGAAGGTTTAACTGAAGAAGAGATTAAAGCTCTAAAACTGGAAAAAACAGCAAGAGATATAGCTGAAAAAGAACGAGGTAAGTACACCCCTAAAACTCAACCTCGGGATGCTGCAGGTAAGTTCCGTCAAGTACTTGCTCGTTTGAAGTCCGACCTTGGAACTGCTGGTCTTGACCGCGTTATTTCCAAGGTAGAAGAGGCTGAAAACCTTGACAATGCTGGAGATTATGGCAATGCTGCTAAAGCAGCAGATGCTCTTATCGGGATTATTGACCGATTGGACGCAAAAGCCCTTAATCCTGAAGCTTTAGAGAACATTCGTACCAGTTCTGCGGAGCTTGGAAAGGTTATTGCAAACCTTCCATTTGCCTTTGGAGCAGAGGCTGAAAAAATTAGATTCTCAGATGTACCTCCAGCCCTACGCAAACTTATGAAGGACATGATCTCTCGGGTTGAAGACAAGATTGGCGATGAGGACGCAGATATTGCAACCGCAGAACTTAAGAAGTTTATGTCTGGTAGTGAACTCTACAACCAGTCAGAGATTTCCTCACAGATGGCGAAGCTTTTAAGACTTTTAACATAAAGGACAGAAACACCTCGTTTTCCGTCCAATCACTTGTTTTAGATGGTTGTACCATTTATAACAGGTGGAGTGCCTCCACGCATTCATTGCGTCTCTCGGAGTCCCTCGGCCTCGACTAAATCAGCGATAGAACTATTTTTGTTCTACACAACTGCCCAAGGAGGGACAGTGGACCGAATCAAAGAAATGATGGATCAACTTGCTGATCTCGATGACTCTTCAGTCGCCGAGCTTCAAAAGTCAATCATCAGCGAATTCGAATCGGTTGAGAAAGAAGAGCCTACTCCTGCAACAGTTGACGCTATGACGTCGCTTGCCGACATGCTTGATTCTGTTAAATCAGAACTGAAGCAGCGCGAAGCCGCAGTTCAGGAGCTCGCCCAGCGGGCCGCTGAGGCAGCGTCCCGTGTGTACGGCGACGACATGAAGAAGGAAGATGGCGAAATGCCAGAAACAGATGAAGCTAAAGATGATGACACCGAAATGGAAAAGTCAACTGAAATGGCAGCACCTGTGATGGAAGAGGAGAAGAAGGAAGAAGCTCCAGCTATTGCTGAAGAAGTTCCTGCTGCTCCTGCCGAATCCGCACCTGCAGCTGAAGAAGCACCTGTTGCTGAAACAGATGCAGACAAAGAAAAGGAAGAGGAGAAAAAGGCCATGACCGAAGCGTCAACCGAAGCGGATAAGACCGCAGAGCTCTCAACTGACACAACCGAGACAGCTGAAGTAGCACCAGTTGCTACAGAGGCACCAGTAACTGCATCAGCAGATGAAGAGGCAGCACCAGCTGCTGAAGCATCAGTAGATGCACCAGCGGAAGCAGAAGCTTCCGAAGCAGAAATTGCAGATGCAGCATCAGATGATGCAGCAGACGCAGCCGCCGATGTTGCAGATGCAGCAGAGGCATCAATCAAAGAAACCCAACCAATTGAACCAGTAGTGGTTCAGGAAACAATGGAGGCACCCGTGACCGCCGCTGCAAATGCAGATGACCTCACCCCAGAGGTCCCA